GACCAAACCTTTAACACCAAAGAGAGATGAAATTAGAATCCGTTAAAAAAATCGTTGAAGAAATCCTTCCAAAGATTGAGAAGCATTATGGCTTCTCTAAATTCCAAGAATGTACTCCTTATATAGAACTTCACAAAAACATCTACGAAAAGTATAGTGGTGAAGAGGGTGCTGAGGGTGAAGAAGATAAATGTCATGCTGAGTATTGTTCAATGATGAATGAAATTACAATCTACTATCCTCAGATGAAAAGTAGAAAGATGGTTATTCAAACTTTGATTCACGAATACATTCACTACTTACAATCTCCTTCTTGGTTCAAAAGATACTACAATATGGGGCATGATTATGTATCTCACCCATATGAGAAGGAAGCTATTAGTTACGAAAAAGATTATAAACTATTTATTTAAACCTTAAAAGATGATAAAGAAAATTAAATCAAAACTACTTACTTATTTATTTACCGATTGGGTAAAGAATGAAACTGATTTGGAAACAATCCAATTGACTTCACAAATGTTGAAGAATAGAGAGATTCAAATTACTGGTATCAAACCTGTATTAGGGTTCAGAGCTCATCACCAATCTCAAATTCAATAATGTTGAATAGGCAACTTTTACCTGTTGGGAATGACCTTTTTGTTATAAAAAGGAAGTTCAAAATAGAGAACTTTGAAAAAGTTTTAAAACACTTTGGTGCCAAAACAGTTTGTGAGGCATATCATTGTGAAACTGTACTCAAAGGTAGAGATGGATATTTTTACCTTTGTGATAAAGTAGATGATGCAAAAATAATTGAATAAATATTTGGATATATCAGATATTTTTCGTATGTTAGTAAAGTAATTGAGTGGGGATAGAACCCCAAAAGTTAAACCTTAAAATTTAAAATATGACTTATTCACAATTAAATGGAATGACCATCGAAGAGTTACGAAACCTCAACTCTATGGTTGTAGAAACAATCAAATCAAAGAAATCAATATTAGCATTAGAGAAAAAAGATGAACTCTATGTTGGTGCTAATGTAAAAGTAAATCACCCCAAATTAGCTGGTAAACAATTAGTAGTTGAGAAAATCAACCGAACTAAAGCTGTTCTTAAAGTCCTTAATGGGTTTGGTGGTTACACAGTTCCACTTTCAATGATAGAATTAAACGGATAATTATATGAGATACAAAGGATATAAAATAGAACCATCACCATCTGAGAACTTTCCTGAGATGGTTTTGGTTACCAAAGGTAAGAAGATAACTAAAAAGTTTATTACTGAAAAGAAAGCAATTGCATGGATTGAGGCAGTTGCTGCAGAATCTTTGATTGTAAAAGGTTCTAAAAAGGTAAAGAACGAATTGAGTTCTATTGGTTTAATCGCTGAAAATGATTATGCATGGTAAAGTATGACCCAGAAAATCCCTTATCTGATAAAGAGTTAGATGAGTTAGCTGAGAAAGATTTTGAAATGTTCTTAGAGTATTTAGATGGAAAAACTGCATATCTAAAAAAATTCACAAAACCATTAGATGCATATCACCTTAAAAGGTTCGCATCTCAAGCTAAGAAAGATTCAACTGGTGAATCTCTAACTACCGAAGAAATCAAAGAACTTCAAAAGTTAGGTGAGAAAAATGAAGCTGAATCATTTGATGAAGAGAAACATAAAGAGTGGATTGATAAGAAACACCATATGTTAAAGAGTGGTAGTTTGGGTGTGAAGAATATAAAGACCCACAGGTCTCAATGGTTTGATTAATATGGCGAGTTGGAAATATAGAGAAATGGGTAGTAGGAATAAAAAGACTGGTAAGTTATCCTACTATGATGTAACAGTTACTGATTGGAAAATATCAGATTGTGAATGTAAGGCAAGGGAGTTTCGTAGACATACACCTTGTAAACATATGAAAAGATTAAACGAAAAATTAACACATTTAGCAATATAAATTATGGGAGTAGATATTTCGGGTAAAAACCCAATTATTCGTTCACCAAAGCACGATTATCCAAATTGGAATGAGATGACTCAAGCAGAAAAAGATGCTTGGTTTGAGATGGATGAAAAGTGGCACAATGAAAATCCTGGTGATTACTTTAGAAGTAATTGGTGGGGATGGAGACCTATCGTAATGATGTGTGGGTTCGCCAATGATGATAAAGAGTTGGGATTTGATTTAGAGTATTGGGGTTCAAACGATGGAGCTGGTTTAGATAATCAAGAGGATTGTAACAAACTTGCTGATGCATTGGAAGAGATTATTACCACTCAAACTGAATTAGAAGAGGATGTAGATACTATTTACCTCAACTTAGGAAGTTGGACAAGTATGGATGGAAAATTCTTAGGTGAAGAAATTAGTGAAGAACTAAACGAACAATATCCTTATGGTTCAATTCTATATGGTAGTGTTGTAATGGAAAATGGAACTTTAGCACAACCATCTCACTCAGCACCATTAAGACATGTTAATAAGTTTATCTCATTCCTTCGAGAGTGTGGTGGATTTGAAATTTGGTAACAACATAGTCCCATAGTTTAACGGATAGAACTTCAGATTTCGGCTCTGACGGTGAGGGTTCGAATCCTTCTGGGACTACAAAAACAATTTATGAATGGATAGAGTATTAGTTTTGAATTCAGATTATACTCCACTAAATGTTACCGATACTCGTAGAGGTTTTATTTTAGTGATGAAGGGGAAAGCTGAAATTGTTAAAGAAGATGTAAATAAGATTGTAACTACTATTGGTGAGTTTGTAAAACCACTTATCATTAGGTTAGTTAACTATGTTCGTTTTAGAAGAAACGCAATCAAAGTTGGTAGGCGAAGAGTAATGAAACGAGATGGTTATCAATGTGGATATTGTGGTTCTAAAAAGAATTTAACTATTGACCACATTATACCAAAATGTAAAGGTGGTGATAATAGTTGGGGTAATTTGGTTACCTGTTGTAATAAATGTAACAACTTAAAGGATGATAAGACACCTGAAGAGGTTGGATTAAAATTAAAAACTAAACCATACGAACCAACTATATTCTCAGCAGTTATTTCTGAAGAGGTTGAAGTGATTTGGACAAACTTTAAAGATAATTTGTTTAATTAAAATATATTTCGTATATTTGTAAAGTTTAAGATAAAACTAAATGAGTGAACTATTAGAAAGTTATAATGTATTGAAGGGTACTTTGTTAAGAACTCTTATTTATACTATTGGACACTTTATTATTGCAGCAAGTTGTGTAATGTATTTCACAGGTGCTGATTTTATGACAAGTATGACTGATGCTATTGTTGAACCTATTCTCAATGGTGTTTGGTACTTTGTTTTAGATAGAGTTTGGATTGATAAAAAATTAGAAACCTTTAACACCAAAGAGAGATGAATTGGCTAAAACGATTGTTTACTAAATCACAAATCAAAGAGGTGTCTTTCCATACGGGAACTGATGGAATGAAGAAACATAGTGAGTTTATAGATTGGGTAAATGAAAGTGGTACTGAAATAATCAATTCATACATTACCTACCATAGGTATGAGCCACATCAGCCAGAGTACATAAATTATGTGGTTAAAATTAAGAAGTAATGGGTAAATACTTAAAGCAAGGATTTGTAAGAGCGTTGGAATGGAAACTCAACAGAGAAGAAATCTCCTACTCAAAATGGGTTGACCTAATTGAAGAGGAGTGTATTAAGAACTACAAAGAAGAAACCTTTAACACCAAAGAGAGATGAAAGCAACTTTAACTTTTGATTTACCGGAAGATTCACATGAGTTCGATATGGCAACCCAAGGTGCATCAATGCATTCCGTATTGTGGGAAATGGACCAATGGTTGAGAGCACAATACAAATATATGCCCGATACTGAATATAGTAAGGACAAATATGAAACCTATGAAAAGTGTAGAGAACATCTACGAGAGTTGATGTTTGAGAATGGAGTAAAGTTTGATTGATGAAAATCATTATAGTCAGTAATTCTAGAAGTGGTTCAACAAACTTAATGAAGAGTATAGCATCTGCTAATAACTTAACATATATTTTTGAACCATATTATAAAACTAAAGTTACTGATGTGCCGATTGGTGATAATGTAGTTATAAAAACTTTGATAAATCACATGCACATTGATGAATATAAAAAACTTATACCTAACTTTGATAAAGTTATCTTTTTAAGTAGAATGGATGAATTAGCTATGGCTGAATCCTTAGTTAGTTCTATGGATTTGGGTAAAAAATGGAATTATGATAGAAAATTCAAAGCTTGGGAACTTCCATATGAATATAAAAATACCGATATGGAAAGAATTGAGAAAGCTAGACAATTTTATGTTCTTACAAAATTTTATGGGGAGGGGGGTGCAGAATCATTTGATACCAAAGTAGATTATTATGAAGATATATATCTCAATAATATGGGTTTACATGATAAAACAATAAAATTAGATAAAAAGTATTTATCACCTGAATTAAGATTGCGAAAAAATATTTAAAGAAATTTGGAATTTAACAAATTATTTCGTATATTAGTACTCTAATAAGGAACAAAAGTTCATTGACATAGTTAGTATAGAATGCCAGAGTGATGAAATTGGTAGACATGAGGGACTTAAAATCCCTTGAACAGTAATGTTCGTGCCGGTTCGAGTCCGGCCTCTGGTACAAAAGGAGAGGGGAGAATGAGGGCCTTTGATGGTTTGTACCCCCATCGTATGAGTTCTGATTCACATAGGGTAGCAATAGAGGAACACACAATAAAACTCATACCTAAAGGTTCGGCTACGAAGAGTAGGTAGCCCCTCTCCAACATATTGAATGCACCCATAGCTCAGCTGGATAGAGCATCTGCCTTCTAAGCAGACGGTCAAAGGTTCGAATCCTTTTGGGTGTACAGAGTGTAAGTTACTCAAAAAACTGAAAGTAAAATGTGTAGTGAGAAAAAGGAGATAGGCGGCTCCAGAAAATGGAGGTAGCACTACACAACGAAAAAGAAGGTTGAGGTAAAAGTAAACTCCTTGTAGTCTGCAGCTACTATAAGGTTTGGCCGTAACTGAGTTCCCGAAAGGGAGAAAAAATGATAGACGTATCATCTCATAAGGGTAGCTTCCTTCTTTTTCACTTTATTTAGAGGAGTGGCAGAGCGGTTTAATGCACCAGTCTTGAAAACTGGAGATGTGAAAGCATCCGCTGGTTCGAATCCAGTCTCCTCTGCAAAACTATCGTTCTTTGAAATATTAACATTAAAATTAAAAATTATGGAAACACTTGATATTATTTTAGGTGCAGTCCTGTCGGTTGGTATATTCCTTTTGGGGTATTCGGCAGCGGGTGTATTTACAGGTAAAAAGAGAATTGATGATTTGGAAAAATACATTGATTCAACTGATATGAGAATATCAGAATTTGAAAAGGACAATTCTTATAGGATTGACCAAGAAGTTAATAATCTAAATGATTATATAAAGGATACTGAAAGAGATTTACAAGCTCAATTAGATTCCAGATTAGATAAATTAGAAAATAAGTTTAAGAATCAGATTGCCTCTGGTGTTGCTGTCAAAGAAGCATTAGAAGAAATTCAGATTCTTAAAAATAAATTAAACGAGTTCATTAGAACTTATCAAAATCAATAAATAAACAATAAAGAACGATAGTTTGCCTTTGTAGCTTAGTTGGTAAAGCAATTGATTTGTAATCAATAGAGCGTGGGTTCGAGTCCCTCCAAAGGCTCAATTATAGAATAGAGGAAGCGTAGTATTGGAAAGTGGGAGAACACTGTCGCAAGGGTACACACTAAGCACAAATCTCTAATGGTGTGTGAAGGCACGAGACCGAGATTCCTGATAAACCAATACCTATTCTATATTTGGTGGAGTACCCAAGTGGTAAGGGAATGGATTGCAAATCCACTATTCGGTAGTTCGATTCTACCCTCCACCTCTAAATACGGACTTATAGCTCAGTTGGTTAGAGCACCTCACTCATAATGAGATGGTCGTGGGTTCGAGTCCCTCTAGGTCCACCGATGGAAACATCAAAAAAAATTTGTATAATTAAAAAATATTTCGTATATTTGTATTTATTAATTGAGAAATGGCAAAGAAGGGGAGATATAAAGAAAAACTCGATTGGGATGATATGAGTTATGGTGAGGCATCTCACCATATTGGTAAGAAAACTACCGAAAAAGTTCATAAATCCAAAAAAGATTATAGAAGAAAACCAAAACATAAGAATAGGGATACCTTTGATGATTGGCATTCAGATTCTAACTTGTAAAAGTTCATTGAAATACTAAAACTCTGAATTCAGAGTATAAACTACTGACGAAAAAACCACGTGTAATGAAATCGGCTATACATTTTATGTGCAGCGAGTGATTCTACCGATACAAGTGTAGGAGTGAATCGTGTGAAGTAAAAACAATGGTCGTCAGTATTTGCATGGGGTGTTCGTTCAGGGGTAGGACGGTTTCCTCCGAAGAAACCAAGGCGGGTTCGAGTCCCGCACACTCCACCGAAAGGTGGGAGGTGTAAATTGATTGAAGATGAAGCGAGCCAATATATTTACACCAAACCCTTTTTAAGGGGAATTAGCTCAGCTGGCTAGAGCGCTACGCTTGCACCGTAGAGGTCATCGGTTCGACTCCGATATTCTCCACAAAAAATGGCCCGTTCATCTAGCGGTTAGGATGCCACCCTTTCACGGTGGTCACTCGGGTTCGAGTCCCGGACGGGCTACTAATTTTAAAAAACACATTAAAATTGTAAAAATAATTCACTTTTTATTTGGATTTCTCATTTATTTTTCGTATGTTAGTACTGTAATTGATGAGAAACCCTAAATAAAACAAAAATGATAAAAGAAAAACCAAAAACTAACGGAATCACTATTGATTTGACTGGACCACAAGGTAACGCTTTTTACCTTTTAGGAACTGCTAAGAATCTTGCTAATCAACTTGGATTAAACGGAGTTGAGATTATGGAAGAGATGAAAAGTAGTGATTATGAAAATCTTATTCAGACTTTCGATAAGTACTTCGGTAGTTTTGTAACTTTATATAAATAAAAAATTATGATGGGATATGTTGCTTATGGGATAACTACAATCTTTTTTGGATGGGTAGGTTATGAGTTAGCTAGTTTGTTAATCGGAAGTCTTAAAGATAAGAAAAATGGGAAGGGTTAAGGAACTATTGTACGATGGACCCGATGGGTTCAACGATTGGAAAACTGGAGATGATTGGATGCCTAACCACGAATGGTTTTTTAATCCTGATTTGAGGTATGATATGGAATATAAGGAATGGGAAAACTCAGAAGGGTATGTAGCATTTGTGAATGATGAGATTGATATCACCAAACCAAAACATAGTGATGGTGATTTAGTAGATTCATTACAATATGCAGCAAAATCTATTATCATTGAACCTGAAGAGGTTGGAAAGGAAGTTTATAATAGACTTCTTTTTGAAAAAATATTCGAATATCTAAATAAATCAAATGAGTAAAAAGAAAAGAGAAGAAGTAATAAGAAATCTTACACACACAATTGAAACCGAATCAGCTAGACGTGATGGTAATATGGAATTGGTTGCTAAACTTAAAGGTGTATTAGAATCAGTAGAAAATGGTACATACGTTAGTAGGTTACGGAAGAAAAAAAAATAGTAAATGGAATTTTACGCTAGTTGGGATAATATTTCTACAAATAATCCCTGGAGTAGACCTTCACTTTATGCCTTAATTAATATTTGGAAAGAACTAAATTCCAAATATAATTTAGAAAATTATGAAGTTTATTTAGCTGGTGGATTTGCTGAGTATTTACATAACCCCAATCTACCTCTTACTTGGGATATGGATATATGTTTTGTAAATGATAACCCTAACTACTCTGAGATTAAATCTATTTTAGATGATATACTAAAAATGAGTTTTAAATATGAATCATTGGTTGATGCTAAATGTGTAAATAAAGATACTTGGAATTACTTTGAATATTTACACAGCGGTGAGGCCCCATCAAAGGATTGGTGGGTGGGTAAAAATAGTATATCTTATTTTAATTGGACTAAATTTACAAAGATAATAGATGGTGTAGTTGAAATAGACAATGATTTAACTAAAACTCACACTTATATAAAAGAAGTATATGATGGTTTGTATAAAGTAGAGGGATGTTGGGAAGAGCTAGAAAAAAAAGTTTTAGATAAGATTAACTCTAACATTTACAAAGGAGTTAATGTAAATCTAAAAACAACAAATTTTAATTTTGTAACTTAATATGAGAAATTTAATTTATGGTGTACTATTGTTTACATTAGCCCAATCAATTATATGGATTCAAACCAATGGACAATTTGTTTGGCCTTGGTTTAAAAAGAATCCATTTTTAGTATCATTAGCTGGTGGAACTTTGATATCATATGTTTTCATTAAAGGAACATGGTTAGTTGCAGAACACTTTGATGGACAACTTTGGCCTGGTAGATTTATAGGACAAGCAACTGGTATCCTAATATTTGCATGGATGACTTGGTTTTTTCTGAATGAAGGTATTACATCTAAAACGATGGTATCTTTGATTCTTGCAGCAATTCTAATAGGAATACAAATCTTTTGGAAATGAAAGAAATAGATTTACATGGATTAACACACGATGAAGCTTTGATAAAAGCTGAGGATTTTGTTTTGTTACAATCACAAGATAGGATATTCCAATGTAGAATCATTACAGGTAACTCAAATAGGTTATCTAAGAAGGTAGTAGAGATGTTAGAATCACATGAGTTTAATTGGTATATTCCAAGTTGGAATGTAGGTGAAATAATAGTTACTCATTAATTTGGATAATTAAAATATTTTTTGTATATTTGTAAAATTATGATGATAAACGGAGATAAAAAGATTGTAGGGTTTACCGCTGGGAATTTTGATATTATTCATCCTGGTTATGTGTACACCTTTCAAACTGCTAAGAAACATTGTGATTATTTTATGGTGTTTCTTCAGAATGACCCTTCATTAGATAGGGCAAACAAATACAGTCCAGTAGTACCAAGAGCTGAAAGGTATAACACATTAATGGAAATGGAATCAGTTGATGCAGTTTATTGTTATCAAACTGAGGAAGAATTATATGGATTAATTCAATTCTTTAAACCAGATGTTAGAATTTTGGGTGAAGATTACATTGGTAAACGATTTACTGGTGATGATTTACCACCTAAAATTATCTATACTTCAAGAGCACATGGTTGGAGTACAACTAAGTTGAAAAACGATATTTGTATTCAAACTTTAAAAGATAACAAAGAGTTGTTACTTACACAACCTGATTTGTTAAATGAAATCAAACAACTAAAATACGATGGAGATGAGTAGAGAAACTTGTATTACTTGTAAAAAAGAAACACCATATCATATCAGTACTGATATTGAATATCGTTCTCATTATGTAGAAGGAGCAGGACAACTTTGTAAAGAATGTTGGAATGATTACTTCGAAGATGATGATAAAGTATTAATGATTGCTGAAAAAATCATTAAAGATACTCCAAATGATATGGAGTTAGGTAAAAAAGTTAGACAATTATATTGGAAATTAATTAAATAAGTTATGGGATTAAAACAAAAATTATTAGATGTAATTAAATCAGGTTATCCTGATTTTGACCAAGAAAAAGATGGATTTGAAATTGAATTTGAAGGTGGAGGTGATTCTTTCGGTTCTTTTTATTCAATAGATTTATTCAGAAATGAAGATTATTCATTCAAACATGAAGGTGATTTGAATTTAGATGAACATTATGACCTATTGTTTGAAATCTTAGATGCATCTGATGTTGGTTACAATTGGAATAATGCTGGTACTACTGGTAAATTTCAGTATAACTACGATGATGGTGAACAACGATTAGATGTTGAAACCTGTGTATCTGATGAATACTTTGGTGAAGTAGAATAATATGGCAAATCCATTAAAACATTCTCAATCATCTGTTAGATTGTGGGGAGGTACTGAAGAAGATTATCTTCCTCTCCACAATAAAATGGATTGTAGTAAGAAATACTTTTCAGATAATAGACATAGAGCATTGACTCACAATATGTTTTTTATCTTTGAGGTAATGATTCCTATCTTTGGTGAATATATTACTAACTCAGATGGTAAAGTAGTATCAGTTAAGGATATCTGCGAATATCATATCTTAGAGGATTATGGTAAAAGATTCATTCCAAATGTATCTGATTTTTTGGATGAGATGGAAATCAAAAGTTGGATGGCTAATGGAATTGGTGAAGGACCTTCTTCACAAAAGAAAAAGAAACTAACATCAGAAAGAGTAAAACGAATAGTACAAATTGACTAATATGAATAAATTAACGTATCTTATAACCGAAAATGGTGAAACTTATTCAATGGAATTTATCACCGATAGAACCGCAAGTTGGACTGAATCTCAGTATATGAGAAATCGTTCCAATATTCAAATGAATTTGATTGGTGAAGAACCAACGGATGAAACCGAACCAACATCATATAAATTAGATTAAAATGGCAAATGATATTGAAAATTACATTGTAATTGAGAACTCAAATGAAGAAGTTCAAAAGGAAGTTCAGCGAATATTCCAAACCGAAGAAGGTCAATGGGAAGTTCATTCAGAAGATTTAGCAAAGAGAGTATTTGGTGAGGATGCTCCCGAAGAATACGATAGAACTTGGTATTGTGATACTCTTGGTGCTAAGTGGTTGTATGGTTCTATTGAAGATGATTCTGAGGAAGAACAAACCGTCCGAATCACTTCAGCATGGGACCCGGTTAATGGTTGGATTGAACGATTCGCTGAGAACCTACAAAAAATCAAAGAGGATGTTGTAGTTCACAATACCTTTGAAGATGAGGGATACAACTTTGCTGGTGTTTACTTTGTAGCAAAATATTACGATGATTGTGAGTGGGTAGATATGGATGAGTATGAAGTAGATAAAATTTGGGAAGATGATGATGTTAGAGAAGAATATCATAACGAACTTTACCAAATTCTACAAGACCACAAAGGGGCATACCAAAATACTTTGGAAGATGTAAAGGAAAATCCTGAGGATTATCAATAAAACTATATATTTATGGTAAATATACATTCAACTATGAACATTAAAGAAAAACTTGCTAAGAAAATCTTAGAGACAAAATTGAATAAAGCAACTAAACACGCTAAATCTTATATTCAAAAGTTACAACTAGAATTGGATGATTTAATCAATAAAGGAAAAGGCAATGAATAAAATAGTTTTAGGATATCTATCTGATGGTAATTTTTGGAGAGGTAGGCTGTATGAGGGTGATTTAAGTAATGATAGAAATTCATTGGAATATAGAAACCCAGACAAACTATCCGATTGGTTAGAAATAAAATGTGGAGGTGGCAAGGGTAATACATATAATCCAGATATTCCAAATATCTATGATGCTGATAGATTGGAAGTTATCAAAACAACATTAGAAAGTAGATTGGGATGTGTAGTTGAATATCACCAAACTGCATCCATCAATGATTATTGGGGAGCTAACTCAGAAGAGGATAGAAAAAAAGCAGGTACTATTCCTTATTAATAGAATATTTTAGGGTTAAATTTTTTTGAAAAAAGTTGGGAAAACATTTGGATTTCTCAACTTTTTTTCGTATGTTAGTACTGTAATTGAGAGATAACCTAAAAGTATTGATATGAATTATTTGATTGACCCCACTTCCCTTCTTTTCAACTCTCACCGAATTGAGGGATTCACCAAAATGATTGGTGATTTAAAAATTCATCAATGGGATTTATTGGATATCGCACAAGAAGTTGCTGAAGAGTGGACCGAAGATTGGCCTGAAGATGAAGGATTCGGTTCTTCAGATATGACCTATATGATTAAGAACTTTATTGATAATGTAATTTGGAAATTCGCTAGTGGTAAGTTGGAAACCAAATTTACTCCTTCACTTTCAATAGTGGAGTATTCAGAAGCTGAACACCACAATATGGTTCAACGAATGGAAAGTGTAATTTAAACCCTAAAAGATATGTTAAACGGAAAGATTGATTTTCTAACCCTAAGTAAAGTTGAGAAAGAGTTCGGTAACTTTGAAATCGGACAAGTTCATGGTGGTGGTAATCCCATTTACCTACGATTCGGATATTGGAATCGAGTTGATGTTGTGAAACTCAACGAAATCTTAGGTTATCATGCTACCGCAATCGAAGATGATTGGTACGATGATGATTGTGGTTGGAAATATTCATATAAACTAAACTAAGGAGGTACTTTTGAATAAGAAAGAATTCAAACTTTCAATCCGAACTTTGAACACTATGGCTAAACAAGGTATTGGTCATAGTTCTCTTAAAGAGGTAGTAAAAAATCTTCAAAAAAAATCAAAAAAAAGTAAGAAATAATTTGGAATTCTCAGGAATATTTCGTATGTTAGTACTGTAATTGAGAATAAAACCTAATACTATGAAAAATTATCAAATCGTTTTAACAACCATCATTTCCTTCTTTATCGCTTATTCGGTATTGTTTGGAATCGCACAAGAATATGTTCACTTTGCTGGTGAACTGAATGAGATGGCTGTATTTATCCTTGCTTCAACAATGGGATTCATGTCGTTGTTTGCTTGGAATTGGAAAGGATTGTGGAATTGGTTAATTAAATAATATGGCATATTCAAAATCATTATACGAAGCAATCCACAAAGGTACTTTGGTAAAATACCTAATGAGTAGAGATAGAGAGATAAAAAAACTTAAAAAAGAGATAGAAACCCTTAAAAACGGAAGTTATGAAAGCTAATTTATTAGTACATTGTCAGTATTACGAAAACTATAATGTGGATTCCAATGGATTTGGTGAAGTTCCATATTGGAAACCTAAAGGTGGACACACCTTTACAATGCCTGTTGATTCAGACACGGTATTTTATGCGGATGAGGATAAACTCATTCAAGCCATCAAAAATTTGGTGGAATCTCAGAATTCGATTGCTGCGAAGTTCGAATATATCGAACATGAGTTGGTAACTTCTGAACCTACTTTGGTTGAAGGTTTGGAAACGGAGTTGGAAAAACTTTATAAAGAGGTTGCCTAAATTAGGTTTTCTCAAATAAATTTCGTATATTTGTATTATGGAAAAAGTTATTAAAGATGGTAAAGTGGGTGTATTGATTTCACCTGGTTTTGGAGCAGGATTCTACACTTGGGGTTACCCCGAAGAAGCAATCTTTGACCCAACTTTGATTGAGTTGGTAGAAAACGAAAAGTGGCAGGAAGCCATTGATTATTGTGAAAAGACTTGGACCGATGGTTACTCTGGTGGTGTTCAAGATTTAAGAGTGGCTTGGATTGATGAGGGTACAAAGTTCATCATTGAAGAGTACGATGGTGCTGAATCTTTCCTATTTAAAGAAGATATTGATTGGGTAACAGCATAAAGTTATGAGTGGAAAAGTAAGTGGATATACCGAAAAAATCTTCACCCAAGATGAGGTGAAAGATATTCTAAAAGAAATCATTGATATGGTAGATGATTTGGGATGGGAACATCAAAGAATGAGTACCAGCGGACAAGAAACCTACGAAAAGTTGTATGATTACTTAGAAAATCTATGAAAACCTCAGTTCACTATCCATTAGATAAAGAACAAGCCAAACTTCTAAAACAATTGGATGTTTGGTTAATGGATAATATGTTAACACAGGGTAGTGAAGCAGAAAATATGGTGATGCAATTAAGAGAAAGAATCACCAAAATTGAAGATAAAGGTTACTATGATACAGGCGAAAAAGAACTCTTAAATGAGTTAAGGTATCAGTATTTGGAGGACTTAAAAAGTAAATCTGAATAACCTTATATTTATAGAAACCGAATTGTTTTGTAAATCGGTTTTGTTGTTTAACTAAAGGGAAACCTATGAGAAAACACATTATTTTTGGAATATTGATAGTTGTAGCTCTACTATCCTTTGGAATGAGTGATTCTAAAGACAAAGAGCTAAACCTTCCAACGATTGAACAAATGGAAGAAGAACGAAAACTGAAAGAAATTGCTATCCAAGATAGTATCAATCAGTACCACAAAGATGAATTAGATAGATACTTAGATGCTATCGGATTTAGAGAAAGTGGAAATAGATATAATGTAACCAATACATTTGGTTATATGGGTAAGTACCAATTTGGTAAATCTACCTTAAAAGGCTTAGGATACAATGTAAGTAGAAATGAGTTTCTAAACAATCCAGACCTACAAGAAGAAGCAATGTTATCTTTATTAAACCATAATAAAGAGAAACTACAAACATATATTGACATTTACGATGGTAAAACGATAAATGGAATATATATTACTGAGAGTGGTATTCTCGCAGCTGCCCATTTAGGAGGACAAGGTTCTGTACGAAGATACTTTAAGAATGGAAAAGTTTTTAAAGATGGGAACGGAACTAAAATTACATCTTATATGAACCAGTTTAGTGGATATGACATTAATTTAAATTAATAAAGGATATGAGAAAATCGTTATGGATAGGGTTAGGCCTATTTTTTGTAGGTTGTGCCTACATCGGAGTACTTCTTCCTGGAGTACCAACCACATTTTTTGTGATACTAGCTGCATGGGCATTTAGTAAATCTTCTGAGAAATTTAATAGGTGGTTACACGAACATCCTTTGTTCGGAAAGTATCTTACCAATTGGGAAACCAAAAAAATCTATCCAAATAGAGGTAGATGGGCTATGGTGGGTGTTATGTGTATTTCATTAATTTCAATGTATTTTACAGTTCCACTTAGAGTTGTAGGATATGCAGGAATTACATTTATACTAATTATTATTTGGGCATTTAGATATCCTGGTTCAGTTGAGGAGTATGATAAAAGAGTAAAAGAGGGTAAAAAAATCGGTTGGTTCAAATAGATTGTGAAAAAGGTTACATTAGAACATACTGATATTCCTATAAAATACCCATCAATTGATTATTTTATTGATAAACTTAAAAGTGGTCAACCATATCACTTTTTAAGATTTAATCATGGTATTATTGATTCTTTTGTTGACGCGTATGATAATTATGATATTCTTAAAAAAGATATAGAATCTAAAAAATATGATACAATATCTCAAACGATATATGATGGGTATAAGAATTCACAATGGGGATTTAATTATTACAATTTACAATCAGAGACTACGATTGATAAAATCAAATCTTTTGTAAAGATATTTTTTGAACTCAAATTATACATACCTAAATTGGAAGTTGGTATATCAAGTGGTGTTGGGATGGGTTATATATTTGGAACATATGCACCCGATTATCCAATTCAGATAAACAGAAATAAAGTTATTAAAGATATTGTAACTATAACAAATGGTGATTATTTCCATTCTGGTATTTTCAGGCATTTTTCAGTTATGGGTGATATGTTTAAATTCTTTGAAGTTGCCAATCAATTAAACTATGGTGTAATTGTAATAGGACCTAATTATTTGAGATTACTAAAATCCAAATATAACATTCAAAATTTCAATATGATTTCTATACCAACCAAAGGTGCTGTTGATTTTATGGATGAATATATTTCAGATATTAAAAATGCTATTAACCAAAATCAACATAACATATTACTTACATCGGTTGGAACTATAAGTTCTTGTTATATAGCTGATAAGTTAAAAGATGAAAATATCATTGGTATTGATATTGGTAGAAGTTTAGATTGGGATATCAGAGAACATCAAAGTAAAGAACCTACAATGCCAAAAGGTGATTGTTGGATTTCACCTGCGGGTCGTGGAGATGTTTCTCAACAATATAAAAACTATATAAATGGTTTAAGAAATGGGTAAGGGAGTTTATAAAATTACTGAAGAATTTGAAGATAAATTGGCTCATTATACTGGAGCTAGATTTGCAGTAACGGTAGATAATATGAGTAACGCTCTATTTCTAGCGTTATATTATGAACACAATGTAATGAATAGAACTGAAGATATTCTTACGATACCAAGTCGTACATATCCATCAGTACCTTGTGAAATCATTCATGCAGGTCTTAAAGTGAACTTTCGTAAAGTTAAAGGAAAGACTATCAAAGGAGCATACCAATTAGAGGGTTCTAATGTATGGGATTCAGCTCTAACTTTTACAGCTGATATGTACAAACCAAATACACATATGTGTGTTTCGTTTACAGGTCCTTACAAACATTTTAAACTTTCAAAAGGTGGTGCGATTCTAACCGATGATTATGATGCATATCTTTGGTTCAAAAGAGCTAGATATAGTGGAAGAAGAGAATGTTCATATCACGAAGATAACTTTGATATGTTAGGGTGGAATTTTTATATGATGCCCGAACTTGCCGCCAGGGGATTGTTACTTATGGGACAATTCTATGAAGGTGGTAAGAAAAAGGTTAACGATGATTTAGAATTATCGTATCCTGATTTAAGTAAATTTGAAATATATAAACAATAAATATATAGTTAGATTTATCAATGAACTTCAAAAAAACCAAAGAACAATTAACGATAAAGAAATCAGCAAGAATATTTGCCGAAACTTATATTAAACCAAACGCTTATTATTGGGATAATAATGAAATCTTTCCAAAGGAGTTACTACATAATGCTGGTGAGTTGGGGTTTATGGGTATTTTAATTCCAAAAGAATATGGTGGATTGGGATTGGGGTATATTGAATATGCTGATGTAATAGAAGAGATATCCAAAGTAGACCCATCTATTGGATTATCCATAGCAGCTCATAATTCATTACCATCACAACATATTTACAAATTTGGTACAAAAGAACAAAAAGAAAAGTGGTTACCAAAACTAGCTTCTGGTAAGTGGATTGGTAGTTGGGGATTGACTGAAGAAAATACTGGTTCTGATGCTGGAAATATGGATTGTGTAGCTGTAAAGGATGGAGATGGTTGGCTGATAAATGGTGTAAAGAAATTTATTACACATGGTAAATCATCCGATATTACAGTGGTAGTTGTGAGAACTGGTGATAGAGGAGATTCGCATGGAATGACTGCATTTGTGGTTGAAAGAGGAATTAGAGGGTTTTCCTCAGGTAAAGTAGAAACAAAAATGGGAATGAGAGCATCTGAAACTGCTGAAATGGTATTTAAAGATTGTTGGATTTCTGATGAAAATAGATTGGGAGAAATCGGTGAGGGGTTTATCCAATCAATGAAAATATTAGATGGTGGTAGAATATCAATAGCTGCACTATCTTTGGGGATAGCTAAAGGGGCTTATGAATGTGCTTTAAATTACTCAAATAAAAGAGTACAATTTGGTAAACCAATTAGTTCATTCCAATCCGTTGGATTTAAATTAGCTGATATGGCTACCGAAATAGAAGCATCGGAATTACTGATTCAGAAAGCATCTATTGAAAAGAGCACTAAGTTATCAGCTATGTGTAAGATGTATGCATCTGAAGTTTGTGTTAAGATAACTAATGAAGCTATGCAGATTTTGGGTGGATATGGATTTGTAAAAGGTGAATATCCAGTAGAAAGGTTTTTAAGAGATTCCAAACTATGTACAATCGGTGAAGGAACTACTGAAATTCAAAAATTAGTAATTTTTAGAAAAATAAACAATGAAAGTAGGAAAGTATAATATAATCGCAGATGATGTAATTATCGAAGATGGTGTTGAAATTGGAAACTTCAATATCATAGGAGCTGGAACTATAATCCGAAAGGGAACTGTAGTTGGTAACTATTGTGAAATAGGTGAAAATAATGATATCGGTGAAAACTCGATTGTTCAAGGTAGAGTTAGAACTGCTAGTGGGTGTATTATAGAAAAAAATGTAACTATAAAATATGGTACAATTCTAACTTCAGATGTACTACTAAAAGAAGGATGTTTTTTAGGTCCTCATACTATTACATTGGGTTCAACACATGAAAGGATAACCAAACATGGAACTGTAATCGGTAAAAATACCTACATTGGAGCTGGTTCGAAAATAGCTGCTGATACTAAAATCGGTGATGATATTGTAGTTGGTGCTTTGGGATTTGTAAATAAAGATATAAATGAAAAGGGAATATATGTAGGATTGCCCGTTAAAAAAATAAAATAATGTTATCAATTCTTCCAAATGCTGGTTTTGGTTCTACAACCTATTATGATGGTGATGATGTAAATCACCTATCTCACTTAAAAAATTGTAAGTTAATATGTAAAAAAAGATTCAATATTGATGAATCGGTTGAGCAAATAGTTGTAGAGGACCCTCAGCTACATTTTTACAAATTATCAAATAAAGTATCAAATACTTACATTTTTAATGAAAATGAAGGGTATAGTAAGGGTAAAAATTGTGATATTCATAATACTGCTACAATTGGAGTGGGAGTAGAAATTGGTGATAATGTAACTATTGGACCAAATGTTGTAATTTATTCTCATACTAAAATTGGTGATAATGTAACAATAGATTCCAATTGTACAATTGGAACTGAAGGAATGATGTGGGTGTGGGATAATAATAAAAAAGTATATCTCAGACAGTTAGGTGGAGTTTTAATTGAAAATAATGTTAGGATTTGTAGTAATTGTGTTATAGTTAGAGGTTCAGCTAATGAACTTACGATTATTAGAGAGGGTTCTAACTTAGCGCCAGGATGTTGTATTGGGCATGGAACTGAAATAGGTGAGTATGTACATTTCGCTAACAATATATCAACTGGTGGTTCAACAAAAATTGCTGGTTATAACTTTGTAGGAAGTGGTGTAGTTTTTAGAGCTGGTGTTAACGTTACTTCAAATGATGTAATTATCGGAGCTGGTGCTGTTGTTAATAAAAACATAGATAAGAGTGGGGTTTATGTTGGTGTACCTGCTAAATGGATAAAAGAATCCAAAGGTAAATTAAATGGAATGCCAAAATGGAGAAGATAAAAGTATTTCAAATTGGATTTAACAAATGTGGAACACAATCTCTTTGTGATTTTTTTCTTCAAAATGGATATAAATCCGTACATTGGGGTGAAGGAAAATGGGCTAATCATTTTAAAAAAAATCAAAGTGAAGGTAACCTACTTTGTGAAGGAGCTAATGATATTGTAATGTGGACTGATATTGGATTTATACAAAGGAACTTTCAAATATTTGCTGAACAATATCCCAATTCTAAATTCATATACAATATCAGACCTTTAGAAAAGTGGTTAGATAGTAGAATTAGACAATATAAAAAACATCCACTTTCCTTTACAGATGGATATGGATTTACTATTGAAAATGGAATTGATAGAATTGATTATTGGAAATCCGAATGGTTTTATCACAAAAAAGTTATTGAAGAGTTTTTTGTGGGAAATATGGCTAAACGATTATTGATTTTTGATATTGAAAAAAATAATGGTGAGGATATTCAATCTTTTTTACCAGAATTAAAGTTTAGTAACTTAAAAATACCATATAGAAACAAAGGATGAGTGATATAGCAATTATAGTAATTATTGTGATTGGAGGACTTTTATCTGGATATTTAAGATATTCGGAGTATAAAGATTTGTAATTCTCATTTATTTTTCGTATATTTGTATTAACAAAACTTAAAGATGAACAAAATCAAGTAATGTAATGGAAACTTATGTAGTAATAGCATATCGATGGGGTGATATCAATGAACACTCATATTTGGTAGCAGTTTGTGATTCACATTTTATTGCTCAGAGATATGCTGATAATGAAACCACTGCTAGAGCTGGAAAGTATGGTTGTATGGTTTACAAAAAAATGATGAACGCACCATTTACTGATAATGATGTATTGGTATATAAAACTAAATCACAAAAACAAAAATAAATGAATTACGCACTAACTTACGATGATATTCAATTAGTACCAGCTTTTTCGAATATCAAATCAAGACAAAATATCAAACTTCATACGATGTTGAGTGAAAGATATGGATTATTAAATCCTATCGTAGCTTCACCAATGGATACAGTTTGTGAGTTTGAAATGGCTTACAAAATGGCTGAATTGGGTGGAGTTGGGTGTATTCACCGATTTATGAGTATCAAAGAACAAAGAGATATCGTAGAGAGGTTGTATGAAGCAATCTATGCCGATGAATTTGGTATTGCTGAACAATGGGGTGTAATGTACGATGATTGGCATGGTGAAATCAAAGCCGTACCTATCATGGCTGCTATTGGAGTTCAAAATGAAGATAAGGATAGAGCTTCGGCATTGGTTGAAGCTGGTGCAAATGTTTTACTGATTGATGTGGCTCATGGAGACCACCAAAATGTGTTAGATATGATTCATTGGTGTGTAACTCAAGATGATTTTCAAAATGTAGATATCATAGCTGGAAATATTGCAACTGCAGAGGCAGCAGAGTTACTCCAAACTTATGGAGTACATGGTTTGAGAGTTGGAATTGGTGGAGGTTCACTTTGTACAACGAGAATTAAAACTGGGTTTGGTGTTCCAAATGTAACTTCATTAGAGGATATTCGCTAGGTATCGAATGTACCTATTATGGCTGATGGTGGTTTGAGAACTTCTGGTGATATCTCAAAAGCACTAGCAGTTGGAGCTGATTGTGTAATGTTGGGTTCACTATTAGCTGGAACTGATGAAGCGCCTGGTCAAATTGTTGAAACTCCAAACGGATTGTACAAAAGATATAGAGGTTCAGCATCATTGGAAACTAAAGTAACTCACGGACAAGCTGCGAGAAATGTTGAAGGTGAAGCAACAACAATTCCATATAAAGGTGGAGTTAAATTTATTATCAATGGATTATTGGATGGAGTGAAATCAGCCCTAAGTTATGCTGGGGCTAGTGATTTAAAAAATTATAATCCAAAATATGTAGTAGTTACCAATGCTGGACAGAATGAAGCTAAACCGCATCTTTTATGATAAAATGGTGGAGAACAAATAAAGAACTCGAAACTGAGATTGGTAGATTAGAACACCAAATCCGTCTCATGCAAGACCATTTTGCGGTTCAAAATAAAGAGATTTTGAGCTTGAAAAAGCAAATCCGTGAGCTTGAAATGTTGTGGGATATAGAAATGAAAAAGAAATATTAAAGAATATTTATACTAAAAAGGAAAAATTATGAGTCAAGAACAACATAAACCCAGAGATATCCACCAAATGTATGGGTGGGTAGTAGTAGGTAAGAGAGATGGGAGAGAACATGCGCTCCATTTCCAAACCAAAGAGGAAGCTATGAAATCTTCATTGGAGGGCATCCTTATGGATGAGAGATACTACAAAGAAGTTTACTTAAAAAATAAATAATATGAGTAAGAAAAAAGCTGTTATAGTTAGTGGATATTTCAATCCGCTTCATAAAGGACACTTAGAATTATTTGAGTTAGCAAAACAACACGCTGATAAACTTTGGGTGATTGTAAATTCAGATAAGCAAAGAGAACTGAAAGGTTCTGAGTACTTTATGGATGAGGATGAAAGATTACAAATCGTAAAAGCAATTAGATATGTAGATTATGCTCTAATTTCTCAAGATACTGATAAAACACAATGTGAAACCCTCAAACAATTTTCAGAAATGTTTGGTGAGATTTATGATTTGGCATTCGCTAATGGTGGTGACCAAAATAATGATACAATCCCAGAAGTTGAGGTTTGTAAAGAAAATGGTATTGAATTAATCGATGGATTAGGAAACAAAATCCAATCCTCAAGTTGGTTATTGAAATAATAGAATGAGTGAAGATACAATTATAAACCTACTTGCAGCTGGAACTTTGATAGTTGCAGTAGTATTAAGCATAATAATTAGAAATACTAAAATACACAAAGTATTAACTTTCATATTTTATCCATTAATAAAACTAAAAGATTGGGTTGACCCGAACTATTGGGCTGGTGAGATAGGTGAAAAGAGTGGAATGTATGAAAAAGCAAGAAACTCTAAAAGTAGAAAATGGGTTGATAATCTAAAAGGTTGGAAATGGTGGGCATGGCAAATAGGAGTTGGACTTGTATTTGTAATTGTTTTAGAATTCGTTCTAAATATGATAGGATTAACAATGTTACCTTGGAAATGACAGCAAAAGAGTGGTTAGATAAGCAAGAATGGGAAAACAAATTCGTAGAATCTGTTGCTTGGTCTCATCATACAACAATGGATAGTATAATGGAAGAATATGCTAAACACTATTTAACCGAACATTTAAAATATACTCAAAGAAAAATCGAAACTGAAAAGAAAAAATATATATGATAGATTTTATTCTAACTTATTTCCTTTTAGGAACACTATGGACTATGTACTTTGAATATGCAGTAAATCCGAAACAAATGAGTAATTCCGATAGAATCCGTCAAATGATTTTTTGGATTATACCCGCTGGAGCTTTTGTGATTGGCTTCATTATTGGATTCATAAATCACATCAACAATTTTTTTAAAAATAATTAACTTTAATAAAATACACCCCAATTCGGTGGGTTTTTTATTTGAAAATAATTGTAAAAAGGCTTGACTTTTATAAAAATTCTTATTAGATTAGAGGTGTTGAGTTAATGATAATTAAACCCCTTACTAATATGGACCAACGAATGAAAGATAGACTTTGGAAAGAAAGAGAAATGAGAGCCGAATTGGCTCATGAAGATAGAAGTTGGAGAAACCAACAACAAATGAGAGTGATTCATAGAAGAAGAGCTCAAGTTCAATTGGAAAGATTAAACCAAAAATCTCAATGAGTACCTTTCCTACCGATTTCCAAAAAGTAGTAGATTTCTTAAAATACTACGATGTGAATGTAATGATTGATTCAGTTAGTTGTTATATTAAAACCGATGATGAACAAACCATTTGCATTCACCACAATTATAACTTAGAGAAAAACGGATTAATTACCCTACTTCACGAAGCTGGACATGTATTACAATCCAATGATAATGGAGTGTGTAATCATTACAAAAATGTGGATGATATGGAAAATCCCAAAGAGTACAATATGTACCAATTTATGAATGAGTTGGATGCTTGGAATAGAGGTGAGGAATTGATTGAAATGTTGGACTTGGATGTTGATTCAAATAGATTCCATAAACAAAGAGAGGAAGCGCTCTTAACTTATTATGTTTAGAGAACCCGAAGTATTAGAAAACGAAAATGGAGTATCTACTCCTGTATTTTTAAAGAGTGGATTCTTTGATGAAACTTTCTTACATAAGGAACGAAACCCTATTGAAGATGTAGAAGAGATGCTAGAGGAATATTCCGATTTAATCCATTGGGTCTATATTCCTTTGTGGAGATTTAGAACCGAATAAATTTGCATGATTCAAATATTTTTCTTATATTAGTGCTAAAATAATAGTATGACTTTTTGGGAATGGAAAAATGAGGTATCTCAAGTTAAGAGTAAATTGGATATTCGAAAGGAGAGAGTAGAAGAATTCTTTAAAAATGAAGAATGGAGAAACCACCAGAAATTATCCGAATGGGCTATAAAGAATGATATAAAGTATCTTAGAAAGTACGATGCATTTGAGTATGAGTATGAATACAAATATATCATGTACTATGAATACCAAGTCCGTACAGCGTTACCACCAATAGAACCAAAAGAGAATCATTTTTGGTGTAGGTATTGTAGAGATGAAAAACCACAATCTGAAGTTAGGGGTACTTCAATATGTACTCCATGTGCTAAACAATATCGAAGAGATAATTACGCTGAAAAAGAACGAAATTCAATGAGAGAAAGATATCATTCAGACCCAATACATAGAATTGGTTCTGTTATAAAAGCTCATATCAATCATATCTTAAATAATAAATTTGATAAGATAAGAGATGAAACATGGGAAGAAACTGTTGGATTGAGTAAGCAGGCATTTTTAGATTATATTTTAGAACAATGTGAACCTCATTGGAATATGGATAATTACGGAACGGAATGGGTCATTCAACATATCATTCCAAGAGATTGGGCTGAAGTAGAATCTGATGCATATCTATTGAACTATTATAAGAACTTAATGCCGTGGGGTTTTTCTGAGAACGCAGCTCTTAAAAATAGAATCGAACCTTCTCAATTAAATGAATGGCATTACACTAATGAGAGAATTCAACAATTGATTCAAAACCAATAGTAAAGAATCCACCCCAAAAAGGTGGGTTTTCTTTTGCGCCAAATCCAAATGAACTCGAAGTTGGAAAACCAAGATAAAAATAATATAGCTAAGAATAGTAGTAATCAATATAGTATAGGTATAGAAGATATATAAGATAAAGAATAAGAAGATATAATAGTTATATTAAATAACCCCAAATACCACCCAGCTATGATAACTCAGAAAGAACTCATCCATATGTACTATAAGATATGTGATATAGAAGAGGAATTGTATGTTAACCCCTTCCCCAACGATAAGATACTCCTCCTGACCGAAGATTTAAAAAAGACTATCATCAATAGAGTAGATGAAGCTCCTAAATAATCAAACCATCAACACTCTTTTACCATAAGAGTTAGGATAATGACACCCCCATATAATTAACTATACCGATATACACCTATAAGCATATATTCTAATACTTATATACAAATAGGTTTATTTCTATCTCTATCCCACTACCTACCACTTTCCCCCACTTTTCCCCACCTAATAACATACTACTAAATAATTAGCTAAGAAAAGTACTCTATCACCATGGTAGAGGGGCTTGTGTGTGTGTTGGTATCGCTGCAAATTTTCCTGGCCCTGATTCTGATACTATCTCCGAGCCACCTTACCCCTTTAACCCCTAAATCCCATAAGCGCTTAGAGACAATCCCTGAGAGAGCTTGGAAATTGGGCTGTAAGAGCTAATATACAAAAAAGAAATGAGATATACAAGCCATATGGCCTGACAATTCGTCATTGTGGATAACTTTTTTTATTAACACCAAAATGTGGATAACTTTTCAAGCGGCTGTTGATAACTTTTTAGCTTGATTTGACAAATTGTCATACAAATAATTTGGATATATCATTTATTTTTCGTATCTTTAAGGGTGGCTGGGTGGGAGTAGTATAGGGGAAAACAGCGAATACTGCCGCAGGAATTAGATTCACCGGCAGTCACGACAAAAAAAATATTAAAAAAAAGTGAGAAAAGGCTTGCATGATTCAAATTAATTTCGTATATTAGTACTGTAATTGAGAGATAAGTTAAAACCTAAAACAAATATGAGTAAGAAATTCAAATTTAAATTAAACGGAATGGAGTTCTCCCTTCCTATTAAACACCTAAAGACAACTGATTGGAATGGTAACCCTACCAAGCCTGAGATTTCGATTAACCACTCAGCTGGGTCAAACCTTCTGAAACAATATGTGAAAGCGAAGTATCCCAAAGTTACGGTGATGGTTTCATCATCTATCTTCTCTATGGGTAACTCAGTTGATGTGTATATTACTGATGAGGTTGGTAATCCAGTTGATAAATCTATTGTAGAAGATGTTCAAGCTTTCGGTAACCAATTTGTTTATGGTCAGTTCAACGGAATGATTGATATGTATGAACACAAAGAGTGTGGTGCTACCTCTGAAAGTGGTACTACTATCACTGGTAACATCAAATACCTTCACGTTCAGAATCGTGCGAAGCACGCATCTCTTCCTGATGTATGTAGAATGTTGGTTGAGATGACAACTACTGAGAACTATGTGTTTGGAAAAGTAAGTGTTGAAAAAGCTATTGAACATGCTAAGAGTTTCGGCGCTAGTGAGAATAATATTAACAAAGCTCTAAAATTGATATAATATGAGTAAGTATGAGAATGGGTATCTACCTAAGATTCAGTATTGGCAATCCCAATACGATTTGGCTAAGGAAGCTGGAAATAATTCAGCGATGTTGAAGTGTTTGGATAAGTTAACTTACTTTGTCCAACGCCAAAAAGAGGTGTACGGATAAAAAAATTGAAAAAAGTTTGAAATAAATTTGGATATATCATTTTTATTTCGTATATTAGTAGTGTAATTGGTTGAGGTGATTGAGATGTACTCTAGCCCTAACTAACAAATTTGCGGGAGAAGCGTTAAGAGAAACGTGCCGGGCTTCCAGCTCGGAGAAGGTGGGGCGGTTCCATCCTCCCGCTCAACTGATGATGAGATTAAGGATAACTCGGCTCCGAATGGGGAGGTAGCATCATCAAACACATATTATGGGAGAACAAGTAGCAAACAATAGAGAAATGCAGGAAGTGATGTATCTCCGCCAAGAAGATGGAAAGTGGTACATCCTATCCGAACCTAAATCACCTGGCCTGGTGAAGAAGGAATACTTACCTATTGGCAATCGGCTTGTATATCCTAAGAAGTGGGGAAGGAAGAAAGCTGCTGAGGTACTACTATCCGCACTTATATCAGATTCGGAAAAGGTGTGTGAAAAAGCTAATGAGAGGTTGGAAGTACTAAGAGGATTAACTGCTGAGGTTAGTGAATGGAAGTAATGACTTATTATCAGATACGGAAGAAAGTAGAAGAATCAGGTAAGTCACTGGAAGTCAGAGAGTTAGCTAAGCAGTTACAACTTCAACTATCGGAACCTGGAGCTAATATCCCATTTAAAGATGCATATGAAATGGCCTATAATGAGATACTCCTACAAAGGGTTTACTAAATAAGGGTTATAGTAGTGGGTTGAGGTTACTAAGGGAGTGAGGAATCGCTCCCTTTTTTTATGCGCAAATCTCAAACCGAAGCTGGACAAATAAGCTAAAAATAAAATAGCTAAGAATCCCTATACTATACATAAGAGAATATATACTATACTTATACTCACTATGACAACAAAGAAAACACATAGTATATACCACAACACTCAGAACACTATAAAGTGTTACCATTGTAATTGGGAATGGGAGAGTGGGGCTTTAACCCTATACGAATGCCCCCATTGTGGAAAAGTGGCTGAAGGTATTTCCAAGCTCTAGCGAGCGTAAGCGAGCGGAGGAGACAGGGGAGACCCCCCACCCCCCTTAGACAGGTTTCTTGTTGCTACCGGATTTGGAAACGCTCTCAAGCCGGGTCTGGTCCGTTTTCGCCTCGAGCCCGGTTTTTTCCGGTATAGAAAAAATACCCTTTGATACCCCTTCGGTGTATCCTAAGAGGATATCAAACTCGGATTTGTGAAGGGAGCCATTTTTATTTTACCTCATTTTATTTGGAATTCTCATTTATTTTTTGTATATTTGTATAAACTAAAATTTAAGAAGATATGCAAGCATTGACATTAAAAGAAACAATCAACATTGGAGGTAAGCAATTTTATCATTATTCATTGGGCGGAAAGTACTTCTCTAAAGAGTGGGTAGTAATTCATGGAATAACCTATTATGATTCAGTAAGAGGTGAAGAAGATTTTCGAAGAGTATAGATATACCTTTAAGGGAATCACTTATGAGATAAGGGAAGAACCTCAAAGAGCGAAACAGCTACTTAGGGATTTCCTTCATTGTGAAGAAACAAAGGATTGGATAACTATTAAGAATCGAATAACCAATGGATTGATGTTCGGTTGGTTAAAAGAAGTAGAAGAAAAGAATGAGCAAGGATTTTGGTAAGAAGGTTCATAAAATGAATCAGTTAAAGAAAAGATTAAAAAGAAGTAGAGATAACGAAGGACACTCTACTCCCCTAAAGGATAAACTTAGGTTAAAGAGATTAGTAGAATTAAAGAAAGAGATAGATAAGAAATGGAAACCGAAACATTAAGTAATCAAAGAGAAGCTCTTTTGGAGTTACAAGGGTGGCAAGAACAAATCTTAGCTATGAGTTCTTCGGAGTTAGGAAATGAGATTCCCTTAAAGAAAAAACAAATGAAGATGTTGGAATGGGCTCTATCCGATGAATACTTTATACTAAGGGCTAATGATAGAAAGGTTCTTAAAAGAGTATATGAGAGAGGATATTACTATGAAGAAGATAAAGAAGTTCTCAATTGGATTAGAGAGAATATCTTAAAGGGAAAGAATTTCATTAAGTAATGGATAGAAGTATAAAAGATATCCTTGATGAGTTGACCTATGAATGCGATGAGTGTTGTGGCATTACATCGGATAGAGAAAGGGTATTGGATTTAATAGAAGAGTTAAGAAGGAAGTTGGATGTTGGGTAGTTACTCAGTATTCCCTATAAGGTGATATTTATCTATAAAGGATTAAATGAATTATGGGGCCTGAAGAATACCATTACTTAGATAAGTTCAATAACCAATACTTTAAGAATATGAGGGAGGTTCGTATATCCTCCTTATATTGGGTATGGGATAACTTATCTTCTAATTCAGGTTCTATACGAAGAAAGACAATAATAGAACTCATACCTTATCCATCCTTATCTCAATTGCTTTCCGAATTGGAATCGGAAGAAAGATATGAGGATTGTAAGGTTGTATGGGATATAATGAATTTATATGAAGAACATGAGAAAAAAGGAATATACAAACAACTCTTCTAATTTACCCATAGGGGAATGGAAGATAGGAGATGATACGGATTTCATTTCCTTTGCTTTAAAACAAAAACCCCATTGGTTTCATAGGATGATGGCTAGGTTTTTCTTTGGCCTTCGTTGGATTGATTTCGAAGAACCACATGATGTGAAACCTTCTAAAGGGATAAGGGCTGGTGTAACGAAGGTTGTACCACCTTCTAAACGAATCCGAAGATGAGAGCGATAGAACAAAAGAGTAGATTAAAACACATTGCCCATAACCCATCTGGAGAATTGGTGAGAATTCTAACTCAAAGAGGACGAGCTTGGTTGAGGCTAAGAACTATCAATAGGAATCAAATAACGACGACGGAAAATTCGTTTTGACCGACACCGTAAAAAATTTTAAAAAGACTGGGGTAGAACGGGGCCCCTCAAACAACAATAAGGGTTATATGGGAAAGAAAAAGAAAATCAAAAAAGGATTAGGAAGAAAAATAGGAGAGTGGTTGGTTTTCAATCGTAGGTTAACTGCTGCGGAACGATTAGGAAATAGAATGGGTTATATGGGTTCGGCATTTATTATGATGTCTCCATATTTACTTCCTTACGATAACTTAGGCGCTTACACATATTTAATTGGAGCCGTTCTATCTATACCACAAGTATTCCTTGCCAAACAATGGAACTTAGTGGTAATCAACTTAAATCTATTGGTAGGATATGGATTATACCTTTATCGATAAATTAAAAATAAAATTTAAAATGTGGTTGGTTGGAAAGACCGTTAAGATTTGGTTTCCAATCCCCAAACCACGTCTTTGGAATATATTATGATTTGGAAAGATAGAGAGTGTTTACATTTAGTTCTAATGAAAGACCCTTTCGAAAGAATAGCAAAGGGTGTGAAGAAAATCGAATATAGAGAACGAACTGATTATTGGAATAGAAGATTATGGGGAAAGGATATCAAATGGATTTTCTTTCAATATGCGTATCATAAGAACCCCACACATATGGTTGTGGAATGTAAGAAGGTAGAAATCACCGATAGATGGGAACTTCACTTAGGTGATATCATTCACTTTGAAAATAATCATATAGATAATTTAGAATTGTTAAAGGAAAAATAATTATATTTATATACACAACTAAAGGAGTATAGATATGAAAATCGGTATTAAATCACATGGTAAAGGATACCAAATAGAATTCACAATCGGACCAGGTAGAGGTGATACACACCTTACGGCAATGGCTAAAACATCAGTAGAATTAGATAAATTGAAAACTGCGATTATCAATAGAGAACATGGTGAGGAAGCAATTGGTGTAATTATTGCTAGGGCAATTGAAAAGAAATTAAACTTACCTGTTGAAGTGGATTATGGATATAGAGGAGCAGGATTTGGATTTAAATTTGATTTATATTCTATTGCTAAAAAATTAAAATAAGGAATTATTATGAACGAATATGTAGGAACTTTGATGCAGAGTAGAAACCAAACTCACATCTTTCACTTACAAACAACATCTTACGCTAAGCATGTAGCGTTACAAGAATACTATGAAGGAATCATTGATTTGATTGATGGATTAGTAGAAGCATATCAAGGTAAGTACGAAATCATAACTGGGTATAAAATGATTGGTACATTAGAAGATATGAGTGATGAAGGAGATATCACAAACTATATTGAAAAGATAGCAAGATATTGTGAATTAAAAAGAGAGAAACTTCCACAAGATAATTTCTTAACTAACATCTATGATGATATAGATGTATTACTTCGTTCCACACATTACAAATTATCACAGTTATCTTAACCAAAAAATAAAGAGCATAAAAAAAGGGGATGATTAATTTCATCCCCTTTCTTATTTTATAAAGGTTTCTCTTAGAATCTATAAGTTAAACTTGCGTTCCAAGTTCTACCAAATCCGAACCATACTGAGTTTCTAACATCAACACCATTCCATGTAGTTGAACTAGCATCTGCATGAATGTTAGAGTTAGATTCTGCAATATAAACAGCATCGAATAAGTTGTTGATATTAGCTCTCGCAGTAAATTTACCAAACTTACCAGTCAATCCTAAATCAACTAAACCATACGATGGTAATTTCATCGCACCTAAGTTATCAGGTTGTGTAAACTCCGAATCAGTAATAGAGTAGTCAGCGTATAATCCATCTACAAATCTATAATCTACATCAACATTAAATCTTTTACCTAACTTCTGGTCTACTCCTAAAACAGCTACGAATTGTGCAGCATCACCAACTTTAGCATCTTTAAGGTAAAGAGTACCTGTTCCGATTGATTGTTGGTTATCATCAAATAATTCTGCTTCGAAATCTTTAGTATATCTCCAATCACCGATTGATAACATACCTCTGAATCTCGTTGCGTTTGATAATTGATACTTACCTTCAAATTCGATACCATTATGTACTACATCGATATCTCTGAATTGTGCAAATCCATCTACACCTTGTTGGTTAGATAAACTTCTACTAACAAATCTATTACCCCAAGTTGTTGTGTAAGCGTTAATGTTAAACGATACATCTGAACCAATAAAACCATAACCCAATTCAAATGAACGAATTTCTTCGTTTTGTAAATCTGGATTAATTTCATTAGCAAAGTTAGGGAATACTGCATCAAACTGAGGTTGTCTTGAAATTACACCTGCGTTAAAGAACACATTTGATTTCTCATCGATATTGTAGTTAGCACCACCCTTTACATATCCACCACCTTGGTTTTGAACATCTGATTCTGGGTTACCTGGTTGGTCAAAATAATCGATTCTTTGGAATGCTTGGTTAGATAAACCTGCTTGTACTACTGCAGTTAATTTATCTCCCTGATATTCTACTAAACCATTAAGACCTTGCCATCCAACTTTACCAACATTGTAGTAATCAATCTTCGGACCGTTTAGACCTGTATTCTGAAAAGGATTTGCTTCAACTAAAGTATTGATGATTTGACCGTTAGAGTTTTTGTTACCCGTTGAGTAATAACCATCTAATCCCATTAAATCATTAAGAACTCTATAATGATAACCAGTATAGCTTCTTAAATCAACACCAATAGAAGTTTTGAATTTACCAAATTGTCCTTCTAAGTTTGAGATACCACCAACCCAATTGTGTGAGTTCATAGATGCTCTTCTTACTAATACTGTTCTATTTACATTAGAATCTCTGAATCCATTCGAACCAATAAGTTGTCCTTGGAATGCTGAGATATCACCTGTATATCCTTCAGTAGTTGATTGGTTAGCTGCAACGATTGCATCGAAATCGATGAATCCATTTGCATCTCTTGAACCTCTACCATTTTCTAAGTAGTGTTCTGTAAGGTCTTTTCTGAAAGGTAAGATATCAGTTGCAGCTGCACGATAGTTGTTACCACGAGGACCTGTACCACCACCTCTACCAGCAGAACCATATAATGATGTTGCTAATTTAAGGTTATCTGAAATGTTCCAATCCCAGTTGAAAGTTGCTAATGGTTTGTTGTAGAAGTTTCTTCTTAAAGAATACTCTTCTCCATTTAGTGTACCACCATTAGAATTCCATCTCTGGTCAATTCCTTCTTCACCAAAGTTTTGGTAATCTCTAATAGATACCCAAACATCTCTTTGATGGTGCCATTGACCTGCACCTAAGAATGAAAAGTTCAATTCATGGTCTGAACCTTCCGGTGCGTAACCAACTGCAGCGAAGTAAGTCCATCCTTCACCTGAAGTGTTGTAAACATATCCGTTACCAGCCCACTTAGATAATAAGAAAGATGATGCCCATCCTTTATCATTCTTACCTGTGTTGTAAGAAACTCCTGTTTTGGTGTATCCATCGTTACCAACCATTTGAATTACTTTACCACCTTCAGTTTTCTGTGCGGCTTTAGTAAAAATGGAAACAGTTCCCCCAACTGAAGGAACTGCCAACTTAGATGCACCTAAACCTCTTTGGATTTGGATACCTGATGCTACATCGGTTAAACCTTGCCAGTTACTCCAATATACCCATCCGTTCTCCATATCGTTAACGGGTTGTCCGTTAATAAGGAAAGATGTATTTCTTTGGTCAAATCCTCTAAGAGAGATTCTTGAATCACCATAACCACCACCTTGTTTAGTAGCATAAACCCCTGGAGTTTTATTCATAATTTCAGGGAATTCTTGGTTACCAACCTTTAGAGAAATCTCAGCTGGTGATATCGATGATACCGCTACTGGAGTTTCTCTTACTTTTGCTACATCAATTACCCCTGATGTAACCACCACTTCAGCTAACTGATTTAATGCAGTTGGTAAATTTACAATCATATCGTTCACAGCAACAACCTCAGTTGTTTGGAAACCAATAAAAGAAATTACTAAAGTGTTACCAGCGGATGCCCCAGAAATAGAAAAGAGACCATCAAAATCGGTTGTTGTACCATTTTGGGTCCCTTTGATTACTACCGTTGCGCCTGGTAGGGGTTCATTCGTTTCTGCATCTACCACTGTTCCAGTGATTTGTGCGAAACCGGTCATTGAGGTGAAAACCATCAATAACCCAATCAAAAATTGCTTCATAATTGCTTGATTTTTGTTCATAAATAATATAACTAATTAATATAACTTAACCCCATAAAGGGGTTTCTTTGAATATGTATAATGAACTTTGAAAAACAAAATTTCACTTGTACATATTTTGATACTAAGATACGAATAAATTTCTTAATATCCAAATAATATTTGGAAAATATTAAAAAAATGTTAATAAAAAATATTTGTATATGTCAATTTTTTTTCGTATATTAGTAAAATTGTATATTTATGTATATACATATATAAGTATTACGAATGTTAACATTACGAAATAATCAAATAGAACCTGTTAGAAAGGGTATTGAATATTTTTCTGAAAATAAACCCGTTCCATCAATTATCGTAGCACCTACTGCTTTCGGTAAATCAATTGTTATTGCTCATATAGCAAAAGGTGTGGGAGAGAAGGTACTTGTTATTCAACCATCAAAAGAATTATTAGAACAAAACTATGAGAAGTTTACTAACTTAGGTGGTGAAGCAACTATCTATTCCGCTTCAATGGGTGAAAAAGAGATTGGTGATGTAACATATGCTACTATTGGTTCTATTGTTAATATAGCATATAAATTCAAAGAGTATGGAATATCTAAAGTAATCATCGATGAGTGCGATAGGTTTCCCAGAGAACCAAATGGAATGTTAAGAAGATTCTTAAAGGGAGCTGGTATCATCCATACTTTAGGTCTAACTGCTACCCCTCTCAAACTTCAAACCAATATGGGTGAAGATGGTAAACCTTTCTCTAAGTTGGTTATGTTAACTAATCGTTCTAAGAAAGGTAACTTCTTTAAAAAGATTATTCATGTTGCCCAAATTCAACAAATGGTTGAATCAAAGTTTTGGAGTAGATTAGAATATCAATCCTATGATTTCAATACTGGTGATTTGGTTTACAATACAACTGGTGCTGAGTATTCTAATTCATCTATAAAAAGAGCATATAAGAATCAAAAGATATCTTCTAAGATTGTAAAGAAGGTTGAAGAACTATACAATAGAAAATCAATCTTAATAGCAGTTCCTTCAATCGATGAGGCTAAAGAATTAACTACAATGATTCCAAGTTGTAAAGCAGTTTACTCTGATATGCCAACTTCGGAAAGAAAAGAGATTATTGAAGATTTCAAAGCTGGTAGGTTAAGATGCATCGCTCAAGTTAATATCTTATCAGTTGGATTTGATTATCCAGAATTAGATTGTATCATAACTGGTAGACCTACTGCTTCTTTGAGTTGGTGGTATCAATTTGTTGGTAGAGTTACTCGTATCCATCCAAACAAATCAGAAGGATTGGTTGTAGATTTCGTAGGAGCAGTTCCAAAGTTTGGAAAGGTTGAAGATATCTACTTCAAAGAAGATAAGGGAAGGTGGAGTATGTATGGTGAAGGAAAGAAACTACTAACAGGTATCCCTATAAAAGAGATTGGTTTGCATATAGAAGGTGAACCATCACCATATGAAAAAGCCGCTGCATCACCATCAGTTAAGATGCCGTTTGGTAAATATGCTGGTAGAGAGGTTAGAGAGATTCCTGCTCATTATAGAGAGTGGATGTTGACCAATTTTAATTGGACTCCATTTAACCAAAAGATTAAGGATGAAATTCTAAGACTAAAATCTATTGGTATTTAATACTTACTTATATTTATAACAAATACTCATTGTATAGTATCTAATACTCAACGAGTATAATCGTTATCTCAATTAAGTTTATCGGAGGGTTCTCCTCTGGTGTTTTATAAATCGTTTTATTATTAAGTTATACAATTGGTTACTTTAACTATAAAGTAGGCATTTTATGTATGCGTTAAGATTTTTAGGAATTGTTTTATTCTTAATATTGGGTGTATCAAGTATATCCGCACAAGAAATAAAGGTAGGAGATGTTACAAACGAAATCCGATTAGGACCTTTCGCTGGTAATGCAAATCTTGCTATGGGAGTTCGTAATATTACCGAAGAACTTCTTATGGATTTGGATTACGATTTATCCCCATACGCAGAAACACAAATTAATATAAGACTTGTATTCTTTGATGTAAAGAATATTGGTAAGAGTATTGGTGTATATCATAATAAGGTATCAGCAACTCAAATCATTGCAATAGGAGAATTACAAGTTGGTAAGAAAGTAAAGAAACGAGTTACTAAAAAAGGAGTGAGTAAAGAAATATCTAACTCCACTTTGGTGGTAGCATCAGATGGTTCGTTTAATCAACAAACGGCATCAAGTGCTGTAAAAAAGGTTTTAGTAGAAATAATTAAAGATTTATTATGAAAAAAATTTTAACATTATTAGTTAGTGTATTGTGTACACTAAGTGTCTTTGGACAATCTCGTATGGATTATTCGAGAGTAAATACAGTAACCCAAGTAGGGGATACTTTAATTGTAAAATATCAATACTTTAAAGGAACTGATGTTAATGGTAATGATATGCCAGATGCGACACTTTATCAGTTTGATATACAACATAACAATAAGTTATTGGATGTTATTGAAAATGATTGGCAACCAACATCTAACTCTTCACAAAAAGCAGTAAACACTTGGAATGGATATAAGTTTACTATTGATTCTGAAAAAGACCAAACTGATTTTGATGGGCAATATCTAAGTTGGTTAAGTGGAGATGCTACCTATGGAACAAATGCTGATTGGTCAGTACAAAGGGTAACTTATCAAGATGTAACTTCATTGGAAAATGGTGATGAGATTATGAAGGTATCTTATAAGATTAAAGATAAGGCAAATTCAAACTATACTGATTATACTAATTTAATCAATGTGAATTGGGCAAACTATAAAGAAGCAGATGGTACTCAGATTGATGTAACTGGTCAATCTAATATAGGGTTAACAGGTATTCAAGGTGGTGATGCTGGTAATGTTTCTATTTCAGTATCATCGAATGTAATCACAAATAATATTGGTGATGGTGGTGATTTCTCTTATACAATTTATAACAAAGGTGAAAATACTAATCCAATAGCAAGTGGTAACTTTGATGCTGCTGGTGATGCAACTGTAACTGGTTTGGAAAATGATGTTGAGTATGATTTATATGTTTCAATTGATTCATCTAAAGAGTATTTAGATAATGTAGTAACTGTATCTGATTTATCATTGGTGTTTGCAGAAGCAATAGGAGCAGGCGATTCTCCAAATGGTATTTCAACTACATTTGATTATTACATTCAAAGTATTTTAGCGAATGTTGTAGGTACTTCTATTCCAAATGGTGGTGATATAAACTTTGATGATTCGTATGAGATACTTGCTTATCTACAAGGTGTAACATCTACCAATACAACATTCATTTCAAAAACAGGTGAAGTGTATAATGTAAGTGGTATCAAATCTACTTTTGGTGATGAAGTAAATGGTATAGCAACCGTTTCACCAACATTCAAACCAACTGATAGTGATAAATCGTTCCAATTTGCTCATGCAATTTCTGGTGATGTAAACTTCTCACATGGATTTGAACCAACATCAACTAATGCGGATATACCAACCTCAGCACAATCAACTACTACTCAAAGAAGTATGATGGCAAGGGGTGCAAAACTTAATCCTGAAACTGCTAATTTAGATTTAACATCTGAATTAAAAGATGGTCAAGTAATCTTCACAATAGGTTCGGAGGTTGAGGAAATGATTGGTGCTCAGTTTAACATTGTTTACGATAGAACGAGATTAGTATTAGATGATGTAATATTTGATACTGGTAATACAATGACCAACTTCTCAAATCACATTGAAGAAAATGGAAAAATAAATATAGGTTCTTTTGACCAAAACTTTGAGGCAACTGTTAAGACAGGTACTCCTTATAAGTTAATCTTTACACCAACCGTACAGTTACAAAACACATCAGGTTTAATTACTTTCAAAGTTAATGAAGGTGTTAAAGCAGATGGTACACAAATTAAATTTATAATGGAGTAAATATGAAAAAAGTATTAGTATTATTATCTTTGGTTTTATTAATGGGATGTGTTAAGGATGAAATCCTTTCTCCTATTGATAATACAGTAGAGGTTCCTGAATCATTGGTTATTGGTGATTTACAAGGTATTAAAGTAGAATCAACAATCGTAACCGATGAAGTTAAGATGAATATCAAACTTCCTTATACGGGAACTTATAGAGTTAAAATTAGAGATATAGGAAAAGAACTTATATCTCAAGAAAAGTTACAAGCAAACGAAGGAGATAATATTCTTAAAGTATATGTTTCTTCTTTATCAAACGATGGTTATACTTTAGAGTTGACCGATGATAATCACGATATCATAGGTATAACTTCAATCGTAGTAAACAACTAAATATAAAATTATGAGTGAAGAAAAAGAAGTAGGGTTCTTCGGACAATTGAAAAATCAAATCATAACTGGTGCAGGGGTTATCCTAACTGGTTTGGGTACAATGTTTATGGATGAAGTAAAAACATTCATTGGTATTGGAGATGAAGAAGAAACCAAAACAGAACAAGTTCAAGTTGAACAAAAGCAAGAGGTCAATGTAAGTGGACCTGAAATCATTATCAATATTCCTGAACAAAAAACAGAAACTAAAACAATTATTAAAGAAGTTCCTGTTAAAGAAAAGAAGGAAAAAGAAGAAGAAATAGATTGGTAATAAGTTATATATTGTTAATATTAAATTAAATGATTATGTTAAAATTCTTTAGAAATTTTTGGGAACTAAACACTATGCCGATGGTGGATATGTGGAATGATGCCGAAACTGTTAATGAAAAAATAGTAGCAGTATTTTTTAGCATTTGGATTGCTATATTGTTGGTATTGTTTTATGTAGGAATGACGGGATTATTATACGGATTAATATCAGGAGAAGCAGATGTAGCAAATGCAACATTTGGTATCTTTGATTATTGTTGTTAATTATGAAAAAAATAATTGATATATTGAGTAAGATTGATAGTTGGGTATATAATCAACTATTAAATTTATACCCTAATCTTACAAAACATATGAGGGAAAAATAATGGGATTATTAGATGTGTTTATAATAACATCTGCAATCGTTATAGGTATGTCCGTTGTAATCGGACAATTAATGAAAATATTTGATAAGGAAGAATAATGAAAAAATTATTACTATTGTTGGTATGTGTATTTTTAACACAAACCACATTTGCGCAAGTTGGAAGTATTAAAGCAGAAGAATATGTTGCTGAATTCGAAAAGAAAAAATCAATTGATGATGTTTCGGATTATGATGGTGATATGTTGCCTGTTGCACTACTCGATGTAGGTATCTCAGATGCTCTCTACGAAACTTATCCTGAATTAAGGGATGGTAGAGTGGGTTTAGGACTTACAAACATTGTAATCGAATATTTGGATTGGACAAATAGATTTGAATTTGTTGAAGAAAAATCTGCAATCAAAGATAGAATGAAATCACAATGGGTTGCTTCTCGTAAAGGTGTATCTGAAAATAAAGTTTATGGTATGGGTAAGATTACTCTTGCTGAATACTTTGTAACTATTGAGATATACGATTTCTCAGTATCGGAAGATGAAGTACTTTCACTTAAAGAAGGTTCTAAACAAACTCAAACAACTCGTTTAGGATTACAAGTAAGATTTACCGATGCTGAAACTGGTAGATACTTGGTAGGTTCTGGTTTAGGAGATGCTAAGACTGTTAAAACTCAAGAAGGTTTAATTGGTTTAGATGTAGATGAAATCGCATTTAGAGAATCAGGTATCGGAGTTGCAACTCGTAAAGCATTAGAAACAGCTTCAGCAAGAATTGTGGCAAGAATGATACGAAAAGGAATCTTCCCAAACTAATGGATGAAAAAACTACTATCGATACTATTTTTTATATTCGTAACACAAGTTAGTTACGGACAGACATTTACACAAACCTTTGTAGATAGATGTACTGGTGAAGTACAAGTAGTAACTGCCAACTTTCAAACGGGTTCGGCAGTTGTTTCATTTTATAATAAAGTTAGAGTATTTACATATCAAGAATATGTAAACGGAGAATTACACCAATGGTTGATGACTACTTATGCTTGGTGGCAAGCACTCTCCCCATGTTCAGCTGCACAAACTCAAACTACCAACGCACAAAACGCAGCGAATAACGCCACAAATAACACTACAAACACAACCAATACAAATACCTCATCAACTAGCAACACATCTTCATCAAGTAGTAGTTCATCATCAAGTTCGTCTGGAGGGGATTCTGGTAGTTCATCTTCAAGTTCGTCAGGTGGTTCAGACGGTGGTGGTGATGGAAGTAGTTCATCAGGTGGTTCAGAAGGTAGTGGAGAAGGTAGTGGAGAAGGTAGTGGAGAAGGTTCTGGCGAAGGAAGTGGAGAAGGTAGTGGAGAAGGTAGTGGAGAAGGTGAAGGTTCTGGTGAAGGTTCCGGTGAAGGTGAAGGTGAAGGAGAAGGTAGTGGAGAGGGTGAAGGTGAAGGAGAAGGTTCTGGTGAAGGAGAAGGAGAAGGTTCTGGTGAAGGTGAAGGAGAAGGTGAAGAAGAGTCATCTGAAGAAAGTTCAGAGGAAGAATCAAGTGAAGAGGAATCATCAGAAGAATCGGAAGAAGAAAGTTCAGAAGAAGAATCCGAAGAAGAGAGTGAGGAGGAATCAGAAGAAGAAGAGAGTGAAGAAGAATCTGAGGAAGATGAGGAAGAATCTGATGAGGATGATGAAGAAGAATCCGAAGAAAGTGATGGTGAAGATGAAGAAGATGAGGAAGATGAAAAGGAAAAAAAGTTTATGCCTATTCAATTAAAGGCGGATATGATGGCTCAACAAGCTCTTACTTTGGATTATAATGCGGTTCTTAATATCGGTGCTTCTATGAGTTCTATTTTTGGTGATAGAAGTTATGGTGCTAATCTTATGATATATGATAATCTTAAACAAGCAAACATTTCACTTAACACATCAGGTGTTACTATGAATGATAATTACGAAGTAACATGGGTAGATGGTGTTTCGGTTTCTTATATGAGAAACTATAAGATGAATGCTATATCAGCATCAGCAAGTAGAATGAAACCATTAGGTAAGTGGGGAACTGTTGGTGTGGGTATTAACTATTCTTATATGACGGGTAAAGACCAATTAGGGCAACAACTTCCTAAGTCTTGGATGTTAGGATATAATGTTGTTTATTCTAATATGATAAAAATAACTGATAGAATAATGTATTCACCAGCATTGGTTGGAGTTAGTTCTCCATTATCATATACACAAATGCAAGAAACTGATATTGTAGATTTTTCTACAATCAATAAAGATTTAATGGTTATAGTAGCAAACCCATTCACAATACAATTAACTAATAGATTTTCGTTCAATGTAGGGTGGACAGTTATAATGAGTACGAGTGAATATCTACCGATATTAAACTCGTTTATGATAGGTTCTAAAATACCATTTTAATTATGAATAAAAAAATAGAAATTTCTGTATGGTTACTTTGTTTATTAGTAATCGGATTTTGGTTTATTGGATATACTACACAATACCAAAGACCAGCTAAAATAGAATATGTAGAAGTAGTAAAAGAAGTAGAAGTAGTTGTTACTGATACAATCTATGTAGATAAAATCATAGAAGAAAAAATATATGTACCAAAATACATTACACAAATCGAAAGAGATACAATTAAAGTAGAAGTACCAGTAGAAGTAATTGTTGAAAAACAAATACCAATTACTAAAAAAGTATATGTGGATAAAGTAGTAGATAGACTTGTTGAAGTTCCCGTCAACGAGAAAAAACTATTTTTAGGGTTTGGTTATCAATACGATTTTGAAAATTATTTTAGTGGAGCAAATATAAAGTTAATTCACAAAACACCTAAAGATAAAATGTTTAGTTTAGATGTTGGTTTCAGAAATGATTTGTTAGATAAAGAAACTAATGTAGGAAGATTAAGACCTTACATTGGAGGTTCTATATATTTTAGAATTGATAATCCAAACAAATAGTGAAAAAACTTCTTTACATATTATTATTTTTACCCACTTTAGTTTTTGGACAAAGTGGTGAAGGATATGTAAATTACAAATCCTATAAAACTCACTATGGGAATGGTTATAGTTCAACCTATAATGGATACACATATAGTGGATTAGCTGATAACGCAACCGAGTTACAAGCAATGTTAGATGTAAATCACCCTGGTACATCTTTAACACATGAAGGTGAAGCAGTAGCTAATTCAAGTGAAGGATTAAAAGGAGGTAGACCTTCCAGATGGGGGAATGATTTTTATGCCGTTTATCACTATGGTTGGTTTCAACCACAAGAAACAGGAACTTACAGATTTACCCTACAATCAGATGATGGTAGTGGTTTATGGATAGATGGAGACTTAAAACTATTTAGACCTTGTTGTGGTGCATCCTCTGTGGATGTTTCCTTAACATCAGGACAATGGTACTTCTTTGAAACAAAATGGCAAGAATATACAGGTGGTGATTATATGTACTTTATGTACTCACCTCCAAGTAATGCTAATGTGTTTTATGTTGGTGACCAAACACAGTATCTTAAAGTAACTAATATAGAACCAGAAGAAGAACCAATAAGTCCTGAAGTAGATTTAGATTTAGAATTCCATTCTCAATTAGCACCAGAAGAATATAGATTCAGAGTTTACTATGATGGAACTTCTGCACAAGATGGAACTGAATGGTTGAATACATCTACAATGAACTCTTCTTATTATTTAGATGATGATGGTAGTAAGGATATTACTGATTATCTAAATTTAGTCAAAATGGCAGATGGTAAGAAGGCAACTACAACTGGTGGTTGGACGGAGTGGTGTGTGGTTTATGATTATGATACAACTAACAAACGATACAGGGTTGGTATTGATAAAAGAGAATTTCCAAGTGGATTTACTTTTACTGATTTGAAACAATTAAAGTTGTTTGATTTATGGGATGGTGAAATAACTTATATGTCAGATGATATCTATTGGGCAAATTATTACATCTATACTGATACTCAATTTGATTTCACAAGTTCAACCTTTTCATCTTATATAAGAGATGCAAATGGATTCTATGGAATAAAAGCAGATTTCTCATTTGAAGATGTTGAAATATACAAAGGACATAAAGTATCATTTATGAATCCATCTACCAATATAGAAGGATGGACAGCAGAAGAATTTATGGATGATTATATTACAGTTGCAGATGTAGTTGCAGGATTTAACGAATTAGCTGGTGGTGGAATTAATGGTGGATTAAAAGGAGATTTGAATGGAGTCCAATTACAAAACTCAGATGTTAACCAAGATGGTGAATTTGATTTTCAAGATAGTCAAATAGGATTATCTTTTTTGACTGGTGGTGATACTCCGTTTGATGGAAGTTTATATGATATAATGAGAATAGTTCCTAAATCAGAATATGATAATACTACAACTACTAATTGGAAAACACAAACAAATAAATCACCATCAACATCGTTTACGTTTAGTCTTATAGATACGATACAAACTTTAGAGTATAAGGTTTCTTTTATAGGTGATGTAAACCTTTCACATTCTGCTCCCCAAACAGGTACTTCACCCGCTACCCAATCTACTATATCTTCAAGAATGATGAGTGTAAGAAATTCATCTACTCAAAACAATACTTCGTTAGAGGTTGATTTAGATATTGAAAAAACTGAAGAACATATAATCATTACATTAGATTTGCCTGAGAATAATTTTAATCTAATTGGTTCTGAATTTAGAATTGGGTTTGATAATGAACGAGTAGAATATGATAAGTTAGAAACTAATACAATGATGAATAGCTTTGATGCTAAGAGGAGTTCTTATGTTAAGGTGGGTTCTATATCAACTGATGGTTCTCTAACCTTAAACAGCGGCGTTCAATATAAAATTTATTTTAAACCAATACAATCATTTGAATCAACATTAGGATTGGTATCGGTTAAGAAATCAGAAGTTGTTGATGTAAATGCTAATATAATAAATGTAATTATAAAATGAGAAAGATATTATTATTTATATTATTAATTTTGGTATCTTGTCAACCTGATGAGTTAATGGTTGTTGAACCATATCCACAATACGAAATGATATTTGAGGAATCAATATCTAAAGTGGTTGATGGACAAGAGTTCTCATTTGAGGTATCAACAACTGAAGAATATACGTTGATTATATCACACCAAAATAGTTCAGTAATATCAAAAGAATCATTCATGCCAACAATGGGATTGAATACTAAAATCCTTTATACAAAATCTTTACCTAAAGGAGAATTAAACTTAATATTAATTTTATCTAAAGAAGAAATCCAAAAAACTACTATTATTATAGAATAATATATTTATAGGTATGTTAGTATATGATTTCAAAAATGTGGGAAAGATTTATGGATTGACCAATAATGATTCGGTTGAACCAAAACATGCTGACCGTATTGCTGAAATTCCTAAATCTATTTTTTCTGGGTTTAAGTATGAGAGGTATAAAAATATGCCTCCATATAAAAACGAATCTATGAGAACAATGCAGGAATTAATTAGATTATCACAAATACCATCTAATGATGAATTTACTTTGAAGATGGATAAAGTGAAAGAATCTTTTAAAAATTTATGTGAAGAATTAGATATTGATTTCCCAAAAGAAATGGTAAAAGATTTAAAAGATGCTGCTAGTGGTGTGATATTAGATTTAAAATATCACTACAATAGACCGAGGCCTTACAAATTAGCACCTTTACTTAATATAGAATTAGATACTAACGAAATCGAAGATACAACATCAGATTCACCATCTTATCCTTCTGGACACGCAGCTCAAGGTATTCTGATATCCAATTATTTAGCTTACAAAAATCCTTTACATAGAGGAAAGATTTTGAGGTTAGGTAGAGATATAGCAAAGAGTAGAGTTACTGCAAAAGTTCACTATCAATCGGATGTAGATTTTGGTTCAATGATTGGAAACGATATGTTCAACTATTTAAAAGAAAACAAATTAATATAATGCCAGCAAAATTAAAACCAAGTACAAAGGAATATCTTAGAGATAAAAATGGCAGACAAATCAATAAATGGTTTTGGAAGCATTATACTTTGAGTGGGGCAGGAACAGAAGAGTTGATAAAGTTATATGGCACACCTTCCTATAAGAAGAAAAAACAAATGATTAAAAGAGAACTTCAAAAAAGAGGAGTAGAACTATGAAAGAATTTGCAGTACAAAAACAATTAATACCAGTAGATACTAATACTGGAGACCCTTCTTGGGCAAAAAGACAGATTTGGGTTTATAAATTAAATGGAGATGATACTATTGATGAGTATGATACTCAATCTGAAGCAGAAATAAAAAGAGATGAATTGGATTCTAACGACCCGACAAGTAGAGTATATAGGGTAGTAAGAAGAATAGACCAATTTAACTATGAAGTGCTTTAGTTGTCTTGTCTAAATTTTTATTTTAATTTTTTTATTTAACACTTGTCTTGTCTTGCACCGTGTCACTGTGTCCGAAAAATCAAAAAGAATATTTGCTCGGTCCAACAATCGTTTCTGATTGAAGTTTGGAAGCGTTTAGACTCATAGCTTCACCTTAGAGTATCGTATGTTCGTATAATACATATAGACCAAAATCACCAAACATAAAAAAAATTTGAACTTTTTTCACTTTTTGAAAATTTAGTTGAAAGTGTTTGGAATTGTAAAATATTTTTCGTATATTTGTGGATAAACATCAAATAGAATATATGGAAGATAAAGTACCTTACGGAGAAACCGCAGTAGAATTTTGTGAAAGAACCTACCCAGAAACTTGTAAAGAGTTTAAACTAATTTTAGATGAGATGTATGAAACCTTTTGTAAGAAACAAAGAAATTATGGACCAGGCAACATTTCAGTTGGTTCATCTTTGGAAACCGAAGAAGATGTTAAAGTAGCATTGACGGGTTTGTGGTTTAGAAAGAATGATAAAATCCAAAGATTACTTCAGTTAGTTGTAAAAGGTCAACCCGATGAGGTTGGTGAAAATATTCAAGATACTTATGAGGATTTATCAGTTTATGGTATAATCTCTCAATTAGTACAAAGAGGTAAATGGGCAAAATAAAATTTAATACTTACTTGGTATGGGGGCAGATTTACATCCTACCCTATATTAAGTTAACACACAATAGAAACCTCAATGGTGATTTAGAACTTATCATTGGTTGGTTAAATAAAGAATTGGTAATCGGAATTTAATATGAGAATCTGGCACATATCAGATACACACACTTATCACAATTTGTTGGAAGTTCCAACTGATATTGATATGGTGATTTTTAGTGGGGATTGTTCTAATCCAAAAGACCCTTACAATAACGAAGCTGAGGTAAGAGGTTTTATTGATTGGTATCGTTCACTAAAGATACCTTTAAAGATATTTGTTGCTGGAAATCACGATACTTCTATTGAAAACAAATTCGTAACCAAAGAAGATTTTGAAAGACACAAAATTATCTATTTGGAAAATGAAAGTATCACTATTGAAGGATTAAAAATCTTTGGTTCACCTCATACTCCAACATTTGGATATGGTTGGGCTTTTAATAAAGATAGAACTAAGTTGGAAAGAATTTGGAGAAAAGCTATTGATGAAGATGTGAATATTGTTATCACCCACGGACCTCCAAAGGGTATCTTAGATTTATCATTTGATAGAGCTGGAAATTTAGAAAGGTGTGGTGATAAATCCCTTCTCAATAGAGTAATGGAAGTAAATCCAAAATTATGTTTATTTGGACACATCCACAACCACCAAGATATTATCAATCAGGGAACAATGAAGTTGAGTGGATTAGATACTATCTTCTCAAATGGTTCGGTGATGAAAGATGGTAGATTTGGTAAATTAACTTCAAACGGAAACATCTTTGAGTTATAAATACTTATTATTATGAGATGGGTAGAATACTTTCAAAATTTAGCACACCAAATTAAACTCAAATCCAAAGATGAGAGAACTCAGATTGGAGCAGTAATAGTTGGTAAAGATAAAGAAATTGTATCAACAGGTTACAACTCATTTCCCAGAGGTATTGATGATACAATAAAAGAAAGACAAGAAAGGCCAGAGAAATATTTTTGGTTTGAACACGCTGAAAGAAATGCCATATATAACGCAGCTCGAATTGGAGTTTCTACTAAAGGATGTACAATGTATCTAAGTTGTGGTATCCCTTGCTCTGATTGTGCTAGAGGAATTATCAATGCTGGAATCGTAAGAATCTTTTGTGAAAGAGGTGGTGGAGCAAAAGGACCTAAGTGGGAAGAATCCGCTGAAAGGAGTTGGAAGATGTTCGAAGAAGCTGGAGTAAATGTTCAGTTTTATGATGAAGGTAATAACGGAATCTAATCTTTCTTAAATTCGAATATTTATATAGAAAGGAATTATAATGGCTGAACCAGCATATAACGCAGGAGGACTTATTGGTTTTAATGAAACTACTACTGGTGGTAACACTAATAGTGGTAATAATGGTTATACACCAAGTCCACCCAAATCACCCCCACCAATTCCTACACCACCACCAAAAGAAAGTAATCCACCTCAACCAAAACCACAAAAAACTACTTTGGATGAGGTATCTTCTGTATCTAAACCATTAACCCCAACAAAAAAACCAGCATCTAAAAACATTAGAGAACGTATTAGTGTAGAAAATGTTATTGAAAAACAAACAGTTGGTAATTTTGAAGAAATTGATAAAATAAGATTATTTGGTGAATATCCCCAAAACTTTGTGGATATCCCTAAATACGATTTATCAAAGCTAAATGTAATTAGTGATGAGGAGGTTGATTTCAATTTTATTCTTTGTTTGAAAGATGGTGAAGAATCACTACCCCGATTATTTGTAACAAAAAACTTTTACGAAAGATTAACAAATAACTACTCTACTGGAAACCCATTTGGTGTAAATGATATTATAGATGAAAAAAATATTATAGTAATTGATATTAAACCCTTAAAAGAAAAGGTAGAACTTTTAAGGATAGCTGAGTTAAACACAGATATAGATTTAACATCGGTTCAGGAATCTGAAAGGAGTTATGTAGAGGTAATTAGAAATTTATTTGTTCATTCCAATTACGAAAAAGATGCAGTAAAGGGATTACAAGCTAATCCCACATATACTGATATCGAACTATTAAGATATATTTCTTGGGCAGTTGCGAAACCATCTAATAATTTCGATGAACGATTAATACCAGCTGAACAATTAGGTACTTTTAAAGATATTCCACAAAACGCTGATATTAGTGATGATGAACCATCTAAAAAGATTGAAGAAGAATTAGATAACAATGGAAATCCAATTGACCCAAATCCAAACTTATATCCACCAATTGGTAGAAGGGGTGTAGAAGATGAAGAAGAAGTTTTCTATAATGGAAAAACTTGGACTTGGTTCGAAGAAGAAGAATCTTGGAATTTGGTAAATCGGGATAATGGTGAACCATTACCTGGTGGAGGTAACAATGGTGGTTCTGGAGGTTCTGGAGGTTCTGGGGGTTCTGGAGGTTCTGGAGGTTCTGGCGGCTATGGTGATGTTGGTGGTGGTGGACCTAGAGATAGAAGTTAAATCTAATTTTTATTATATTTATAATAGTAACAACTAAACATTTCGCACTTTGAAAAAAAGACCTTTAGCAAATGTTGAATGGAGAAAATACTTCTCTCTTAATAATACCACATTGAATGAGTATTTAAATTCCTATGGAGATGATTTTCTTAACCAATCCCTTTCTTTAGTTATTCAAGCCCACAAACAAAATCTTCCCTCAGTTGTATTGATTGAATTTACAATCGATGGTGTTGTTTCGGTTGTGGAAAAGAAAGATTACTTATTGGTTTTACAACGATTACTAAATTTGTGTGAACGATTGGAAAAGTATGAGATTTGTGCTGAGATTGTAAAGTATCAGAAATCAATTCCACCAAAGATTAAAACCCCAACTAAAAAATCGCATAAGATAACTACATTTAATTAAAACACATGGCAGAGAACATTACAAAAGTTCCACCAAAAGGTAAAATCAAATTTGATATAACCTTGTCTGAAGAACAAAAGTTAGCAAAAACAGCAATCCTTTATCATCCTTACAATTTTATAATGGGAAAAGCAGGTTCCGGTAAAACCCTTTTAGCAGTACAAATAGCATTAGATATGTTTTTTACGAGGCAGGTAAATAAGATTGTAATAACAAGACCAACGGTATCAAACGAAGATAATGGATATCTGCCTGGTTCACTAAATGAAAAGATGGAACCTTGGTTAGTTCCAATTCGTTCTAATATGAGAAAGGTTTATAACAAACCTATGATTTTAGAGAAGATGGAAAAGAACGAAGATATTGAATTAGTTTCTCTTTCACATTTCAGAGGAAGAACATTTGAACACTCGATTGTGATTGTAGATGAATTTCAAAACCTAACTAAACCACAATTAGGAATGGTATTAGGTAGATTAGGTAAGGGTTCAACAATGATTTTAACAGGAGACCCACAACAAATCGATTTGAAGTTTTCAAATGATTCGGCAATACATGAAGTTCCTAAAGTAAAGGATTCACAATATGTTTATTCAACTCATCTGAGAGATAATCACAGACATGAAGCATTGGATGAACTACTACGATTGTTGAGTAATTATCAGTAAAAATAAATTAAAAATAATTAAAAAAAGTTGAGTTTTCCCTTGGATTTCTCAACTTTTTTTTGTATGTTAGTACTGTAATTGAGAGATAGATATGAAAAACCAAAAGACATTAAACGCCCTTCGTAAGAAAGCCGGATTGGGTATTTGTGAAAATTCAAGAATGCCAAACCTCAACAAAGTTGGTGAACTACTAACTGAGTTAGGAATTGAAAACGATGTAACAAATTGGAGTTGTACCAAATGGACATCAGCGGCAGGTTACCGATACAACACTTCGGGGGGTACTCGTGATTACAATGGTTACCGATTGAAAGTTCCTCAAATCAATTTGAATATCAATTCAACTGACACATACTACTCTTGGAACACAAAGATGTTCGCTAAAGAGTTGGTAGAATTGATTGAAAAAGTTCAAAAATAATTAAGAAAAGACTTGCATAATTCAAAATTATTTTGTATGTTAGTACTGTAATTGAGAGTAAGAGTTAAAACGATTAAACCCTAAAAGATATGAAAACTAAATTTGATTTGTGGCTCGAAAAAGTTAACGAAGAGAGAAAAACCTATTGGGAAAGTAAATTTAATTACAAACCCTACGAACCCCTAAGAGTTGATAAAGGTAGAAAATACATCCGTTTGTGGGATGGTAGTTCTGCTTGGGGATTTGTTTCTATGGTTGATGGAGTTAACAAAGGAGTTCCAGTTAAGAAAGGTGATTTGTTGAAACCACAAGGTTGGCAAGGACCTGCTAAACATTCTCGTGGTAACATCTTTGATGGTACTGATAAGTGGGAATACTACGGACCAAATTACTTAGTTTAATTAAACCTTAAAACATAAACGATATGAATATTAAAGAATTTTATTTGAACACTTACCCAACCGATGAATTGGGAGTTGAAATCAACGAGAAAGCCACCTTTGTTGGTTTGGTTACCGAACTATTTGGTGGGAGCGATATCTACGAATATATTGGTGTTGGTGATAGTATCATCAGAGAACGATGTTTTGAAGAACTAGCAAAACAACTAAACAAACCATATGATTTTGTTTACAATTTATGGTTAAATTAATTCAAAAAAAGCTTGCATGTTTCAAATAAATTTTGTATATTAGTACTCTAATGAGTGATATGATAAAAAAGAAAATAGTTTACATTGATATGGATGGAGTCATCGTTGACTTCGGAAAAGCAATCAAAGATTGGTTTGAAAAACATCCACATTTAGAAGAAAGATACAAAACTCATCCTGACCACATTCAAGGTTTATTCAGAATCGCACCTCCCATTAAAGGTGCTATTGAAGCTATTAAAAAATTACACAATAGTGGTAAGTATGAATTATTCATCGCCACCTCTGCTCCTTGGGGTAATCCTCAATCTCTTACTGATAAAAGATTTTGGTTAGAAGATTACTTCGATAATATCTTTCACAAAAGATTATTCACTACTCACAGAAAAGATTTGTTAATGGGTGATTACCTTATTGATGATAGATTAAAGAATGGAGCTGGTGAGTTCAAAGGTAAATTATTAAGATTTGGATATGATTGGGAAAACAACAATTCTCCTAATGAATATCCTGATTGGGATTCTATTTTAGATTATTTATTATGAAACAATTCGATAGTATAAATTTTTTATTAAAGTTTGCATTAGTTCTTTATTCATTAATGTTATTGGGAACATTAACATCTTGTACGGATGACCCATTATCAGATTTACCCGATAATTACACAATGGAATTAGATGGTAGATTAGATACAACCAATGAAGGATTATATAAATTAGAACTAAACTCTACACAAAATTCTATTCAAACAATTCATAGAATTACAGGTAAACTTTTAAATCACAACGAAGAACCATTATATCCACAATTAGTTGAATGGGAATCATCTCATCAATGGACTTTAAATGATACTGCTTATGTATTCATTCGAAGAACTATAAATGTATTAGGTGATTGGGTAGATGTAGATACAACTTATGTAACTGGATTTGCTGGAACCATTGTACCGACTATAAATGAGTTTTCATATAGTGGAACTGGTGGAGAAATAAATACAGTAATTGCACCAATAGATGAAATGGTTGGCGATACACTTATTGTAAAAGCAACATTTCAAGACTTAGAAGAAACAATTAGAATCGTATTAGAATGAGAAAGGTAAGATTACAAGCAACACCACTAACCGATGAAACTTTTAAGAGGCAAGGTTGGTCAAAACATCTTTCAAATGATTATAATGGTACTGGAGATTTTATTGAGAATAGGGAGGATTTAGATGATAATGAAGAACTGGACAAACCTTATTTTTGGACACTCCCTCTACCTAAAGAAAGAAATGATAAGTATGCACCCCGATTTGTAACCAACTCATCCGATGATGATGCAGAGTTGGTAAATATGGGATTAAAGCCAGGTCAATATTTTATTGAAATTTTAGATTTCGATGGACTTGGATTTTGTACAACTGAGGAAGAATTAGAAATATTATATAGGTCACTAACTGGAAAATATATAGAACAATGATTAGAAACTATACAGAAGAACAAATAGAAGCAAACTATAATAAGTTTATAGAAGCTATTAAAAAAGTGTTTAGTGGAGAACGATTAGAAAAACTTCTCCATATGTATTCCCCAGAAGAATTGGGAACTGAACTTGCTATTGCACCCGCAAGTGGTAAACTTAATTTTCACTCTGCATATCCTGGTGGTTATATCGACCACGTAATGAATGTAGCAAGAAACGCTTACAAACTAAAAAAGATGTTTGAAGAGAGTGGTGGGTTTATTAACTTTACTGATGAAGAATTATTCTTCGCAGCTTTCCACCACGATTTAGGAAAGTTGGGTGATGGTAAAGAACCATATTATTTACCACAAGAATCGGAATGGCATCAAAAAAATAAAAAAGAATATTTTACTCACAATCCAAAGTTACAATACTTTGATGTAACCGATAGAGCATTTTGGTTACTGAATCAATATGGAATCAAATATACTCAGAAAGAACAATTGGGTATTCATATGGCTGATGGATTGTACAACGATGCAACTAAGAAATACTTTATTTCTTATAATGAAGATTTCCAAGTAAAAACTGATTTACCATACATTATTCATTGGGCTGACCATATGAGTACTAGATTAGAAAATTCAGAATATAGAAAATCAACGGGTATGTATGACAATATTTCCGAAAACTTTTAATTAAACTGACAAGTTGTCATACAAAATGAAATGGTATGGATTTGGTAATATATAGATTGTATGTTTAACTTAAAAAAAGGAAAAAATATGATTTTAACATTTGACAGATTCTTTGATGAGGTATTTGATTCTAAATTTCAACCGATGCAAATAAATCATCAACAAGGAAACTATTCCATCAATACAACTAAAGATGGAAAACAAAGTATTGTTATAAGTGTTGTAGGACACAACCCAAAAGATGTAAATGTGGATGTTACTGAAGATTTAATTACAGTAAATGCAGAAACTGAAAATGTGAATGCAGTTGTTGGCAATATAAATCTAAAGTTCAAAGTAGGAAAAGATTACGATGGAACTACTGCAGAAGCATCAATTGAAAATGGTCTACTTACCATTCTTTTGGATAAAAAAGAAGAGAGAAAAAGTAAAAAGATAAAGATTAAATTTTAATCTTAGTGGTGTTAGTTTAGTAAAGGGGAGGTTGAATAAATCTCCCTTTTTTCATTTTCTTATATTTATATATATTAACAAATAGAGTTATTATGAAACCAGAACATAAACAAAAAGCATTATCTCATATTGAGGGAGTAGAAAATCACAACAAAGTGATTAAAGGTATGTTAGATGGAAGTAGACCATCAGACCAAAAAGAAGCTTTAAGACTAACACATCAAATTGAAAGGTTACTCGAACTTACGAAAAATCTCGTAGACTTAGCATAGAAAGAGTAAAATGAAGTTCAGAACTTTATTATTGGGATTATCTGCGTTGTTCGTAGCATTTAACGCAGCATTCTTCTCCGTAACTGGTTTATCTAAACTATTTGCAGGAGCAGCATTTTCCGTTATGATAATGGCAAGTTCATTGGAATTAGCTAAATTAATTACGGCTGGATATCTTTATAATTATTGGGAAAAAATAAACAAAACATTTAGAATCTATCTAAGTGGAGCAGTGGTTATATTAATACTAATCACATCATTAGGTATTTACGGATTTCTAACATCAGCATTTCAAGATACATTTAATCAATTTAGTGTTCAAGAAAAACAACTAGCATTTCTACAACAAAAAGAAAAGTTTTGGGCAGATGACGTTGCAAGATACGATACTGAATTAGAAAGAATTTCACAAAATATTTCAACACTTTCAAATGCTAAAGCAACCGGAATCCAAGTTAGAGATACAACTTCATCAACTGGATTTAGAAACACAATCTCAACAACCGAACTAAGATTATCACAACAAAGAATATCGGTTGAAGAAGATAACAGAAAAGAGGTTCAAGGAAAAAGAGAAGTAGCGGCCGATTCATTACAATCCATTCAATTAAAAATATTAGATGTTGAATCATCAGAAGGTGTTTCATCGGAGTTAGGACCTTTACAATACCTTAGTGGATTATTGGATAAACCTATGGACCAAATTATAAACTGGTTCATTCTTATTATTATCTTTGTATTCGACCCATTGGCAGTTGCACTTGTAATCGCATTCAACAACGCAATGAAAGTTGATAAAGGTGAAAAGGATAAAAAGAAAGTAGTTGAGAAAAGAGAACTCTATGGTGAAGAACCTGAAGAGGGCTCTGATATCTACACCGAAGGTGAATTAAAGGATTGGGATACCACATTATCAGATGGGTTAGAAGATGAAGAATGGGATGAAGACCATGCCTTAGACCAAGTAATGAATGATATGGTATCCGATATGGATATGGAAGAACTCAATGAAGATTTATTTGGCGAGGAAGATGATGTTCCATATGAAGATAGTAAGTTTGAAACTGACAATACTACTACGGAAGATAAAAAAAAAGTTGATGAAGCTGTAATCGTTGATGGTGTTGAGTTAAAAAAAGATACAAAAAGACGAGGTGTTGATATTGATGGTGATGGTACTATTGATGGATATGATAATACAGGAGATGGATTAATTGATGAACCAAAACCATCATCTTCTCAACGAGCACAATATGTAATGAGAGAAAAACCATATTATGCTAGACCTGACTTTAATTGGGGAGATAGAAGTAAGTGGATAAACAATCAAAACGCGGTAAACTATTGGTTGACTTACATAAAGAATGATAAAGATACTTCTTATCCAACCGACTTCGATTCTAAAACTTATTAAAAATAATTTGGTTTTTTGAAAATAATTTCGTATATTTGTTATAAACAAATAAGAAATCATACAAAAGATGAATTTAGGATACGCTTGTATTAATATGACTCTATCAGGTCAAAAACCAAAAGTAACTACTAATCGTTCAATGATTAAAAGAACATTCTTAGAAAGGGGTGTTGGTTACGCAACTGAATTAGGGTTACAAAACGCAAGAGATTTGTTTCATATTTTAAAATGGAATAATGAAAATGGAATCAAACTATTTAGATTATCATCTGAAATGTTTCCATGGGGTTCTGAGTATGATTTAGAAACAGCACCACATTACCTAAGAATTAAAACAATATTAGAGGGGTGTGGTCATTATGCAAAAACAAATGGAATTAGAATTACTTCTCACCCTGGTCCTTTCAATGTTCTTACTTCACCACATAAAAAAGTAGTAGATAATACTATTACTGATTTAGAACTACATGGTAAAGTTTTTGATTTATTAGGATTAGAAAAATCACATTATAACAAAATCAACATTCATTGCAATGGTGTTTATGGAGATAAGAAATCTGCTATGGATAGATTTTGTGATAACTTCCAAAGATTATCACCATCGGTTCAATCTCGTTTGACAGTTGAGAATGATGATAAAGCATCAATGTATTCGGTAAAAGATTTAATGTATATTCACAACAAAATTGGTATCCCAATCGTATTTGATTATCACCACCACAAATTTAATACAGGTGGATTGAGTGAAGAAGAAGCTCTAAAATTAGCAATCTCAACTTGGCCAAAAGGAATTAAACCCATTGTTCATTACTCTGAAAGTAAAGCATTACATGAGGAGAATGAAAAATTAAAACCACAAGCACATTCAGATTACATCAATGAATTACCCGAACTATATGGTACTGATGTTGATGTAATGGTGGAAGCAAAAGCAAAAGAACTTGCTATTCTACCATTTATTAATAAAGATAGTGTATGTGCTTATAGTGGATTGTTAAACACACAAAGTTACGCAGAATGATTATAGATGTAGATATTAAAGCTCCTAAGAGAGTAGAAAAGAATTGGGGATATGAATTATGGATTCACAACGATGAAGAGTATTGTGGGAAATTATTGGTATTCACAAAAGAAAGAAATAGATTCTCAATGCATTACCACTTAAAGAAAAAAGAAAGTTGGTATGTGCAAGAAGGAAGATTCCAATTTAATTGGTTGAATGTAGAAGATGGAAAATTAGAAGGTAAAACTTTAGAGAAGGGTGATAGTGTTTTAATTGAAAGAGGATTGCCTCATCAGTTAATTTCATTAGAAGATAACTCAATTGTATTTGAAGTTTCGACTGAACACTTTGATGAGGATAGTTACAGAGTTTATAGAGAAACACCTGAGGATTTATTATGAGTTACATAAAAGTTCACGTACCAGAAATATATCAATTAAAAGAACAATTTGAGTCTGATAAAGATAAATGGATTCAATACTATTCAAAGTATGGAGCATTTGTTGGAAGTTCAGATTCGGTAGATTACCTAACTAAAGAAATAGAAAAATATTATGATAGTAAAAAGAGTTGAAAAAACTCCCGTTACAAACGAAGAGTTAAACCTATATAAAGAAAGAATATCTAAATTAGATAAAGAGTTTGCAGTAACTGCATTAGATGTTGGGATGGATAAGAGAATCGTAACCATTAAGTTTGGTGGTGATTACGATGATTTAACTTTGGTAAATCCAACAATAACAAAAACATCAGATGCTATGGTACAATATTTTGAAAAAGATTTACACAAGAAAAACAAAGTAAGAAAAACAATTAGACATAAATCCTTTTCAGTTGATACAGACAATTTAGGTTTGGTAGAATTTTCATCGGACAACGATAGTTGGAAAACACAAGATGAGTTTATGAATGATTTGGGCTTATTCGAATGTATTACCGCACAAAGATTAATCGATTCAATTGATGGTATTGATATTAGTTCACCACTTCGTAGATACACAGCTGAAATCAAAAAAGAAAAGAAGCCAGGTAGAAACGAAAGAGTAATGTTACAATCACCTGAAGGAGATATGGAATTTGTTAAATACAAAAAAGCACAACCTCTTTTAGATAAAGGATATAAATTGGTATAGTTATGGGAATTTTTAGTTACGAATCAGAAGATTCCCTAAATAGGGAAGCTAAGAACATTTCATTCGATGTTCCTGATGATATGAATATTTATGAGTATAAGATTATGTGTGTTCGAATGGCACATGCAATGGGTTATCATCACAAATCTGTAAAGAAGGCGTTTGGTGAATTAGATTACGAAACGGAATCGGATAGAGATTTTAAAGAATTTATGGAAGCAGTTAATCAACTAACTGGTTCTCTTACACCCTAATGAATGAATAAACTATACATATTAGAACAAAAAATAGCAACTTTGGAAATTATATTAGAATCGATAGTAGAAGAATTAATTGAAACCAAATTGGTTAATGGAGAAACCTTAGATGCTAGGATTATAGAAAGAATAAAAGAGTTATCTAATAAAGTAAAAGAAGAAGAAAAACAAATTGAACTACTTAACTTTCCCTATTGGGGAGAAAAAGGTGAAGCATAATTTGGTTTTATCAAAATAATTTCGTATATTAGTAAAATATTTTAACTACATGGAATCAATTTATATATTATATGTTATCATAGCATTATTAGTACTTTCAAATATATTCTTTATTTGGAAAGGAACTCAACTCGTTAAACAAGTTGAAGATGCTGTAAATGAAACTGATAATGTTACCGATGAAACACTTATAGTTTTGGAAAGAATGTTATCAGAAATGAAAGAAATAGATATCAGAGGTTCATTTGAATCAGATGATGAGGTTGGTGTTGTATTTAATGAGTTAAAAGATATTATTCAAAAATACCAAAACAAATTATAAAATGCCAAGACCTAGAAAAAATAAACAATACTTTACACAAGATACGCAAGATGCAATTATAGCGTATAATAAATCAAAGAGTGATAGAGAAAAAAATGAACTTTATCGGAATCGGATAAAGTATCCTTTTGAAAAATTAGCAGAAAACATATTAAATACATTTAAATTCTCTTACTTTGATGTACCAAAAGAAGATGTACAAAAAGAAGTGGTAGCTATTCTTATTCAAAAAATTCATATGTTTAAAGAAGGTAAGGGAAAAGCATTTTCATACTTTTCAATTGTAGCAAAAAACTACCTTATCCTTAATAATAACTCAAATTATAAAAGATACAAAAAAACAGATTTGTTATCTCAGATGCCACAAACTTGGAATCCTGAAAATGATTTTTATCACGAACAACAAGGGGATGAGTTTTCTGAATTTAAAGAATTAATGTTACAATATTGGGATAAAAATCTTACAAAAGTATTCACAAAGAAGAGAGATATTCAAATAGCAGATGCTATCTTAGAGTTATTTAGAAGAAGTCAATATATCGAAAACTTTAATAAAAAGCATTTATATCTTTTAATCAGAGAAATGACTGATTGCAAGACTCACTATATCACAAAAGTAGTTAATGTAATGAAAGAGCATCAGAAAAAAATGTTAAATGATTATTTAGACTATGGTGAGTTAAAGGAAGATTCTGATGAAGATGAATTCTTTTCTTACTAATCCTATATTTATTCTAAATAGGTTATAATACTTCACTTAAAGAAATACAAATGGAATTGGAAGATATTTTCAAGACCAAAGAATTCAAATCGTTACCACTTCATAAACGAATTTGGATTAGAATTAAGGTTGCATTTTTTGGACTATTAGAATTAATGTAATGAAAAAATGGACTTCGGTACGAGCAGTTTACCTACTCATGTCTCTCGTACTTTTATCCGCCACACTTCTACAAAATTGGTGGATAGTATTATTTGTAGTAACAATGTTGCAAATCGGTGTATGGACTAAATTTTGTCCATCTAAGTTTTTATTTGAAAAGTTAGGATTAAAGAAATCAGAACTTTAAAAGTTACTTATGAATCGGTTTGCGAAAATATGTTTAGGCATGGCAGGTGCTATTATGTTCACTTTCTTTGCAGTACAAACTTGTATTGTATTTAGATGGTGTGAACCCTCTTACTTTCTTGCCGAATTTGGATATGGTTGTGTTATTGCATTCATGCCACCATTCTTCTATGTGGTATATGATTTCATTCGTACTACAAAATTAAAAGAAGCAAATATTGATTTACAATTAAATGCTATTGATAAATCTAATTTGGTGGTTATGTTGGATATGGATGGGTACATCTTATCAGCAAACAAAAAGTTTTGTAACACAATGATGTGTACTGAAAAAGAACTAAAGTACAAACAACATAAAAGAATGGTCCCAAAAGAATATGGTGATAGTTTAGAGTATCACGAATTTTGGGAAAGGTTAAAGAGAGGTGAAAGTATTACTGGTGAATTTGAAAGAATTGCAAAGGATGGTACATCTCGTTGGTTATTTGGTAACTACACTCCCATCCAAAGTTCAGATGGTAGTTACAACAAAGTTCTAAAGATAGCAACTGATATTACACTTCAACACGAATCCGAAGTGTTGGTAAATCAGAAAAACTCTTACTTAGAACACGCTGCGAAGATTCTCCGACACGATATGCATAGTGGTATCAACACATATATGCCAAGAGGATTATCATCATTACAAAGAAGATTATCTGAAGAAAAAATTAAAGAGTTAAAAATTGATGCTCCACTAAGGATGTTAGCAGAAGGATTGAAACACACACAAAAAGTTTATGCTGGTGTTAAGGAGTTTACAAACTTAGTTAAGGAAGATGCACAATTAGATATGAAGGAATGTAACTTATCAGAAATATTGAGAAATTACTTATCCTCTACATCTTATGTTTCACAAGTTAAAATAGATAGGTTACCATTCACTCAAGTAAACGAACCACTCTTTTGTACTGCAATAGATAACTTAATCAGAAATGGATTAAAGTATAATGATAGTAGTACAAAGGTGGTTAAAATTTATATGGAAAATGATTTTACAATTTGTGTGGAAGATAATGGTAGAGGTATTACTAATGAAGAGTTCATTGAGTTATCTAAACCATATACAAGAAAAGAAGGACAAAAGGAAGGAGGTTCAGGATTGGGATTAAACATTTGTATCGCAATTTTGAAAGAACATGGTTTTAAGATAACTGCAGAGAAGTTAGACTCTGGTACAAAATTAAAAATTAAATTAAAATGAACACAATGATTAACTCAATCTTGTTAGTGGATGATGAGGACTTATTCCACTTGGTATTTGAAGATGCTTGTAGTATCTTAGATATCACTCTATCTTTAGAGGCACTAAATTCATCTGATGAAGCAGATGAAAAATTCAAAGAATGGTTTCCAGAAAACCCAGCAGATGAAAGACCCGAATGTGTATTCGTTGATTTGAATATTATCGGTTCTTCATATGATGGTATTGAACTTATTCGTAAAATCAATTTTGAATATGGTAACGGATGTGTAATTGGTATTATCTCATCTTCAGATGATAATCAAGAAATTGAAAAAGCAAAATCAGCAGGTGCACAATTTTGGATTATTAAATCCGATGATATTGAACCTCGATTAGAAGAATTCAGAAAAGATTATGAAGGATATCTAAACCGAACCGCTCCATTCAAAATTTATAAATAAGTTTTACAATGATTGAGGTTACGAAACATACCAGAGATATCCTATTGGGTGTTGCTAAGAAAAGGAAAGTTTATGTTGAAGGAAACTTTCTTAAACTCTTAAAAGCACCCGATGGGGATACCGAGTTTGAAGAATATCTTAAAATATGTAAGGATAAAGATTCTACTGCTCGTAGAAAAAGATTACAAGTAACTAAGCAAGTTCAACAACAAAACAAAGAGTTGGTTGATAAACAAAAGGAAACCGATGAATTGATGATAGAACTTCAAGATGCTTTGGAATCTGCAAAACAATCTGAAGAAGAAGCAAATCAATTAAGACAAGAAGCCGAAAAAGGAATGGGTAAAGCATTAGAAGATTTGGAACTAATGCAAAAGAAAACACAATTTGAGTTAATCAGTACAATTGTTAAAGTAGCACTTTATGTGATTATAGGAGTTGGTGTTCTCACAACTGCTATGTATGGGTTAGCATTGATTTCTGGTACTGATACACAAATCATAGGTTCTACTTGGAGTAATATGTTTGGTATTCTCCTAACTAACGCATTCTCAATCGTTGGTACGATTATGGGTGTAAAGTATGCAACTGAAAAAGAATAAAGATGAGTCCTCAAATCATAGATAAAGTTAGTGTGGAAACTTACTATGATGTATTATCCATACCATTTGATAGGGAAGTATCAGAACCACATCATATCAGTTCTATCGTAGATTTTAAGACCCTAAGAGAAGATACACAAAATTTTTTATTAAAACTACCCATCGTTCAGTTCACAGGTAATTTTAAGGCAGGTGGCTTGGATTCTAAACAACGATTGTATCTAATGAGTAGTATGAATGATATCTTCTTCGTAGACACCCTTAAAACGAATTATGCTAAGTGTGTAACCAAACTGATTAATGTTCCCGATTTAAGTGGAAAGGAAGTTATTGAAAGAACTGATGAGCATAGAAGTATTAAACGAATTAGAAAATCCGAAAGTTATGAAGTTACCTATAATGAGGTGGATTATGTAATTGAAATTACCGAAGAGGGTAATGGAACATTTACCAGCATTATGTATGGGGATAACTTCGTAATGGATTATATGTTGGAGAAAGATATATTGGAATATTTTTATAAGAATAAGTAATTGTTTTTGTTTGATTTAGTATAATATACTTATTGGTATATAATAATAAATTATGGCAAAAGCAAAGGGAGGTTTTGGTATTTCGTTATATCGTTCTCAAAGTAAGAAGAGACCTGGTGTTCACGCTAAGAGTAAAACTTCAAAATCTAAAAATAGTAGAAATTACAAAAAGGCATATAGAGGGCAGGGTAGATAATCCTACACTTTTTTGTTTATTGATATTTATATATTGAACAAATATTGATAAACGTATGTCAACAGATTTCGAATTATTCCCAGGCAAAAACCTTAGTGGGTTGTTTGAGGATATCTATAACAATCAAATAAATAAAAAGAAACATATTTCTGATGTCATCTTTGAAATCAGAAAAATGATTAGGCATAATGGTGATATGGGAATTTTAGGTCCAGTCATCAAAGACTTAATTGATACATCAGTTCGTAACGATGACCAATTGGTTAAGTTAGCAACTATCGCACAAAGAATTATAGCATCTAATCAAAAATCAGAAGGAGATACTGGATTCCTCACGGAAGCAGAGAGAGAACAATTACTTTCAGAAATTGAACAAGTTCAAGATGAGGTTAGTAGGGTAGATGATTTACAAAACGAAATAGAAGAAGTAAAACAAAAATTAGAAAAGTAATGTTTGGGGATAGAAATCGTAATGTACAATCCAATCAAAGTGTTAATATTAGAAGGCATAAAGATACTATGTCTATGGGTACTGTATATAAGATTATATTGGATATTAATGATGATATTCTTTCTGATTTAGAAATAGAAGAACCACTAAAAGGTAAATATATAGGAGCGATTCAGTTCAGAGCTTCAACTAGTCAAAATAAAAAAGATGAAGGATTAACTTTAGCATTACCGAAAGATAAAACATGTGTTTCTCTACCAACTATAAATGAAACAGTTGCTATTACCAATTCACCAGCTGGTGGATATTTGTATGAACGAATCATCAGTTCGGCATTACCAAATGTAAATACAAGTATAGATGAAATAAATGCATCTCAGAAAAAAGAAAAATCAGCTCAATCAAACACCGCATCTAATTATGGTAACGTACAATCAACTGGAATATCAAGAACGGAAAGTTCATCTGATTCGATTGATGTTTCTTCGCTAGGTCAATATTTCCAACCAGATGGTACTATTCATAAACTTAAACTATATGAGGGTGATTATTTAATTGAAAGTAGATTTGGTCAATCAATTAGATTTAGTGGTTATAATAACCCTGATAATATTTTTTCACCAAACATTATAATTAGAAATGGTGAAAATGGAGAATCCCTAACAAAGGATATAGGAACATCTACTGAAGAAAGTATTAATGATGATGGTAATATTATATTTTTAGGTAGCGGTGAACGATTATTGGAATATACATTACCAACTGAAAATGAATATCCATCATTTTTTAATTACCCATCAGAACTAAAAGGAAATCAAATATTATTAAATTCAGATAGAGTTATTATATCGGCTAAATCAGCCGAAATGATTTTTTCTGCAAAAAAAGATATTGGTTTTATAACTGATGGTCAATTTTCAATTGATGCAACCGATGGTATAAACATCACAACAGATAATCATATATTTGTTGATACACAGGATAGAGATATAAATTTAGATATTGGTAATGGTACTATTATGTTAGGAACTGATGGTGAGTTGGAAGCTGCACCAAAGGGTGAAACTTTGGTAGAGTTATTGGGTGAAATGATAGATTTAATAACACAACAAATATATTTAACACCAGCTGGCCCAACCTCACCTGGCCCAACAAATATAGCACAATTTACAACATTGAAATCTAAATTACAAACAATGTTAAGTAATAATGTACAACTAAAGTAATATGGCAGTAAATAAAAACATATTGGGTGGTGCTAGTGATAGTATAAAAAAAGTTGCTGATATATCTAATATTACAAATAATCCTAAAGATACGATAAGTAGCATAACTACAGAACTACCAACTCCACCTGCATTACCAAAAGTTCCACCTAAGCCAGAATTACCGGCGTTACCAAAGGTTAGATTGCCTAAACTTCCACCTATTCCAAAGTTTAGAAAAAAGAAAGTAGAAGAAAATCCTAAACTTAAAAAAGGATTACCAAAGTTACCAACTCCACCTAATCTACCACCAATACCAGTAGTACCTAAAGTACCAAATATTCCAAAAATACCTAATATAGAACTGCCAAAGGTACCTGAAGTAAAAATACCTGATATTAATTTACCAAATCCATCGGATTTATTAAAAAGATAAAAAATGTCTTGGGGATTATTTAAAAGAAACGTAATACGAAAGACAAATCCAAATAACAATCCTTCTTTAGATATAAATAAGGTTGCAACTATTTGGGCTGATGAATATGATGCTGCGATAAAAAGAGGAAAAGATTTTATTAATTTAGAATCAGTACAAGCTGGTAATAAAGAAATAATGAAAAATCTTTTTAGAGTTGCGTTATTAAAAGGATTGGCAACACCACCTGGCGTAAATTTTTCATTACCAAATGAATTTGGGAATGGTGTAAAAGCTTATTGGGCCGGAGCCCAAATGAACCCATTTCCAATTCCACTAATTCCAGCACCCGGTTCAATTCAAAATTTAGTAGTAAATTCTAATATTGTAACTAATGTGGGGGTGTGGCCTCTATACCCACCATTAAAACCCGCTAAAAAACAAGAGATAATAGTAAATATGTTTATACTTGCCGCTATTGTGCATTTATTTTCGATAGGTGGTGTTATACAAACAACTTCACTATATCCATCGGCACCATCCCCAATACCCGCTCCTGGTGTTATAATTTGGACGGGATATTTAATACCACCCGCAATCCCTATTCCAAATCCAAACTTCCCATCTGCGGATGGTAGTGAACTACCTGTAATAGAGCAGGTTGATAATAACACTATAAGTGAAGTTGGTCCTATTCAAGAATATGAATTACCCAATGATAGTGATGATAGTGGATTAGGTGATGGTATAAATGGAGATGGTAGTGGATTAGGTGATGGTATAAATGGAGATAGTTCTTTTGAAGATATGGTAAACTCATCTTTAGGAGATGATATTAATGATATTGGTGATGGTAATAATATCAACAAACAAATAGAAGAATTTAAAAAACAATTAGTAGCAATACGACCAGATTGTATTAAAAATTAAAAAAACCTAAATCAAATATTTATATAGAAAGGAAAACATTTTAACAATGGATACTGATAAATTAGTAAAAGCAATACAGATTATAGTTAAGGAGGAAATCAAAGTGATTCTTCCCAAACTCGTTAAAGAAGGTGTTAAGAAAGAAATGGCTAAGTTATTGAAAGAAAACAAAAAACTTAAAGAAGCTATTACACCAAAACAACCAACATTTATGGATTCAAATGTAATGGAAGAACCAGTTCAACCACAAAAAACATTTAGTAAGAATCCTGCATTAAATGAGGTATTGGCACAAACACAACCCTTTAACTCACAACAAAGAAGTGGAACTAATGTTCCATCATATGCTGGGGCACCAACCGAAGTATCGTCTGGTACGATGAACTTCGATTCAAACTCAGTACATACATTAGGTGCATCAAATATAGCACAACAAATGGGTTACGGAGATATGGCACCAAAACAAGGTTTAGGTGTTCATACTGGAAACGCTGGATTGGATAAAGCACTAAATAGAGATTATAGTGGTTTAATGAAAGCATTGGATAAAAAGAAAGGTCCTTGGAGACCGGGAATGTAATATAGATTATGGCAGTTGAGTTAGGAAGAAGAATTGTTAAAGATACCATTGCATACGCAAATTATGCTATTGGTATTACATTACCATTAACTTTTGGTAAAAATACCTTTGAACAATCTTTTCTAACTAAAGACCAAGTTAAATCAAATATTAAAAATCTTCTACTTACTAAAAGGGGGGAACGTATTTTACAACCTGAATTTGGTAGTGGAATCCAATCGTTATTGTTTGAACCAAATGTAGATGATTTAGAAGGTAGAATAGAAGATACAATAAACGAAAGTTTAGAACAGTGGTTACCTTATGTTACGGCAGAAGAAATTGATATTGAATCAACTGATGAATTGAGAGATAACAATAAATTAAATGTTTCAATTAAATTTAGAATTGGTGATGATATTAATTTAGAAACCTTAACATTCACAGTTCAGGGATAATAAGATATGGCAATTACAAAAACAACAAAGAATTTTAAGGGTAGAGGTAAGGATATAAAATACCTCAATAAAGATTTTACTGAATTCAGAACTAATCTTATTGAGTTTGCTAAAACTTATTTCCCAACAACTTATTCTGATTTTAACGAATCCTCTCCTGGTATGATGTTCATTGAAATGGCATCTTATATTGGAGATTCACTTTCATATTATGTTGATGATACCTTAAAGGAATCATTAATGGTACATGCTGATGATATTGAAAATGTAATAGCACTTTCACAATACTTAGGATATAAACCCAAAGTATCCGCACCAGCAGTAACAACTTTATCTGTCTATCAATTAGTTCCTTCAACTGGAACTGGTGCAAACAATACATTTGATGAAACATATCTTTTAAAGATAAAAGAAGGTATGATATTGGAATCTTCAAATGGAGTATCTTTTATTACAAAAGATGTAGTTGATTTTTCGGATTCAACTGATAGAGAAATTACAATATACCAAACCGATTCGGTTACTGGAGAAACATCATTTTATTTAGTAAAGAAATTAGTAAAAGTTATTTCGGCAGAAGTAAAAACTGAAGAATTTACATTTGGTTCATATGAAGAATTTCAAAAAATTGATTTATTGGATACAAACATTATAGATATCTATGATGTACGAGATTCAAATGGAAACAAATGGTATGAAGTTCCCTACTTAGCACAAGAATTGGTATTTGTGGATTATCCGAATACGGAAAGTAATGACCCAGACCTTTATCAATTTAAATCAACAGTACCATATGTATTAAATACACTTAAAACATCTCGTAGATTTGTTAAACAGGTTAACCCAGATAGTACAACAACTATTCAGTTTGGTGCAGGAGACCCAACAGCGAATGATGAAACGATTATACCTAATTTAAAAAATGTTGGATTGGGATTACCCAATTCTATTTCTAAATTAGAAGAATCATTTGACCCAACTAACTTTTTAAAAACCAAAACTTATGGTTCATCACCATCAAATACAACCATAACTGTAAAATATTTAGTTGGTGGTGGTGTAGAATCAAATGTTCAAAAAGGAACAATTACTCAAATTAGAAATAGTGAATTTGAAGAAGATACAACATTATTCACACCAACGCAGTTGGCAATTTATAATTCAGCTAAAAATTCAATCGCAGTAGATAATGAAGTTCCTGCAACAGGTGGTAAAGGTGGTGATACTATTGAAGAAATAAGACAAAATGCTTTAGCAAACTTTGGTTCTCAGAATAGAGCAGTAACTGCTAAAGATTATGAAGTAAGAGCATTATCAATGCCAACTAAGTATGGTTCGGTTGCAAAGGCATACGCTACGGCAGATGGTACATTAGATAACAACTCACCATCATCAATTCTTTCTTCACCAAAAGCTCTACAAGAGTTTACTGATTTAGTGATGAGTTTTGTTGAGAAGCCAGATAGTGAAGAACCTGATAGAAAAAGCGTTCAACAAGAAATACAAAAATATCTAACTGGAAAAACATCAAATGATAATGAAAAAAATAATCCATTCGCAATAAATTTATATTTGTTAGGGTATGATTCAAATAAAAAATTATCAAATCTTAATAGAGCAGTAAAGGAAAATTTAAAAACATATCTATCGGAATATAAAATTTTAACCGATGGTATTAATATTAATGATGGGTTTATTATTAATATAGGAATTGAATTTGAAGTAATTACTTTAAAAAATTATAATAAAAGTGAGGTAATTTCTGATTGTATATCCGAATTAAAAGATTATTTAAATATTGATAATTGGACATTCAACAATACAATTAATATTTCAGAATTAGAATTAATTGTAGCAAATGTTGATGGTGTTAGTTCAGTACCAAAATTAAAAATTGTAAATAAGTGTGGTGGAGAATATTCACCAAACTCATATAATATAGAAGCGGCGATTAAAGATAAGATTTTATATCCATCTTTAGACCCATCGGTTTTCGAAGTTAAATTTCCAGATTCGGATATTAAAGGGAGGGCAAGATAATGGCATACTATTTTTTAACAGCATCAAAAGATGCATCGGTGTACTTACAACAACCCGACCAAAACGCTGGTTTAGATGAGGTATTAGAGGTTAGTAAGGTTTATTATGGTAACATCAAAGATGTATCCAGAGCACTTCTTAAATTTGATGTAACTGGATTATCATCTAGCTTAGCAGATGGGTCTGTAACAATGTCTGAAGCAACCCTTATATTAAAAGAAACCGAATCAGAAGAACTTCCATTAGAATTTACATTAGAAGCATATCCAATTTCACAAAGTTGGGAAATGGGTAATGGTACTCGTTTTGATGATATTACAACATCGGGTGTAACTTGGAATAATAGAGAAGGTGATTCTACACTAAGATGGTTGGAAACATCTGAGTTTAGTAGTGTATCTACTGGTTCTTATGAAGGCAAAGGTGGAACATTTTATTACGCATCTTCTTCATTACAAAACTTTGAATATAAAACTACCGATGTTTATATAGATATCAAAGATATTATGATTGATTGGATTAGTGGTTCTATTCCAAATGATGGAATCATTCTAAAATTACCATTTTCAAAAGAAACAGATACAAATGATTATGGTATTCTTAGGTTTTTTAGTAAAGAAACAAACACCATTCATCAACCAAAAGTTAGAATAGGTTGGGATGATACATCATTTTCAACTGGTTCGTTGACTGAGTTAACATCGGAAGAAATAAAAGTTGGAATTAAAAATTTTAAAAAAGAATATAAAGTAAATACAACTCCAAAATTAAGAGTAGTTGGTAGAGATTTATATCCAATAAAAACATTCTCATCAACATTACAATATAGTATTAGTAAATTTTTACCAATAACATCATATTATCAAATATCCGACTATCATTCAGGTGAAGTAGTAGTTCCATTTTCAGATTATACAAAATTAAGTTGTGATTCCGATGGAAATTACTTTAAATTAAATTTATCTAATTGGGAAGTTGATAGGGTGTATATTATAGAATTTAAAGTTAGTATCAATGGAACTGATTATTTCTTTGATGATGATTATACATTTAGCGTAATTTCATAAACAATGTTTAAAAAGAATAGAGCACAAAAAAAGGCAGAATCTATAAAACGAGGTCAAGCTGGTATGGGTAATGAAAAAGAACCTATGAAGCGTGGACTTGGTAGAGATGAGTTTGTCAAAAAACTTAAAGAAGGTGGTTCTCTAAATCTTCCTAAAAAAAACGAACGTGGTGTACGCATCGCTAAAAGAAATGTAGTTAAGGGAAGGCCAATTAATCCATTATCGGATGTAATTAAAAATAGACCATTTGATTCTACAACAATAGAACCAAATGTAAATCCATCTACAATAAATTGGGATGGTGTTAATAGTGCTGATTATGATGAATTATATGGATATATTAGTGAGCAAGAAATAGATGGTGGTATCATAGGCGGTCAACTAATTAGACCTAAATATGATAGTGTTGAATTGGAAAAATCAATAGATACTAGAATATTTGAACTTATACCAAACACACCAGCACCACAACCAGATACAGTACTTCGTTCAGTATATAATACAGCATTAGAACAAATAGAAGATTTAACTGCCGAGGTTGAAAGATTAAATAATGATGTTAGTAATTTAAATTCAATAATAGCTGAATTAGAAAGTATAGTTGCTGCATTAAGAATAGAAACCGATAATGAAAAATTAAAAGCTAATATTGCAAATGACCAAAGAGATATTGCTAATACTCAAATTGCATCAACAACAATAGATTTACAAAACGCGGTACAAAACTCAATCAACGAAGCAATCGAAAGAGTTTCTTTAACCGCTAGAATAGAGGCATTACAAGAATCGTTTAGAGTACAAAAAGAACTAACTGAAGAAAGAGAAAAACAAAATGCTGCACAAAACGCATTAGAAGGATTAAATGGATTCTTCCAACAAACTGAAAATAGTGGATGGAAGATATCAGCAAACGATGTAAATGAAGAGGGTAAGAAGGGATTAAAAATTGCATCTCGTAAACCCGATGAAGTTTCGATAGTAAATGGTTCTAAGGGTGTTGCATTCTTTAACTTTACAACTGAAGAACAAACATTTACATTATCTGAAAGTATTAGTTGGCTTGACGGCCCTAAAACTTGGAAAGTTCCTGCTAGAAATGAACAATCTGCTGGTGTAACTACTGTTACATTTAAGTGGACACCTCTTGGTAAAACATCTAAAAGAAAACAAGAAAAAAGCGGAACTCTTATAATTAATACATCAGCTGGTGATAAATTGGAGATAAAAGCATATTATTGGAAACGAGTTAAGAGAAAAGACAAGTGGGGAAGTAGAGGTACTGCTCAAGTATTTGTTGGTGAAGATAAAACAGGTGGATAATGGCAATTAAAACATTTAAGGAAATAATAGAAAATAAAGGGTATCGAATTTCTACTAAAGATAGAGAAATTTTCGAAAAAGGAACCCTGCAATCTTTTTTCGGATTTTCTGATGCGGATATGATTGAGTTCATTGTTTATGATGCCAATGATAATCAGCTTCCTCAGGGTGATGAAGGAAAGTTAGTTAGATACATTCCACTTAGTTCAGAAAACATTAAAGATTATTTTTTAATCGCAGATGGAACCGAATTTCAGGCATTTAATTTTCCCAATGAATATTTTATTGATGCAGAACGATTAATTAATGAGGCGGGATATAATAATGGTATATTTAAAGCACAAATAACACTATTAAATAAAAGAGTTGGATTTGATAACTTAAATGAAAAACTTTGGATTAAAGAAATATCTCCATCGAGAACTGAAGTAAAGTTACTACCGATTCGAAATGAAGTTTCAGAAAAAACTGATTTATTAACCAGATTTAATATTATGGTAAATGGACAATCTTTTAGGGATGATATTTTACCATATATAGGGGAATTTGTTGAAAAAATAGATTCAAAAGAAATAGATTCATTTATTAAAAAGACATATACTGAAAAATGGTATAACAAATTAGTTTCTGAGTTTGGTGTTAGGGAGTTCGATAGATTAATGACAAGAATACATAAACAATTTGCAGAAGCGATGAAATATGAATTTTTAAATAGAAATTCTTACATTGGTGATGTAAACTATGGTAAAAAGAAACCGACAAAAGAATCATTATCTTTATCAAAAGAAGCAGTGTACAAAACAGCTCAGAGAATCTTAATAGAATGTGTAGATAAATTTTTGCCACAAAGAACAATTCAATCAAGAACAACTAGAGAAAATGAATTTGATGCTAGTAGAGATAAAGTTGGTAAAATTATAAGAACTAGAGAATCGGATGTAATTATTCAACCGAATGTGCCGGGTATTGAGGTAACAAAAGAAAAACCTCTACCACAAACAAAAGATGAATTTAAGGAATCAAAAAATTTAGAGGTAGCTATTAAAAAAGAAGTACCATCTGAATTACCAATTCCAAAATTTATAAAAGAAAATCCGATTAAAAGTAAAAAGAAAAGTATATTTAAAAATAAGTTTTTGGGATTGGGTACTGGTAAACGAATACCGCTTGAAAATGATAAGAGTGGTGCATTTACAAAAAGACCAAATCCAATAACAACACCAGTTACAAATCAAAGAGGTGGAGGAGGACCTTCTGATATAAGTTAATAATTATGCCAGCACCAATAAAAAATATCGATTATGATGAAGTATATGACCCTAATGAGGGTGATAATACTGGACCACAAGAGCCAGACCAAGACCCTGGTGTAGGTAATGGCCCTGCTACTGGCGATACTGGTGATACTGGTAATACTGGTGGTAATAGTGGAGGTAACTCACCAAAGGGACCTTATGGTGATACAGAAGACCCAGAAGAACCACCAAAGGATACTATCTCAGACCCTATTTTATTTATTATAAAAACTAATGAAAAGGGATTTTCAACTTTTGTAAATGATGAAAAAGTTGGTATAAATTCATTGGTAAGAGTTACAAGAGAATCATTAGCAAGAACTGGTGATAAAAAAATAAAAGTATCTAAAGAGGGTTATGTATGTAACGAATACTACATCGTATCTATGTTAGATGATGGGGCTCCCATTATAGAAAATCAAGGATTAAAACCGGAAAACCAATTACTTGGAATAAATACAAAAGCAATTTCTCTTATCAAATATGTTGATAATAAAATTGTAGAAGAAAAGGGTATTGCTAGTGTATCTTCTATTGATTTAAATTTTAAATTAAATAAAAAACCAGTAAATACAGGCGGTGGACGTGATGAATATGAGGAACCAAGTAGTTATAAAGTAAATTTTTTAATAACTGGTGAGGGATTGCCGGTAAGTGTACTAAAAAATGGAAATAAAAATGCACAATTTTTTCCATCTATTGGACAGAGTTCATATGAAGATGTTGAAGGAACAAACTATGTAATAAGTTCAGCTGATACTTCTTTGTATAGGATTACTCGTATTGATATTCTCAAACCAGATAATAAACCCATTATAATAGAAGCGGATGCTGGTGAATCGTTGGAAACAACATTAAAATTGACATCTGAATATAGTATTGGCATAGATACCGAAAAGATACCAGTTCCATTACCAGGATTAGACCCTCAAATATCATTGGTAAATGGAGACCCAAGAAAATATAATATTAACACTAAATCTGGAGTACCACTACTGGTTCAGATGAACGATGATGTGCAAGCAATAACAGTTGTAGTTGGTGATGATGTTTTGGAATTTGATGATTTTGGTAGAGATAATTATGAGGAACCGGGTGGAAAGGTTGTTGGTATAACAATACCTCATAGGGTTTTTAACAAAATAGGACAATATAATATAAAATTATTTCCATTTTCATTTGATGATTATGAAAATCAAGTTAGAGAATCGGAACAACCTATTACTATAACACCAAAAGAAGTTACACCTAAGTTTGTACAAAACGAAAAAGAATTACCCCCACCACCACCAAAACCAGAGGATAAGGCTAATCCATATAAGCCAGTATCTACACCATCTGGTGGCTCTCCTCGTAGAGGTGGCGGAGGTGGAGGCGGAGGCCGAAACGAATTTATAGAAAGAGACGAATTTAATGATTTTGGAGATAGATTCGATGACTTTGGAAGAGATGATAGCATCCTCAGACCTAATTATGATATAAGACAATTCTAATGCCAGCACCAAAAAACATATTAGATATTTTAAAATCTTTGGGAGCAAACAAAGTTCCACCAAAGAATAATGCCATTATATCATTATCTGATTTAAATAAATCTGGTAAAGCGGGTGGTGGAGCATTTAATCCTATTAATGATATTTTAAAACCAATAAACCCTATAAACTATCCAACTAAACCAGTAAATGATTTAGGATTAAAATCAAATATTCCAAATACAAAAAAAGCAAACGAAAAGAAATTGCCTGAGGTATCTTTATCAGATAGACCTAAAAATCTAAATGAAGTTGAAGAACAAAAAGATATTGTAACTAAGTTAGATGAGGGAACTCAAGATAATGAAACATCTAATATCTTAGATAGAGCAGTTAGTTTAACAATTAATGTTGTTGATGAGTATTCTGTAACTGTACCAGATATTAGAAGAATCACATATCCCAAAGTAATTAGGGGTGCTGATTTTATTGGATATGATGTTGATTTTAAATTAAGATTTGATGTAGAAGGATTAGAAAGAAGTGGGTTTGTTGAAGTTGGTATTGGTAGAGTTAAAAATGCATTTACAACAAGAGAATTTAATCTTAATTTTAATGTACAAGAGATTCTAATCAACTATCTTGATATGGAAGGTACTGAAGATGTTGATAAAATTAAGATACCAATATCATTAACTCCTGTAAACCAAAATCTAAGAAAAGAAAAGGTAAGGGGTGAAACAGAAACTTTTACTATTTTATTTGATAAGGGTGATTTAGATATACCACGTTCGGTTGCTATTAACAGGATATCAGAAGGATTCATTTCTCAATTTAATAAATGTAGTTTTGATGATTCAACATATCTTACTCACTTATTACATTTGGGGGATGGTAACAACAAAGTAATAACAACTTGGAGAGGATTGCAAGAAATCACTCAAACTGGTGGTGATGCATCTTCGTTAATTTTAAAGTTATATGAACCCCTTTCAAACGATATACAAACAAATCAAAAAGTTTGGATTACTAAAATTCAAACCAATCCTATATTTGAGACACTCACATTATTGGGTGATACGCAGGATTACTGCCCACCATTACAAGGACCTAATTTTTCGTTAGAATCTGATAATGGTATTGGATATCAAGTATATAGTGATTTACTTGCAAGTGGTTCATCAACAAATGATGCACTAATAAGAGAGTATGGTGAAAAAGTTGGTATAGATACCAAAAAATTAAATATTCAATATGTAAGTGGTTCCGAATATGTATTTGAAAATTTTGTACATTTTGGTTCGGCTGAAGAAAGAATTAAAAACTTCCAATATAAAGTTGAACTATTAGAATCATATCAAACAAAATATAATAGTTTATCGGTATCTCAAGTAGAATTGGGGTATTTATTAGCAGAGGGTGGATTGGTTGATGAATATACAATCATAAGTGAACCAGCTTCTTCCAGTTTACAAATTGAGGCTATAAGTGTAACAGCAGCTTCGGTGGTACAAGCTAATCAACAATTGGTTAATATAAACAATCTTATCAAAACATTTGATGGATTTGAAAACTTTTTATATACATCAACCAATTCATTAGCATATCCTAAGAGCGGAAGTTCAATTATAGCATCAACCGATTCTCAGGCAATTGCTTGGTATAATACTGCTGTAAATGAAGCCGCAACATTTGATAGAAATAATGTAGATTACCTAAACAACAATCTTCCAGAATTTATTAGAGAAGATTATCAGAACGAGGACTTTATGTTGTTTATGGATATGTTAGGGCATCATTTTGATGTTATTTGGGCATATATTAATGGGTTAAACAATTTAAGAAAACCAGAACATAAAGCAGATTTAGGATTTTCAAGTGATTTGGTTTCTACAATGTTAGAATCGTTGGGATGGGATGGTAGAAAAGCTTATGATTCTCAACATTTATGGGAATATGCTTTAGGACAATACAAAGATGGTACTGAAAAATATCAACAATCTCTTAAATCAGCAAATGAAGAAGTTTGGAGAAGAATCCTTAACAACTTACCTTACTTATTAAAACACAAAGGTACTTCTCGTTCTTTAAAAGCAGTAATGGCTTGTTATGGTGTTCCACAATCACTCCTTACAATTATGGAGTTTGGTGGACCAACTGACCCAACTGATGGTGGTACTCAACCATTTACATTTGAAGATAGAACTTCTGAACTTGTTTTAAGTGGTAGCGATAGTTCTTATATTCAAATACCATTTAATGATATCGATGATTACAGCGCTAGAGGTATTGAATTTAGGGTTAATTCTACTATACCAAAAGATACATCGTTAATTAAAATGATGGACCCATCTGGTACAGAAGCAGAATGGGAATTTAAAATATCCCAAACCACTGGTAGTTTTGCTAACTTAGATTTATATGTAAGTTCAAGCTCAGAACTACATTCGGCATCTATTGATAATGTTAGATTCTTTGATGGTGAGTATAAACAAATTCTTATCAACAAAAGTGAAGATGGAAGTGATGATACATTCAATGTGTATTTAAGAGATTCCATTAATGGTAGAATACGAACAGAAAAAGCATCAAATACTCTAAGTATTACTAATGCAAATTGGACTGGTAGTGGATTGGGTATTGGGCGTTCATTGCGAGTTGGTAATGGATTTAATGGTTCGCTTGATGAATTTAGATTATGGAAAACTCCGTTAGAAACTAACTTATTAGATACGCATACACTACAACCAGATTCGATAGCTGGAAACAGCTATACGGCATCATCTGAAGATTTAGTACTTAGATTTGATTTTGAACTTCCTAAAGATTTATCATCATCCACAACAATAAATAATGTTGCTATTAGTACCGAATATAATGTTAATGGAACCGCTGTTGGATTTAATTCAATATCAGATTATCCATATCATTATAGAAGTTATGAAAGAACAATAACTGCAAAAGTTCCATCATTAGGATTTAATCAAGCTGATAAAATTAGATTTGAAACTCAAGAACTTGTTGGTAATTTATCACACAAAGTTAGAGCAACCAAAAAATCATTAGATAGGGCGCCAATCGATTCATCTCGTTTAGGATTATTCTTCTCCCCAATCAAAGAGTTGAATATGGATATCATTAAATCATTTGGTAACTTCAATATTGATAATTATATTGGAGCACCTGCTGATGAATACAAAGATGAATATACGGAATTAAAATCATTAAGAGATTATTACTTCCAAAGATTAAATAGAGATATCTACGAATATATCAGATTAATTAGATACATTGATAAATCTTTATTCGATGTATTGGAAGATTTAGTTCCTGCTAGAGCAAAAGTTTCTAAAGGTTTATTAATCGAACCTCACTTTTTAGAAAGAAGTAAAACTAAATGGGATAAACCAACATCTGAAAAAAGAGATTATGAAACCAGTGTAGATGTTGATGAAGATGTAATTTTAATTGGTGATAACAATCAATTTCAAGCTAACATAGATGGGGAATCTGATGTAGTATTAACACATCAGTATGATAACTATGAAGCAAATGTTGATGGTGAGGATGATATTGTATTAACATCAACCAACCCACAATATGATTCATCTATCGATGTTGATAATGATACGAATTTATTGGGTACATATCCAACATATGTTTCGGAAATTGAAGTTCCCGATGGAAGTAAATTAGATGCATCGGCTGAATCATTTGGATTTGAACAAATTGGTATGGACCCGAATTCATTAAATAATGCTGGATTTGGATTATTTACACCAATTGAAAAATATGGTGAAGTTAGTACATTGGATATATTTGGAAATTTATCTGGAAGTAGACAGCAAGTATATTTAATAAAAGAATCATACATAGAAAAAGTACCTACTCAAGTTGCAGGATATCCTACAACAACAACCAATGAGCAGGTTAGATATGAAGATGTAGAGGTTACTAAGTTTAGATACAAAGTAACAAAAGTACCATTTGGAGCACCAGACCCATCGGTTGGAAACGATGTAGTTGAAGTAACTCCGTTAAAGGGATACTTATCATCTCACTATCGATATAAAAACAACCTATCACAAGGATTAAAAAATTCATTCTTTGAAGGTTCAAAACAAACAATAAATACAACCCCAGATGGGTTATCTCCTGTTGAAACATTTACTACGAATCCGAACATTTTAAGAGTTGCGGATACTGGTAGAGGAAGTGGAGAACCAATTCTTGAGGTAGATTAATTAAATTTTAAAATAGTTATATTTATTAGTACATAATAAACAAAAGGGCAAATTAAAAAAATTATGGGATATTTAGACAATACATCAATTACAGTCGATGCCATCCTAACCAAAAAAGGTAGACAGAAGTTGGCATCTGGTCAATCCCTTAACATTACCAAATTCGCATTAGGTGATGATGAGATTGATTATACATTGTACGAGCCAGCGCACCCAAAGGGTTCAGCGTATTATGATTCGGCAATTAAGGCGATACCAATTCTGGAAGCTAGTCCAGACGAAACACAAGTATTAAGATACAAGTTAGTTACATTACCAAAAGGTACAACTCAGATTCCAGTTGTAGCATTAGGTATTTCTTCAATTGGAGTTTATCAAGATGAAGGGCAAGTTGCTCTTTCACCTACAACTTCACCACAAGGAAATAGTTCTTCTGGATATACTGTTGTATTAGCAGACCAGAGAGCTGGTACATTAGCAGTAACGCAAGGAGCAACAGCAGCCGGTTCGGTTCCTGTTTTCTTAGGAGAAGAAGTAACTACTACGGCACAAGTTGTTAGTGGTTTAGGATTTACATTCTCACCAAATCCTTCGTTAACATCTAATGTTTCTACTACGATAACTGTATATGGAAATGAGACGGGTGGTTCACAAACTATTCCTGTAACTGTAACTTATAGAAGTAACAACTAAAAAAGGATAGAGATATGGCAATTATAAACGACCCAAATATATCCGCTCAACTACAAGCGTTAGCACAAGGCGGAACAATCGATAGTAATGATGTAGTAGCCCTTTTAAACTCAGCATTACCTGCGGGACAGCAATTACAATCTGGCGCAGGTGTAACTACTGGAATTTATAAAAGATTCGGTGAGTTTGATAAGGTAAATGCAAAAATTGAAGTAGTAACAACTGGATTATGGACAGGTGATGTAGGTTCATTAACGGCACTTTATACTTCATCTGCTCAAGTAGCTGGTACAAGTGCTAAGTACTACTATAATGCTTACGCCGGAGATACAGCAGTAACTTCATCAGCTGAAGTTCAATTCGCTGTAGCATATGGACATTTAAATGGAAGTGGTTCAATATCATTAGCAAATTCAGATGATGCATTACTACCAACTAAAGCAACTTACGCTCAATATAAATCAGTTTTGTTAGACCCAACCGATACACAATTCTCATTTGAAAATGGTAGTGGTATAGCAAACGATTCAAACGCAATCTACGCTATCAATATCAATAGAGCGAGATATAGAGAGAAAATGGACCCGGGTAACTGGTCATTACAACTTTCTGGTTCTAATGGATTATTTACTTTCATTGATGATAGTGGTAAGAAGTTTGGAGATACATTAGGAAAAGCTGGTAGAGTATTTAAAGTAGTAAGTGGTTCACTTAACTTAGGTACTGAAGATGCAGCTACAATCAATACAACAACCGCATCTAACAATGAGGGATATGGATTGTTCTATCCTGATAGAGGTATTATCATTCTTAACCCAACTGCAATCGCTGATACTGTTGGTAACGCATTTGATGCTGATTGGGGTTCTTTAGGAACTTTAGCTGGAGATACTGGAGTAGATGCTGATAAAGAAAATCATAAGAGATTATTCTACGCAATTCATCATGGTGGTGATTTCCAAGCTAGAAGAACTGAAAACGTATCAACACAACATTTCTTCGTAAGAGCAACGAATAGAGAATTTAACTATTCAAACAACCCAACTTATGTAAATGCCAATGGAACATTCACAGAAACAACATTTGAAACTGACCCAAGAACTTATATTACAACGGTTGGATTATTAAATGATGCAAATGAAACAATAGCAGTAGCTAAAACTTCTCAACCAATTGAAAAATCATTTGATAAAGAAGTATTAATTAAAGTTAAACTTTCATTCTAATAAATTTATTAAAATATAAATGTAGAAGAACCCCACTAAAAGTGGGGTTTTTTGTTTCTTAATATTTATATAAAAGTATTTGCTTAGATGATAAAAGAGATTCCAAAATCAGATGTGGTGGTTAGGCCTTTCAAAGTTTACAAAGAGTGGGCTTTGGACCAAACGGATATTACCGCACTTTATGGTACAAATCAAACGGACCTTTATGATGTAAATACCGATGACACTAACTCAGACGGTACATCTAAAAGAACTTTATATGATTCTATAAAAGCACAATTTTATTTAAATCCAGCTACTGCATCTATTTTAACCGAAGTTGGTAAAAGGGAATCATATGCATCAACCAATGAAAGGGTTATTAGTGATACGATTGGTATAATACCAATTCCACAACAATATTATGGTGAAGGAATTAAAGTGGGTTCAATGGTAGTTGAATATGGTTCGATTACGGCAACCGATGATGGTAACTCTAACTTAATCGATTCTGCATCAAACATTAAGGGTAATGTGTTTTATGATAGGGGATTAGTTGTACTTACCGAAGATGTAGCTGATGGAAGCGGTTTATCTTCATTTGATGTATCATATCGTTCAACTATGACTATTTATGAAAACGAAATATTCCTTTCAGTAAATGAAAATGAATTCAATGTATCTCAAAATCCAACTGCTATTTATGAAGTTGGTGGTAAAAAAATAACGGCATCTATTACAAAACCAAAGACTAGATTGATTGATGGTGAGTTGGTATCTCAATCTTTTTATCAACCTGGAGCTAGATATATAAGGGGTGGTAAGTATCCATATGTATCATCTTATGATGGCTCATCTAAGGGAAGTTTTGATGATTATGAAGTAAGTGGTTCTACTGACCAAACTGGTTCTTATTTAACGCCATTTATTACAACAATAGGTTTATATGATAATGAAATGAATATGGTTGCGGTAGCTAAACTACCCCAACCAATTAAATCATTACCGGATTATCCTGTAAACTTCATTGTTCGTTTCGATACATAAGGTTATATTTATATAATATAAAGAAAAACAATTATGACTTTAGAAGAAAGATTAGCTCAAAATCCTCCAGCAGTATCAAAAGCAAACATCAAAGGTGGTGATAAAACTTTGATTGAAGCTGATGGTGGATTAGATTTATCAAAAGATGAAGCTAAGATAAAGCAAGCTAGAGGGGGTAAACTAAATAGTAAACCTTACTCCGATACATTTAAATAAGAATTTATGATTCAATGGTTATGGGAGGGAAACCACATCAAAGATGAGGAAATTCCCGAAAGCGCAGTAGGATTCATCTACATGATTGAACACATCCCTACTGGAAAATACTACATAGGTAAGAAAAACCTAAAGGCAAAAAGAACACTTCCCCCACTAAAAGGAAAAAAGAGGAAACGAAAAGTCATTAAAGAATCTGACTGGAAAAAATATATGTCCTCCAATCAATGGATTAAAGAAGAAGTATCTAATGGTGGTGAGGAAAACTTCAAAAAGAAGATACTTCAATTCTGTCATTCAGCAAAAGCACTGACTTATTACGAACTACATTGGCAATTCAAATACAATGTATTAGCTGATGAAAACTCACTCAACGATAATCTTTTAGGAAAGTTTTTTAGAAAAGATTTGGAAATCTAAAATATTTTTCGTATATTTGAGTGTTAATTGTATATATACACAAAAAATAATATTATGACTTTAAACCAAGTAGCAAAAAAACATGGTATCAATCCAAATTCTTTAAACGCAAAAGATGATGGATTAAAAATAGCAGTAAAATCTATTCAACAATTAGTTCCTATGCTTGAAAAAAGAAAAGTAGATGAACAAACTATTAATGATATAAAAAAATTAGGACAATTTCTATATGATGTATCCGATTCAACCATCGGATAATTTGGATAATTGAAAAATTTTTCGTATATTTGTTGAAAATTTAATTTATGCTCTCCGCAAGAAATAAGTTAGTAGTTATAAATGTATTAGATTCTGCTTTAGGTGTTGGTACATCAATGAAGGGAAATGAACAAGCACATCATTGTCCTTTTTGTCATCACCATAAGAAGAAACTACAAGTCAATTTAGATTCACAATATTGGCATTGTTGGGTATGTGATTCTAAGGGTAGGAGTATTCAATCCTTACTTTATAAACTAAATGTTGATAAGAGTGAATTAGCAAAGATTCATTCTATCTATGGAGAGTACAAACCAAAACGGAACGAAAGGGAAGTTGAGAAGATAGTACTCAGACTTCCAAAAGAATTTAAATCACTTTATCACAAACCAAAATCAATCAATCCGATTTATAATCAAGCAATTCATTATCTCAAACAAAGAAGTATTTCTATGGATGAGGTTTTGAAATATAACATTGGTTATTGTGAGGAAGGATTATATAGTGGTAGAGTGATTATTCCATCTTATAATGAAGATGGTGAATTAAACTATTTTATTGCTCGTTCTTTTTACGAAGATGAAAAGATGAAATACAAAAACCCACCCGTTAGTAGGGATGTAATTGTATTTGATAATCAAATCGATTGGAACGAACCCATTACATTAGTAGAAGGTGTATTTGATTCATTCTCAGTAAAAAGAAATGTGATTCCTATTTTAGGAAAGTTTATTCCAAGAACTTTACAAACTAAAATAAAAGAAAAGGGAGTAAAAGAAATTAATATTTTATTAGATTCAGATGCAGTAGAAGATTCTACCAAACATGCAAACTACTTTATTAAGAATGGTATAAAGGTAAAGAATGTTATACCTGAAGGTGGTGATGCTGGTGAATTGGGATTTGATAAAATAAATAACTTGTTAAAAGAAACCGAAGAAACCGGTTGGGATGATTTAATCCTTTCAAAACTAAATAATATATGATAGTAGAAAAAATCTACCATTTAGCAGATTTACACATTCGTAATTTAAAAAGACATAAGGAGTATAGAGAAGTATTCCAAAAGTTTTTAGATAATGTAGATAGAGATAATATTGAAAACTCCATAATCTACTTAGCTGGTGATATTGCACATGCTAAAACCGAAATGAGTCCTGAGTTAATCAGAGAAATCAGTTGGTTCTTAACTGAATGTGCAAATAGAAAACATACATTCCTTATTACGGGAAATCACGATTGTAACTTAAATAATAACTATCGATTGGATGTATTGACACCAATCGTTGAAAACTTAGAAAATGACAGAATACACTATCTTAGAGATACTGGGACTTACCCTTTTGGTAACATCACTTTTGTTGTTTATTCGATACTCGATAAAAAAGAGAATTGGCCAAAGGCGGAATTGGTAGAAGGTGAGAATAAAATTTGTTTATTCCACGGACCTGTAAACTTAGCACAAACTGATATTGGATATACCGTATCATCAAACTCTTTTACAACTGATATGTTTGAAGGATTTGATATGGTGATGTTGGGTGATATCCATAGGAGACAAACATTAGGTTCACCAACCATTGCATATGCTGGTTCGATGATACAACAAAATCACGGAGAAGCATTAGATAAACATGGTTACTTACTTTGGGATGTTGAAAGTAGAACTTTCGAAGAAGTTGATATTCCAAACGATTATGGATTTTACACATTAGATGTAAACGATGGTATTGTTCCTAATGTTACCGATATGCCATCTAAACCTCGTTTGAGAGTTAGGATTTCAAATACCGAACCTTCTCAGATTAAAAAGGCATTAACCCAAATTAAAAAGAAATATAAAGTACAAGAGTTCACTGTTACTCGAATGGATACTTTATCAAAACAAAAAACGGGTAACTTTGATGATAAACTTGCAATTGGAAATGTGAGAGATGTAGAGTTCCAAAACGAACTCATCAAAGATTATTTGGAAAGACAGTATTTGGCAGATGAAGAGACTGTTGATAAGATACAACAAATCAATAGAGAAATCAACACAAAGTTGGTAGATGATGATGTAACTCCTAATATACAATGGGTGCCAAAACAATTTGAATTTTCTAATATGTTCTCTTATGGTGAGAATAATTTAATTAGATTTGACAACGCAAAAGGTATGGTAGGTATATTCGCACCTAATGCCTCAGGTAAATCATCTTTATTCGATGCACTATCCTTTTGTATATTTGATAAGACAAGTAGAACTTATGTAGCAAAGAATATTCTTAATAATAGAAAGAGTAACTTCTATTGTAAACTGCACTTCCAAATAGAAGAAGTGGATTATTACATAGAAAGAAGAGCAAAGTTAATCAATAGAGGGAGAAATCTAAAAGTAGATGTATCCTTTTGGAGAGAAGATGAGAGTGGTATCCACTCCTTGAATGGAGAGCAAAGGAGGGATACTAACTCCATCATTCAACAATACTTAGGTACATACGAAGATTTCGTTTTAACTACTCTTTCACTTCAAGGAAATAATGCACTCTTTATTGATAAATCACAATCGGAAAGAAAAGAAATCCTTGCTCAATTTATGGGAGTAGATGTGTTTGATAAATTGTATTCACATGCATCGGATGAGAATAGAGATAACGCTTCTCTAATCCGTAAGTTTAAGCAGGATGATTTTACACAAAAGTTAGCTGATATTGGTGTTGGGTTAAAGGAGAAAGAAGCTGAGTATAAGTTAAAGGAAATTCAATTGAACGCTTCAAAAGATGAAGTGGAGAAGCACAATCAGAAATTAATCTCTCTCAACGAAAAGATTGTAAAAGTTAAATCCGACAATTATTCTTTAGACGAGTTAGAAACTAAAAAATCGACTTTAGAAACTTCGTTGACCGACTTGTTATCTCAAAGAGATACAACACAATCTAAGATTGATAAGTTTGAAGAAACTCAAATTGGATTAGAAGAAAAGATTGATTCATATGATGAAGATAAAATCGATGAGGGTCTAACCGAATATACTGAGGTGGGGAGTGAACTTACATTGATTGAAAACAATATTGAGAAACATCTTATAAAGAGTGAATCCCTTAGTGAGAGGAAACAACATTTGGATTCCCACAAATACAATGAAGAGTGTGATATTTGTATGGAAAACTCACAAACTATCTTAGAGCAAAAAGAAAAGGTAGATGGTGAATTAGAAACCATTAAATCAGAACTAAATGATTTGGAAACCAAACATTCGGAGTTAGTATCTAAAAGAAAAGAGTTGGCTCCATTTGAATCGGAATATACAAAGTTGAAAAAACTTAAAGAAGATGAAAACAATGTAAGTAGAGATATTAACACACTTATCAACAAGTTATCAACATTCGAAACTAAAGAAATCAAAATAAATGGTGAACTTCTTCAAGTTACACAACTTATCACCGATTATTTGGAGAATGAAAAGCAAATCCAAAAAAACAAAGAACTCAGAACTGAAATGGTTTCAGTAAGAGCAGAATTGACTTCATCAAAAGATGATGTTGATAAATTAAACAAACAACTTCTTAAATTGAATGGTGAAGTTTCATCCCTAACAAATCAAAAGAAAACAATCGAAGATAGAATTGAAGAAGTAGAAAAGTTAGAGGAGCAATTTGGATTATTTGAATATTACCTAAATGCTTTGGGTAAGGATGGTGTATCTTATGAATTGATTTCTAAAGCTCTTCCAATGATTGAAGGTGAGGTAAATAACATCTTAGGTCAAATCGTAGAGTTTGGCTTACAATTGGAGATGGATGGAAAGAACATTAACGCTAACATCGTTTACGATGACCAGAAATGGAGTTTAGAGATGTGTAGTGGTATGGAGAAGTTCATTAGTGGTTTAGCGATTAGAATCGCTCTAATCAACGTATGTAATCTTCCTCGTCCTAACTTCTTAGTAATCGATGAAGGATTTGGAACATTAGATAATGAGAACCTTACATCATTGTATATGTTGTTCGCATATCTGAAAACACAATTTGATTTTGTGATGATTATATCACATATTGATTCAATGAGAGATGTAGTGGATTCTCTTATGGAAATTAAAAAAGTAAATGGATTCAGTAGTATTAAATTTTAATAAATGAAAATAGGAATTGTTGGACAGGGTTTTGTGGGTAATGCGGTGTATCAGAAATTCAAAGAGTATTATGATGTACTTACTTATGATTTAGATGAAACTAAATGTAATTCAATCTTAGAAGAAGTTGCTAAATGTGATTATGTATTCACTTGCTTACCAACTCCAATGAATGGGGATGGTAGTTGTAATACCAATATTGTAGAAGGTGTAATCAAACAAATTGATGAGATTGGTAAAACGAAGGGTATTGTGGTTAAATCAACTATTGTACCCGGTACTACTCAAAAATGGAATGATGAATATAAAACAAACATCGTATTCAATCCAGAATTCCTTACTGAAAGAAATGCGGTTAAAGATTACGAAAATCAAAACCGAATTATATTAGGAGGACCAAGACCAACAACTACTCATCTGAAAAGAATATTTTCAAAAGTATTTCCAAGTGCATATATAATAAAAACTGATTCAACTCATGCTGAAATGGTAAAGTATTTAACAAATACATTTCTTTCAACTAAAGTATCTTTTGCAAATGAGATATATCAAATTTGTAAAGGTTTAGATATCGATTATGATAAAGTAGTAGAATATGCAACCCACGATGAAAGATTGGGTAAATCACATTGGAACGTACCGGGTCATGATGGTGATTTTGGTTTTGGTGGACATTGTTTCCCCAAAGATTTATCAGCACTTTTAAGATTAGCAGAAGATTTGAATGTGGTTGATAATGTACTCAGTGCAGTAGAACAAACTAATTACTCAGTTAGAAAGAATAGAGATTGGGAAAAGATGAAAGGGAGAGCAGTTATTTAGTTTTAAGAACATTAGTAGGAAGTGGTTTCGCATTTGGTGAAACCTTTTCTTTTATGAGAGATTCTACCAACCCATTCATTTTATATCCTTTATCCTTACAAAAGGACTTTAATAATTGATGAACTTCGGCATCAATTTGTAACATTGCATATTTTTTATTCATAATTTTATCCATTTTCTTTCACTGTTAAGTGTGAATGAACCAATGTGTTCTCTATTCCACATAGTTGGTTCAATAAGTGATAAAAACATTTCACCACTATCACCTATGTACAAATAATAGGTTTCACCAATAACAGGTTCAAAATTAAATTTAGATTTGTAAACTAAATCATTCCATTGATATTCTTCAACCAATTTTTGATACTCTTCTTTAAGTTCATTAAACTTAGCTGAAAATTGTTTGTTAACTTTATTAACACTTACACCCTTCCAAACTGCTATATTTTCTACCTTAATTGATGGTGCCCCAACATTACTACCATATGGTAAAATATTGGCATTGAACCCATCCTTTTCATCATATACAATGTTATCTGGGTATTTTTTCTTCATTCTTTAGAACTCTTTAGTTTTCTTTAGAATAAATACTAAAAATAAAATTTATTAAATACTTATATAGGAATAACAAAGAAACTTTAGTTAATGGCCAGAATTAAAAAGTATTCACCTGAACAAAATTTATCATCGTTTCAAACTTTAATAGTAGATGAAAATCCCAATTCGGATTATTTTAGAATTACCGAATTTAAAGATACATTTACTGGTGGTAAAAATGGATTCCTAATAGAGGGTTCAGAATATCTAAAAGAATCTACTGAAATAAAAATTGAGATTTTAGATGTTAATGGAGAACCAATATATTATGAACCAGGTAATGGAATCCCAGAATACTATGAAGGTATATCAAAGTTAATAGCTGTTTATATCTATGAAGATACTCCAATCGGATTGGGTAAGATTACTATTTTGGGTGAACTAAAGGAGTATGATGATAATGGTGTAAAAAGACAAATTCCATCAGATTGGCGAGGTGCTTATAATGTTAAATGGGAAAGAACTTTTCAGATTAATAAAAATCTATCAAACGAAGATAGGGTAAGATTTTATCGTAGACCTAAGGTGGGTATTGATGAGATAGTTAAACCAATATTTAACAAAACCCCACAAACAATTACTCAAACTGGGCAAGTAGATGGTTTACCTTTAATCCCAACCGAAAATACTCAACTATCTAATTTTTCTTTACCAACATCATATAGATTAAAAATCACAGATGATACATATTGGACCGGTTCTGCGGTTGGTCAACAAATAGAATTTAGTGGACTAAACTATTCACCAACCATTACTGATATTGTCAACAAAGATGAAGTATTAGTATCTCCACCATATTCTGAATCGGATTTAGTTAAACCATTTTCATCTCAAAATTATTCGGTATCATTTCCATATGTTGAGGGGGCAGTTGATTTAGCAACCGCTTTAACTGGTTCATTTGCTAAAATTAACATCACCAATATGAAAACATTTGTTGGTGATGCCGCTAGGGTTAAGGTGTTTAGAAAATCGGTATCCCAATTAACTGATTATGAGTTCGTACAAGAAATACAATTAGAATCAAACGAATTGTTGAGAGATTTAGAAAGTGTTGAATCAACGGAAACTTTCTATGGTAATCTAAGTCAAAACTACATTAATAATTATTGGTTAACATCATCAAATGATTTAGTAACTACATTTAATCAAGATTTTTTATACAATTCTGTTGAACTTGATAATGGGGCATCTACTCCACAATATTTTTATACATCTCAATCATTGGGTATAACCAATGGTGTTGAATATAATTTATCGTTTAATGTTAGAAAAAGAACAAACATCTCAGCCGATGATTATTTAAAAGTTTATCTAAGTGGTTCGTTTGGAAATACAACTGTAGCACAAACAATTACAAATATAGGTAGTTCGAATGAATTATTACAAAAAACTTTAGTAAATGAAAATATAATTGCAGATAATATATCTGGTTCACAATTATATTTTGAAGTAAAAGGTAATGATTGGTTAATTAATAATATTTCATTAAGAGCAGCAGAAGAAACTTCTTTTTCTCCCGATGAAATTACATTTATACAAAGTGTACCAAAAACATTAGCTGAAGAAACATTTGATTTTCGTTTTGAATTTTATGATATAAATAATAATTACATACCTGTATTAGTTGAAGAAACAAAAACATTCACAGGTGGTAACTTAAACTTATTTACAAAAGAATTAATTCTTACACCAAATCAATTATATTTTGCATTTGATTCAGCATCGGCACCTGCAAATCCATTACCTCCATTAAACATTTTTATTGATGTTGAAAAAAGAGTAATAACTGGTTCGGTAACATTTACATCTGGTGCATATGATGAGTTTGGAAATTTATTATCATCATCACAATATAATGGTGGGGTATTTCCTGGTCTATTAACGGACAGAGATAAAGATATTGTAAAATTAAATGTATCTGATTATACTGGTTCAAGAGATGATATTACAGTTCAATATATTGAATATACTGGTGAGGTTGAGGGTGTAACCGATTCATTCGTAATCACTAGAGTTCAAGATGGTAAGGGTGGTGTAAACTTTGAGATTAGGCCTTACAGAGGTACAATTATCAAAAACAAAGATGATAAAGAATTAGAAATTCAAGCAATTCGTATTGATGGTATTAATGAAATTATTCTTAAAGATAATTTACCACAAACTGGATTTTCCGATGCAAAACTTAGAGTCCTTTCATCATCAATAGATGAAGTAACATTGGAAGAAAGTGGTTCTTATATACTTCTTTCAGAGGCATCATCTACTAAATTTATTAAAGGATTAAACGCTGGTTTAACTGGTAGTGGTGAAATTGATTATAACGCAAGATTTAATAGAGATTCTATTGATAATGAATTGACCGTATTCTTAATGGATGGTGAAACTTCTCAATCAATTCTTACATCAATTATTCTTACCGATTTACAAGATGGTTTAGATAGTGGGTTTGTAACATTTGATGCAGATGTATTTACTATTAATCCAAGAACACAAACTCAATTTACTCCGCAATTTAGTAGTGTAACGGGTTCTTTTTATAAGAGGGGTACTAAAGCAAATCCAGTATCAGCATCGATTGAGATATTCCCATCGATGTCAATCAATAAAGATTTTGTTCCTGAATACTGGATGTATTTTGTATCTCATTCTAAAGATGAAAGTATTGAGGTAACGGCATATGATGAGAATGGATTCTATTCACCACATGGTGAGTTGGGTTCATATATTGGGTTACCTGCTTCACAAAGCAAACAACTATTGGTAAACTTTACTTACACAGAACCAGTAACTTCTGCATCGGTTCAAGTTGACCATATTTTCACCATTGTACCTGAAGGTAAGCCGGGTGATGAAACTGTATTGTTTGAAGTTAACCCTCAGACTGTAAATCTAAAATCGGATAGTAGAGGTAATGTCAATGATTTTAAACAATCTATAACTGATATTAGTTTAAGACAGGGTTCAAGACGATTAATATTTACGGGTAGTGCAGAACCCGGTACGTTTACAATAGCATCCGAATCTATCAGTTCACAAAACATTGAAGTGGGATTACTACACTTAACTTCATCATTTGGTACTGATTATACGGCATCATTGATTGTAAGTGAATCATCAAACTTTACACAACTTAGTGGTAGTATTACATATCCATTAGAGATTAGACCTTACTTTACATCATCTGTTTACACACAAAGTTTTACTCAAAATTTTACTAAAATATTAGATGGACCTCCTCCAATAGAACTAAACATAGTTCCTCAATCTGTAACTTTAATTGCTAATGAAGTAGAATTTGTAGGTGATTATTCCAACGCTACAACAACAATTACGGTAAAAGAGGGTTCTGATAATTTAATAAACACCAGTAGTGGTGCACCTGGTACATTTACTTTAGAATCTATTAATACAACAAACATAACTTCAAATTTAGTTTCGTTGGAAGGTGGAATATCTGCTAGTGTTGAATTTAGTGAATTTGAATATCCATATGTATCTGCTAGTGTTACATATAATATTAATGTATTTCCATTTTCATTAGGACCTGGTCATGAATATTCATCTTCTGTTTTTGAAAGAACTCAAAATTTTGTTAAAAGTATTACACCTCCAAACGCTAGAAGTGTTGAGTTAACAGCAACATCAGAAGTAGTTCACTTTGATGGTGATGGACAGGTAACATCTCCATTAGGTGCAATTACATTAACTGCTGAAGCTTACAATACAACAGGTTCTGTTTATTACGGATTCTTTAGAGATAGTTATGTGTGGCAACCATATTCACAAACAAATACAGTAACTGTTGGTTCTGGTGATGCAACTGAAGCTGGTGAAACTGTAAGCTGGGAGGTACGAATTAGAGATGGTGGTTCAACGGCTAATGTAGTAGCTACTGATGCAATTACTATTACTGGTGTACAAGATGGAGCATCAAATTATAATGTACAATTGGATAACCCATCTGTAACTCTTACATCTGATGTAGATGGTACAACTCACTTTACTGGTAGTGGTGCTGTAATCAGAGCCGTAAAAGGTGTAACACCGCTAACTCACGTAACTTCATATTCACCATCCGACTATGTTTATGATGAGCAGGGTGTATTTATTGGTAACTTAGGACAATATTCTGCATCGATAGAATCTAAAAGTCCTTATTTAAATCAAACGGGAATATTCGCTGGAAACCCTGCAACTTTACCTGAAATACCAAATGGTGGTTGGACTTCACCATTTGATAATCCAACTGGAACAATTGTTTACAAAGTTGATATTGAAAATGGTAGAGCAACTTATTTCTTATCACAATCATTTGCAGTAACATTCGAAGGAGCAACTGGTCCTGGTGTTGTTGTAAGAGGTGAGTGGAATGCGAATGTTCCATATCTGTTTACTGGAACAAGAAGAGATGCGGTTGTTCAAGAGATTAGTGGTGATACACACTATTGGGCAACAACTGAAGCACTTATAAACAAACCAGCATATACTGATGGAAGTGCACCATATACCGCACAACCAACATTACCACCTGGCCCACCATATGAAGAAGGTTATGAAGATGCAACAACTGGGTGGGAATACTTAGGACAAGAAGATTTCTTCGTAGCTGCTAAGATTGCAATTTTTGAAGAATCATTTGTAGAAAACACAATAAATGTTGGTAAACCATCAACTGATTATAGTGTTAATCCACAAATAGCAATTTATGGTGGTGATAGTGAACCTTATATAGCCATCGGACAAGGAACTCAAGGATATGGACAGCAAGGTATATTTTTGGGTGTAACTGAAGATGGTGGACCTAATGGAACACAAGGAACATCTGGATTATTCTCAATAGAAAATGATACTGGTGATAGATATCTAAGATGGGATGGTTATGATTTAGAAATAGCAGGTTCGATACAAATCAAAGGAGGTTCTGCCGCAACCACTTCAAGCGTTGATGCTATCAACAACGCAACAGGTGGATTTATAAACCCATCGGAATATCAATTCGGACCAGGTAGTAGTCCTGATTTCTTCGAATTGGGAGAATTACCAGCAACTCCATCAGTTCCAGGTCTATATTTAGGTTCTGATAATTTAGGTTATCACGATGGAACTGATTGGAACGCATTTTTAGATAATAATGGTAACTTTTATTTAGGAGGAGAAGAAGGTGGTTCATTATCATTCCAACAATCATCGGGTAATTTAAAAGTTTCTGGTATCGTATCAGCATCGGCTGGTATATTTGGTGGATTGGTAATTGATAATACTGGTGTATTCTTCCCATCAACATATGATGTGGGTAATCAATACTTTGGTGAAAGTGTTGTAACTCAATCTTTATCTTATATTGATTTTACGGATGCTATAACAAATCAAGGTGGAGGTAGTAGAGCAATTATTGAAAGAAATACATCAATTTCTGATGTTGGTGATAATGCATATAAACAAATGACGAGAACCGCAGACCCATTTGGTAGTGGTTCTGCAGTTATGACAGCATTTGGTCTTGTAACCACAACAAACTTAGTAACAGGTTCAGCATCTGGTTCTTTCTTTGGTTCAGATAATGCACACTTTAAAGTAACTCCAAACTTATACGCACTTAATTCATCATATGAAATTGATTTTTGGTGGACTGGTTCATTTAATTTAGATGCTGGTGGTGCCAATGCCTCTAACTTAGTTTGGCAAGCTGGTACAAATCAAATTATAACATCCGATTCATCTTGGGAAGATGCTATCGGTTCACCTTATATACCAGATGAGTGGTTTCATGGTAGCCTTGATAGTGGAGCTGACCCAAGAATGAGTGCGTACATTCATGCATATGATGTACCTGTTTTAGGTATTGGTAATATTGTAGATTTGTATATTCCAATTGTTCAATATCTAAACTCAACAACTTTACGTTCAACGGAAGATAATAACTATGGTAGTGATATAGAACTACATAACGCAGGAAGCGTAACTTTATATTTAATTGATAGAATGTATGCAGGTGGTGGTGGAGAAGGTGTAAATACAATTAATGCTGGTTCACTTACTGCTGGTAGAGTTGAACCAAGAAGTATAACTGGAGAAGCATTAAGAATATCAACATCTGGTTCATTGGATGGACAAACTCTCCCATTCTTATCTATGGGACAGCTTACTGCATCATATGATGCGCAAGGATTATTTTTCGGATTCCCATCTGGTTCAACTGTTCCAAGAATTTCTATGAGAGGACCTGATGGTAGTTTCTTTAGATATGATGGTAGTGTAGTACAAATGAGTTCGGATATTATTGGTGGGGCAATTGAAGGTTCGGATATTGTTGGAGGTACAATCAGCGTACCAGCTACTGGAGTAAGTGCATCATTTAGTGTAAATGCTCAGGGAGCATTATCAGCTTCCGATGCAAACATTCAGGGTATTATCAATGCTAATTCTGGTAGAATTGGTTCTTGGGTAATTGATGAAGATACTCAGGCATTAAGAGATGATAACTCTGAAATCGTATTTGAACCTAATATTCCTGAAATACAATTATTTGATAGTGCAGCTGCTAAGAAAGTAATTATTTCTCCATCGGATACCTTAACTGGTACGGGTGGAACTACAACTACTGTAGAATGGATAACAGCAGCACCAGACCCCAGTGATGTTAGATACGCTGGTACTGGAAATTCAAGCGGTATAATATCACAAGCATCCAGTGCTACAACAACACTTGTTCAATTTGGTAGTTACATATCTGGTGGATTAAGTGATTCTGATGATGAGGGAACAGATGATGGATTGTTTGGTGTAACTGCTGGTGATTTAGAAGTAACGATAAATGTACCAGAAATGTATTTGATGAAACCAGAAGGTAGTTCGGTATCACATACTACATCTTATCCAAATTATAATCCAACTTATAATTCTCAACTACATGGAGGAAGTTCTTTTCCGAAATATGCCTATGCATATCTTTATTTAGAATGTGTAGATACCGATACCTCTAATAGTGTTTTGGGTAGAACATTAATAGCAGCCGTTAATTCAAGAAGTGATTATACTGCTGGTAATTATTACGTTGGTGATGTTAATGACGGTGGTGGTGGGGGAACATCTTTCCCAGGTATAAGTTCAGTAACTGGTGATACTGAAATTACATTAGCATCTGGAAGAAAAATGAGAGCAGACCAGATATTTAGTGGTGAACCTTTAAAAGTTTGGAGTTGGAACGATAAAATAGATGGTGTAGATGAAATAAATAAATTTGATTCATTTAAATTAGAAAAAGTAAAAAAACGAAAAGTAGATAAAGTTTATAAAGTAGTTGTTGGTGATAAGGAAGTGAGAGTTTCCGATACTCATGGGTTTTGGTTAGATAATAATGAAGAAGTAACCGCAGTTGATATTATACCAAATGAAACTAAAGTTTACATAGTAGATGGTGATACTATAAAACTACAAACAGTTGATTCAGTTGAAGAGATTGAAACTGATGAGTGGGTATATACATTTGAAGTACCGGGTGTTCATAATTACATATCAAATGATATTTTATCACACAACCCATCAACTTGGACTTATACATCTGCTACTACTGTAAGTGGATATGTTGGTTCTCAATCAGCAATAAGCAATCAAACTAAAACAATTAATATATCTCGAGCGGCAACTAATGCAGCATTCAGATATTCTATACGTTTAGCAGCTGCTTCAGGTAGAGCTATTAATGTAGATTCATCTGGTAACAGTTTAAATAGTTACAAAACACATACTGTTAGGTATGATGCTCTAAGAGCAGCAGGTCCAATACCAGCTGGATATTTGGGTAGAGCGGGTGGATATCAACCTGATTTATTATTAGATACTAATGTTAGTTTTGCGTTAGCATCTAACTTTGTTGAAATTAAAGCAGGTGGTATTCAGGTTGTATCAGACCCAGATACATTTGTTAAAATACCTAGACAAGCTACTGGGGGTGGAACAATTTTAGAAGCAAAAGGTGGAGAATCTATTTTCGAAGCTACGGGAACTGGAATTGGCCAGACTGCAATGACTGTAAAAGGTAATCTTATGCCAGAAAATGGTGATGATTTTGATTTTGGTAGTGCTTCGGATATGTGGAAAAATATTTACGGCCATAACCTCAATGGTGTAGATATTGAAAACTTAGCTGTATCATTAGATGATGGTCCCGGTGCAACTACCACAGATACTAACTCAGTTAATGATAACTATGATAGTTATGTAAAATTGCCTGGTGGTGTTATCTTACAATGGGGACATATTTATGATACATCATCACCAAGATATGTTGCATTCCCTACCCAATTCCCAAATGTTATTCATTCGGTAGTTTGTTCTACAAATAGAAATTCTGGTGGTAGTAACGGGTATAATCATGTTTACAACTACGATAGAAATGGTGTAGAATTAATTTTAGATGGTAATTATGGATTTTGGATTGCAATCGGACATTAAAAAAATAAATTATGAGTGATATACGATACTTTGGACATTATGATGAAAATGGGGATTATAAAGCATTTTTCCCAACGGATATACATCCCGATACAGGTTCTATGGACACTCCCAACATAGAGTTAACAAAAGAACAATGGATTGAGGCAAGGCAAACTAGATGTAGAGTAATCGATGGTATTCACACAGTTGTACCATTAACTACCGAAGAACAAAACGAAAGAGATTTACAAAATATTAGAAGAGAAAGAAATGAACTTTTGGATAAATCGGATTGGGTTGTACTTCCTCATTCTCCTATTACTGGTTCTAAATTAGATGATTGGTTACAATATCGACAATATTTAAGAGATGTAACTTCTCAAACTCCTCCATATACTTTACCAACTCAACCGGAATAATTTTTCGTTAAATATAATTCATATATACTTATATATAAATAAAGGTAACATGCAAAACAAAACAGAACAATTGGATTTAAATTTAGTTGCTAAACTAAAAAAAATTCAAGAAGAACAAAATAATATAGTAATTTCATTAGGACAAATCACAGTACAAAAAAGACAATTATCAAAAAGTATTGAAGATTTGGAAAATAGGGAATTAACATTAGGTGAAAGTTTGGATAAATCAATTGAAATTCTAAATAAAGAATTAGCTGAAATTGATGGAAAATATCCAAATGGACAAATTGATTTAGAAAAAGGTACAATTACTTACTAAAATATTTGGTAATTCAAATATTTTTTAGTATATTTGTATTGAAGTGTATCTATACACTAAAAAGTTTCGTTTATGCCTAAAAAGAAAAAACTGTTATACATTGCACCCCATCTTTCTACTGGGGGCATGCCACAATATCTTCTCAAACAAATCCAAACATTTGTAAATGATTTTGAAATAGTTGTTGTTGAATATAATGACCATAGTGGTGGTGTATTTGTAGTTCAAAAAAATCAAATAAATGATTTAGTGAAACTATACTCTTTATATGAAAATAAAAAAGAGTTATTAGAGATTATAGATTCCGAAAATCCTGATATAATTCATTTTCACGAAATACCACATCATTTTGTAGATACATCTTTATTAGATATTATTTTTGATAATGAAAAAAGAAATTATAATATTGTAGTAACCACACATGGTTCACTAACAAATCCAGACGAAATAAGATATCATCCAGATAGATATGTTTTGGTATCTGAGTGGAGTAGAAGAAAATTTGAACATTTAGGTATTGAAACTGATATTTGGGATTACCCAATTGAAGATTTTAAGTATGATAAAAAATCTGCAAAAAAAGAATTAGGATTTGAATCCGATTGGAAGCATGTAGTGATGATTGGTTTATTTACTGAGGGTAAAAATCAAGGTGAAATATTTGGGGTAGCTAGACAAATGGAAAAGTACAAAATTAAATTTCACTTTGTTGGAAACCAAGCTATGAACTTCGAAAATTATTGGAAACCTTTAATGGATGTTAAACCCGATAATTGTATTATTTGGGGAGAACGAAATGATGTAGATAAATTTTACAAAGCATCGGATATGTTTTATTTTAGTTCTAAATTAGAATTAAATCCTTTATCGGTTAAAGAAGCATTATCATATGGATTACCATCTATATTCAGAAAACTACATACTTATTTGGATACATATGATGATAATCCACTGGTTACTTATATCGATGATGATTTAAATAATACTAAACAAATTATATTAGAAAAGTTACAACCTGATTTTAATGAAGTACCTGGTTGGTTTTCATATTCTGATTTATACGATAAGGTGATTAGGGATTTGCCCGATAATTCTAATATAGTTGAGGTTGGTAGTTGGTTAGGTAAATCTACCAATCATATGGCCAACAAAATAAAATATTCAAAAAAGAACTTTAATTTTACAACAGTTGATACGTTTAAGGGTACAATTGATGAAACTTTACATCAGAGTATTGTAAATAGTTTTGGGGGAGATGTATTTTATGAATTTATAGATAACACAATTTTATCAAACAACTATAACAACTTTGAAATTATAAAAGATACATCCGAAAATGCGTCATCCCAATTTCAAAATAACTCATTAGATTTTGTTTTTTTGGATGCGGGCCACACATATGATGATGTGATTAAAGATATAAAATATTGGTATAAAAAAGTTAAGCCAGGTGGAATTATTGCTGGTGATGATTATGTTAAGGAATTTATGGGAGTAGTTGATGCTGTGAGAGAATCGTTTTATTATCAGTTTGAACAAATAAACAAATTTCAATGGGCTAGAAGAAAACCTCGTATTCAAATCAAACACCTAATGACTAGGCCAAATGATTTAAGAGAAATGGTATCACAAGCTTCACTTAAACAATTGGAAAGGTATGGAATGGTTTATGAACCAATTGTAAATAAACCTTATACTGATTTTGCACCAAAGGAATTTTGTAGAAGGCCTGAACATCTAAGTAAAGATAACAAACCGGGTGAGTTATATCCTGGTGCTGGTTTGGGTTGGATAACTGGGGGGCATTATGGGTGCTATATGGCTCATAGAGGTGCTTTGGAAACAATGGATAATGATAACTTTGATTATACTCTTATCTTCGAAGCTGATGCATTTATTTATACTGGTTTAGAGGAGTTTGTAGATATTGTACATAAAGCTTGTTTCATATCAGAAAGAGATGATGTTACCTACATATCTTTCGCTGATAATCCATCTAGAAGTAAAGAAAAAATAGATGAGTTGTTTTCCAAAACGGCACATAATCAAGATTTAGCACATGCTTATTTAATACCAAATCGTAAAAAACAATGGTGGTTAGATAGAATCAAAGATTGTAAGTGGGATGTTGCTGATTTGTGGTATAACCACGTATTCTACGAACATCCAGAAAAAAGATATACAACCAATAAAGTATATTCAAAGCAAGCAGAAGGATACTCTTTATTAGATTTAAAAAATAAAACTTGGTTATAATGATTTACGATAATTTAATAAAATTAGAGGACAATATTAGAGAAGTTAGAAATACTTTTATTTTTAATTTTGTTAGAGGTGCTTATATCGAAGTAAAGGGTTCCCAACCAAAAAACTATAAAGTACAATTTATAGACCCAAAAACAAATTATATTCATTTCCAAACAGATATCTCAAATGGGCAGTGGGCAAAATGTAGTATTGAATTTTTTGTTAATTGGAATGTTAAAATTTGGGAAGGTGATATTTTGGTAGAAGATTATCAATATAATGCTGAAAATAAAAGAGTTTATATAGCATTGGATTCGAAGGCATTGGGTGATACTTTGGCTTGGGTTCCATATGTTGAGGAGTTTGGTAAACTACATAATTGTAAAATGATAACTTCCACATTTCACAATCATATGTTTGAAAAGCAATACCCAAACATAGAATTTGTTGAACCGGGTACAAATGTACATAATTTATATGCTATGTATTCATTAGGGTTATTTTATAATGAAGATAATACATACAAAATGTTAAAACATCCATCTAATTTTTTAAATGAACCAATGCAGAAAATGGCAACTGATATATTGGGTATGGATTTTAAGGAAGTTAAACCAAAATTAGTGGATAAACAAATTAAAAAAGATAATAAACTAATCACTATTGCAATTCATGGAACCGCACAAACAAAGTATTGGAATAATCCAAATGGTTGGCAAGATGTTGTAGATTGGTTAAATGATAAAGGATACAAAGTAAAATTATTATCCAGAGAAAACGATGGATATATGGGTAACGAGCATCCTAACGGAATCATTAAACACCCAGAAGGAACATTAGAATCAGTTATGGATGAGATGAGAAAATCTAAAGCCTTTATTGGTATTGGTAGTGGATTGAGTTGGTTAAGTTGGGCATTGGGAACTAAGACTGTATTGATTAGTGGATTCTCATACGATTGGGCAGAAATGGAAGATTGTATTAGAATTGGAACACCTGAAGGAAAATGTAGTGGTTGTTTCAATAGATTGAGATTAGATGCTGGTGATTGGAATTGGTGTCCTGACCACAAAGAAACTAAAAGACAGTTTGAGTGTACTAAATCCATTACATCAGAAATGGTAATCAAAGAATTGGAAAAGTTTTTATGAAAAAAGTTTGGATAAATGGATGTTTTGATGTTTTACATCATGCTCATTTTAAAATGATTGAATTTGCATCTACTTTTGGTGATTTATTAGTAATTGGTATTGATTCTGATAAACGAGTAAAAGAGTTAAAAGGAGAAGATAGACCTTTTCATACGCAAGAAGAGAGAAAGTATAACTTAGAAAGAATTAAAGGAGTAAAAAAAGTAATAATATTTGATTCATCTCATGCATTGGAAGAAATGATAAAATCATATGAACCTGATGTATTTGTAATTGGTTCTGATTATAAAAATAAACCAATAGTTGGTGAACAATATGCAAAATCAATTGTTTACTTTAATCGAATGGAAAATTTTAGTACTACAAAGATATTAAGTAATGGGTAGAATATTATTAATAGGAGAACAATGTGATGATATCTTTATTTATGGAGATACACCAAGACTTTCACCCGAAGGACCTGCTCCTGTATTTATTCCGAAAAGAGAAGTTTACAATGGTGGGATGGGAATGAATGTAATGGGTAATTTAATGGCATTGGGGGTTGATGTAGATTTTGAACATCAACAATCTCCAATTACAAAGACAAGGCACATTCACGAACCATCGAATACCTTACTTCTAAGAATTGATGAGGAATTAAATATTGATAATATAGGTGATAGATTACCTAAGTTAGATTTTTGGGAATATCCAATGGTTGTAGTTTCCGATTACAACAAAGGATTCCTAACCGAAGAAGATATTGCATATATCGGATTCAAGCACCCAAATGTAATTTGTGATACAAAGAAAAAGTTGGGTGAATGGTGTAAAGATTTGCGATTCATAAAATTAAATCGTTCAGAATTTGAAAATAATAAAGAATTTATTGAAGAAAACGATTGGATTTTAGAAAAGTTAATAATTACATTAGATAAAGATGGGTGTATGTACAAAGGTACATCATATCCAACTGAACAAGTAGAGATTATGGATATCTCAGGAGCAGGTGATACTTTTGTAGCAGGATTTGTGAAAGAGTTCTTAGATTCCGAAGATATTCCAAAATCAATACAATTTGGAAATCGTTGTTCAGCACAAGTTGTACAAAAACGAGGTGTAACAACAATAGATTACGAAAATTTATAAATTATATATTTATATATGAATTCAAAACAAATTAATTAATTTAAAGTCATATGGCAAAAGAAAGCAAACAACAAATTGAATTACTTACTATTGATTTAGGTGAGAGTACAATCGGTTCTATCAAAGAAAAAAATGCAAAGATTAACGATATCGTTAATGCATTTGGTCAAATCTATCTTCGTAAAAAAGAATTAAACGAAGAGTTAGAAAAGTTAGAAACAACTTTACAACAAGCTGAAGCTGATTTTAAAGAATCAAACGATGCTTTAAGAGAAGAATTAAGTGCATTGGATAAAGAGTATCCAAGAGGACAGATAAACCTTAAAGAAGGTACACTAACATACAACCCAGCTATCAAAGAGCAGATGAATCAGCAAAACGCAAATTTAACATCTGATAATATAGAAGTGGTAAAGTAAGAAACCTTATATTTATATAGTACAAAGGAAATAGTACTATATCAGATGAACGAACTATCTCAATTTTTAGTAGAGAGTATATTAGGAGAAGCGGACAGTGTAGACAACATCGTTGTAGTTTACGCTGGCCGCTTTCAACCTTTTCATAAAGGTCATTACGCAACCTATTCCCACTTAGTAAAAAAGTTTGGAAAAAACAATGTGTATATCGGTACATCCAACAAAACCGATAATAATAAATCCCCATTCAACTTCAAAGAAAAGGTAATGATTATTACCAAAATGTTTGGGATTCCAAAAAACAAAATTGTTCAAGTTAAAAATCCCTATGTACCAACTGAGGTATTAACGAAGTTTGATAAAGATACAACTGCATTTATTACTGTTGTAGGTAAAAAGGATGCAAGTAGATTAGGTGGTAAGTTTTTTACTCCTTATAAAGATGGTATCGATTTCGAAGGATACGAAGATAGAGGATATGTTTACATCGCACCCGAAGGTGGTGGGGGTGTAAGTGGAACTGAAGTTCGTAACGGATTATCATCAGGTTCAGAAGAAGATAAGAAAAACTTTTTTGTAAAAAGAGCATATCCAAAATTTGATAAAAAGATATTTGATTTCATAACTAACACACTAAATGAAGAATTTAGTATTTCAAAAGAAATAGTAGAAAATTGGTTAATAGCTGAAGGTAGTGATTTAATCAAAGAGGCATCTAAAGTTTTAGGTTCACAAGAAGTTGATGATGGTCCAAACTTTTTATTTCCATCGTATGCAATATTCGATAGAGTTTCCCAAAAAAGAGCAGAACAAATTGGATACACTGTTTTATCTCAGATTATGAGTGCGGAACTTACTGATATTGACCCACATCCAATTTATCCTGATGGGCCTGTAAAAGCAGTAACTCCATTTCCAGCTGGTGTAGCTGGTAAAACAACTGCAACTAACCAAAAGGATTACTATGGTTCAATTGCATATGATAAATGGTGGAAGCATGTAACTCGAACCGCTGGTTTAGTTGGATATTCTTTAATTGATTACATTGATTTGGAGGTTGATAGAAAAGAATCAACTAAAGATTTATCACAAGAAAAGAAACCAGTTAGTAACACACTCAAAGAAGATATCAAACTTCCAGTAAATGTGGGTGATACAATCTTAACGGGTAGATTTAAAAATAAAAAGACAGTTGTTAAAACTATTGGTAAAGATGAACATGGGATGCCAACAATCAATGGTAGAAAAGTTGTAAACTTTAGAATCTTAAAAGAAGGTGTACAAGTTCAATTGGATGAAATCCCAATGGCTGATTTACAAAAGATTGACCAATATGCAGATAAACAGCTTAATCCAGTTGATGTAGTTTTAACCGATAAGCATTTCTTTGATAGATTAACTGACCCAAGAAATAAAAAACCAATATCACCTGCAGAACTAATTGGATTCTTTAAAAGATTAGGAAAGAAGAAAAAAGATTTCTTAAACTTCTTACAATTGTACGGACAAATTGTAGCAAAGGATAATAGAAGTAAAATCAACATTCCATTTATGAAACAAGCGAATAAAGTAATCGCTAAGACCGTAATGAGAAAAGATGATTTTAAAACACCAGACCCAGAATATAAATTCGAAGGTGTAAATGATTTCTTCTATATGGATTTCAAAAAATGGGCACATAAAAATAGAGCAAAAATCAATAAAATGGATTATGAAGATAAGATTGAATTCTTATCAGATAAATACATGAAAGACCACGGAAAGTGGCATAGGGGAGAAAGTCCTGATTATATTGGCGCTGAGTTAGTTCACTTATTGGTAAAAGATAGAATTATCAAAGAAGGATTGGCAATGGGTTATCCAGACCAAAAATGGTTAGATGACCACGAAAAGAAATTAAAAAAATTAAGAAAGAAATTTGATAAAGAAAAACTTCAGTATAATGAACCATTCGCATTAGGTGGTGGTATTACTGAATCATTGATTTTGGAAGGAGGTGCTTATGGACATATGAATCACCCATTCGATACCGAAATCAATTTAACTTTTGGACAATTAAAAGATATCGTAAATAGAGCTTTAGAGGGTAATTTAGAACTCACTAGAGAAAAGACCGATGGTCAAGCATTAGCAGTTAGTTGGAGAGATGGGAGATTAGTTGCAGCGAGAAATAAAGGACATTTGAAAAACAAAGGAGCTGGAGCATTAGATATCAATGGTGTAGCGATGAAGTTTGCTGGTAGAGGAGAATTGGAAAAGGCGTATAACTTCGCAATGAAAGATTTAACGAAGGCAATATCTAAGTTGAGTGAAAAGCAGAGAGATAAGATTTTCAAAGGAGGAGCATGTTTTATGAATTTGGAGGTAATCTATCCAACTTCTGTTAATGTAATACCTTACGGACAAGCACTATTAGTATTCCACGGAACAATGGAATACAATGAGGATGGTATCGCAATTGGTGAGAACCAAGATGCAGCGAGAATGTTGGCAGGTATGATTAAACAAATCAATGCAGATGTTCAATCCGCTTACACAATCCAAGGCCCACCAGTAGTTCAATTACCTAAATCCAAAAACCTTTCTTCACTCAAAGGAAAGTATAATGGACAAATCTCAAAACTACAATCTAAATTTAAGTTAAAAGATAACGATGGAATCGCTGATTATCATCAAGCATTTTGGATGGATTTTGTGAATAAGAAATCACCATCTAAGTTAGATAACAAAACTCTAATGGGATTAGTAAAGAGATGGGCATTCTATGATAAATCATTCAGATTAGATAATAAGAATATTACTGATGAAAAAACATTAGAATGGGCAAAGGGAATTGATAAGAATGACCACGCTAAAATGGCTAAAGATAACATCAGACCATTTGAAGATATCTTCTTAGGTTTAGGAGCAGAAGTACTTTCATTTATGAGTTCAGCACTAACTGTTAATCCTGATAGTGCAGTTAGAGATATGAAAAAGAGATTAGACCAAACCATTAAAGATGTAAGAAAATCAGGTGACCCTAAGAAAGTAAAAAAACTAAAATTAGAATTGGAAAGATTAAATTCTATCGGAGGAAAGAATAAAATTGTTCCAAACGAAGGAATCGTATTTGTGTATGGTGGGAAAACTTTCAAACTAACGGGCACATTCGCACCTCTCAATCAGATTCTTGGGTTATTTTACGAATAGTAAAAAACTTAATACTTATATATATGGATATATAAGTTACATAATATGGCTGAGAAACAATTCAATAAAAAATTCATGCATCCAACTCGTAGGAAGTTGGTAAATATGATTCAAACTGGTGAGTATGATAAGGATACTCAAATTTCACTTTCTAATATCAAAGAAACAACTAAAAGAGAAGTTGGTGATATTTGGGAAGAGAATGGTGTAGTTTGGGAACAAAAATCATATGGTAAAGTAAAACAATCAAAAGCATCTTCAGAATTAGCCTCAGTTAGAAAGTTTTTATCAAAATTAGCTGAATGTAAATCGGAAGATTGTGATAAATTAAAATATGGACCTACTGATAAAAAGTTAATTAGTAAGACAGGTTATTGTTCTAAGTGCTTATCGGAGAGGGAATCTATTATAAAAAAAGATGGATTGTGGGAAGCTTACAATGAATATAAAGTGTATTCAAACATGGCGGCGTATGGAACCGAAGTCCTACAAAAATGGAATCTGGCTTTAAATGAAGTTACCAACATTCACGAATATGTGAATGATGATGGCTCCATAGAAAAATGGTCATCCAATGAAGATGTACAAACTTTAAAATCTCAAATTGAAACAGATATAGAGAATGGTAAAAAAGAACTTACTGAAGTTATTGAAAAGAGAAACGCTGCCTATGAGAAATTAAAAGATAGAAATTATGAGTTGGTTAAAGAAATTTGATTTAAAAACAATAATGATAATGGCACTATGTGTGGTATTATTATTAAGAAGTTGTGGTGGTGAAGAAGAAGATAAAGAAATTATAAATGTAGGTGGTAAAGATTATGAGTTATTGGAACAAAAAGTAGATACTGTTGTTGTAGAAAAAACAGTAAAAGTTCCAACATATATACCAAAATACATCACTAAAGTAGAAACAGTTGAAGTAGAAGTACCAATCGATATTGATACTTTGAAAATCGTAGAAGATTATTTCGCAAAATACGAAGTAAAGGATACACTTAATCTTACATATGATTTTCCAAAAGGTATTACTGATTCATTAGGACAAAAACCAAATCCAACTTTAGGGTATGGTATCCTAACTGATATCATTTCACAAAACCAAATTCAATCAAGAGATGTGGATTGGTTCTTCCAAATCCCAACTGTTTATAATACAACGATTGTAAAAGAATTACCTAAGAACGAATTTTATTGGGGATTAAACGGAGGATTCAACAAAGAAGATGTAATCAGTAATGTTGGCGCTGGGTTAATCCTAAAAAGTAAAAAGAATAATCTATATCAATTAGGTTTAGGTATTCAAAACAATTCTAATACCTCACAACTTGCACCATTTGTTACAGGTGGTATGTATTGGAAAATCGGAAAAAAATAAATAGATTTTGGCACAAAAGAAATCATTAAAAGAGATTATAGCGGTAGAGTACAAAAAATGTGCTTCTGACCCTATATACTTTATGAAAAAGTATTGTATGATTCAACATCCGGTGAGAGGAAAAATTCCCTTTCACCTTTTTCCGTTTCAAGAAACTACTTTAACTGATTTCAAAGACCATAGATATAATATTATTCTTAAATCCAGACAAACTGGTATTTCAACCTTAACTGCTGGATTCTCACTTTGGAAAATGTTATTTAATGATGATTACAATGTATTGGTAATTGCAACTAAACAAGAGGTTGCTAAAAACTTAGTAACTAAAGTAAGAGTGATGAATCAGTATCTTCCAAGTTGGTTAAAGTTAACAACTGTTGAAGATAACAAACTATCCTTACGATATTCAAATGGTTCACAAATCAAAGCAACTTCAGCAGCAGGAGATGCGGGTCGTTCTGAAGCACTATCCTTATTGGTATTTGATGAGGCAGCATTTATCGATAAGATTGAAGAGATTTGGGTATCTGCACAATCTACTTTATCAACGGGTGGTTCTGCAATTATCCTTTCAACACCAAATGGTGTGGGTAACTTCTTCCACAAAACTTGGGTAGGTTCTGAAGATGGAACAAATGGGTTTAATAATATTAGATTACATTGGAGTGTACATCCAGAAAGAGACCAAAGTTGGAGAGATGAACAAGAAACACTATTAGGACCAAAGGGAGCAGCACAAGAATGTGATTGTGATTTTGTGTCTTCTGGTGATTCAGTAATTGACCCACAAGTTCTTCAATTCTATAAAGAAACTTATGTACAAGAACCTATTGAAAAGGGTGGGTTCGATGGAAACTTATGGAAATGGCAATTTCCCGATTATAATAAATCATATATAGTTGTAGCGGATGTTGCGAGAGGTGATTCATCGGATTACTCAGCAGCCCATGTTATTGATGTTGAAGCATCTGAACAAGTAGCTGAATATAGAGGTAAGTTAGATACCAAAGATTTTGGTAATTTCTTAGTATCTCTATCAACTGAATATAACAACGCATTGTTAGTAATTGAGAACGCTAATATTGGTTGGGCAACGATTCAACAAGTTATTGATAGAAACTATGGAAACCTTTATTATATGAGTAAGGATTTAAAGTATGTAGATACTGAACATCAACACTCAAATAGATATCGTTCTCAAGATAAAAGTATGGTTGCGGGATTCTCAACCACCTCAAGAACTCGACCTTTAATTGTTTCAAAGTTGGAAGAGTATATAAGGGAAAAATCAATCATCATTCGTTCAGTTAGAACTATTGATGAATTGTTCACATTTATATGGATGAATGGTAGAGCTGAAGCAATGAGAGGTTATAACGATGACCTTACAATGTCTTTGGCTATTTCACTTTGGGTGAGGGATACTGCTCTGAGATTGAGACAAGAAGGTATTGATTTAACCAAACAGGCAATCAATAGTATTTCATCATATACTTATAGTGGGGTGTATGGTGGAAACGATTCTGATGATAACCCTTGGCAGATGCAAATCGGAGATGATATCGAAGATTTATCTAAATGGTTATAAATTTAGTTTTTAATATTTATACAGTATATGTATAGTTTGAGTAATAATATTATATTGGAATGTAACGAAAGTAACCTTTCGGAGGCACTACAATATCATATAGATACTAACACACCTTTGGTGGAGAATGTATTTAGATATGGTTCAAAGGGTTATTTCGAACTATATAATGAGGCACGTTCTTTGTATAATGAAGGAAAACTGAACTCTATTGATGAGGATGATATTTGGTTATTAGAATCTGATTTAGGTAAGTGGGGAATTTATGAAGGAAAAAAAGTTCTTTTAGATTTTCCAATGGAGATTAATGAGGCAGAATATAATGGAAAGAAAGTAAATCTCAATAAACCACAAAGAAGTTCAGGTCCTAAGAAATATCAAGTTTATGTTAAGAACAAAAAAGGAAATGTAATTAAGGTAAACTTTGGTGATGCAAAGGGTGGATTATCTGCAAAGATTTCTGACAAGGATGCTAGAAAGGCATTTGCGGATAGACATAATTGTAGTGATAAAAAAGATAGAACCAAAGCTGGGTATTGGTCTTGTAACCTACCTCGTTATGGTAAATCTTTAGGTATTACTCAAGGTAATTTCTATTGGTAATGAATCCATATAAAGAAGTTATTGAGAGTGATGTTATTGTAAGAACTTTTTCAGAAGATGTAGAATCTGAAGAATTGGTTTGGCATAGAGATAAAAACGATAGAGTAGTTGAAGTTATTCAATCCAATGGATGGAAGTTTCAAATGGATAACGAACTACCTAAAACTTTGAAAAGTGGAAATGTAGTAGAAATACCAAAAGAAACTTTTCATAGAGTTATTAAGGGTGAGGGTGACCTCATAATTAAGATAAAAGAATAAAGGTTATAAAATAAGGAAACAAAATGGCAGAAGAGCAAAACAATAGTTCATTTTTTAATCGATTAACGAAACTCTTTTCTACTCAAGCAATCGTAAAGGTTGACAAGGATGGAAAGAGAAAAGTTGTTGATGTAGATGATAGACAGCAGGGTGGTACTAACTTAATGAATTTAAGAGATAGGTACACCAAACTACAAAGGTCTTTTTATGGAGACCAGATGGCAGCTCAATCGATGGCATACCATCAAGTTCGTAGAGA